GTTTTGTTGGTAAATAATATAATTTTGTTAGAAAAAATCTGTAAAAGGGAAAATATTTGTTGTGATATATTAGGTAATGTAAATGATAGTAAAAAAATTGTAGTTTATTTTAAAGATGAACTTTTAATTGATTTGCCTTTAAAAGAAATATTAGAACCTAATATACAAAAAACATACAATTTAACAAAATTTAAATATCCAGAAGATTATAACAATAATTTTAAAATTAATTCATCAATAAAAACATGTTTAGAAAAAGTTCTAGGAACTATTGATGTAGGATCAAAAAGATTTTTAGTAAATAAAGTTGATAGAAGTGTAGGTGGAAAAATAGTTCAACAACAATGTGTAGGACCTTTCCATACACCTATATCAAATTATTCATTAACAGCATTAGGATATTTTGATAATATGGGAATAGTAACATCTATAGGCGAAAGACCAATTTTAGGTTTGACTGATCCTATTTCACAAGCATCATTATCTATAGGTGAAATGATTACAAATATAATGGGAGTTTATATTGGTAGTATAGAAAAAATAAAATGTTCAGCAAATTGGATGTGGTCATTAAACGATAATGATGAAAAAGGAAAATTATTTGAAGTAGCAAATGAATTATGTAGTGGATTAAAAAAATTAGGTATAGGAATTGATGGTGGAAAAGATAGTTTATCTATGTCTATTAAACATAATAAAAATACTATAAAATCTCCTGGACAATTAGTTATAACTGGTTATGCTAGTGTTCCATTTATTAATAAAAGGGTCACTCCTGATTTTAAACAAATTGATAGCGCTATAATATTAATTAAATGTTCTAAACAAACACGTTTAGGAAGAAGTGTTTTTACACGTATTTGTTTAGATAATAATAATAAATTAGAATGTCCTAGATTAAGTAATTATGAAACATTATTAAATATGTTTTCCATTATACAACAACACATATTTAATAATAAATTATTAGCTTTACATGATATTAGTGATGGAGGTTTAATTACAACATTATGTGAAATGGCTATAAGTAGTAAAATTGGATTTAATTTAGTTACTGATAATAAAAATATATATAATTTTTTATTTAATGAAGAAATAGGAATAGTATGTGAAGTCGAACAAAAATATGTTAAATCATTATTAAATGATTTAAATAGTTATAATATTGATTCAAACATCATAGGTTATACAACATTACGACCAATTATTACTATTTTACAAAATTATGATATTGTAGAAGAGATTGATTTATTCACTATTTCTAAATACTGGGAATATCCATCATTACAATTAGAAAAATATCAATCTAATGTATTAGAAACAGATGTTTCTAAATTAATAAAACCAATATATTATTTACCAACTAATGTTAAAAATTTTTGTAATAAATACTACAATAAATTTATGTATAATTTTGAAAATTGTGAAAAATTTCAATTAAAAAAAAAACCAAAAATAAAAGTTATTATATTACGAGATGATGGAAGCAATGGAGATAAAGAAATGTGTGCTGTATTTAAATATATAGGATTTGATGTATTAAATATCAATATGAGTAGTATATTAAAAAATCCAAAGATATTAAGAAAAACTATTGGTATCGTTTATGTTGGTGGATTTAGTCATGGTGATGTTCTAGGTGCTGGTCATGGATGGTACTTAAGTATTAAAAATAATACAAAATTTAATGATGAATTAAATATATTTATGAATAAATATAATACATTTAGTTTAGGTGTATGTAATGGTTGTCAATTAATGGTAAAACAAAAAATATTTGGATCCAGATTGAAAATTGTAGAAAATGATTCTAAACGATTTGAATCTAGATTTTCAACAGTTAAAATTGTAAATTCAAATAATATTTTTTTTAAAAATATGGAAAATATGTCTTTTGGTATATGGGTTGCTCATGGACAAGGAAAATTTATTAATACTAAGAGTTTACATTATTCTGAAAAAGTTCTTAAATATACACATCAATATTCAAATAAAGATAAGTTAAAATATCCATACAATCCTAATGGATCGGAGGAAGATTTAGCTGGTATTTGTTTTAATAAAAGACATTTAGCTATGATGCCTCATCCAGAAAGATGTTTTATGAAATGGCAATTACCATATTTAGGTAAATATAATAATATATTAGAATCCCCTTGGTTAATGATGTTTAAAAATATATATAATTGGTGTTCTACCAATAATGATAGTTATAATTATTGGTAGAACAACCCCCATATTTATTTATTAAATAAATGATTTAAAATTATACGGAATAAGTTAATGATGTTATATTTATGAATATCATGGAGGAACTAAAAAATAATAATTTATGTTAAATTAAAAATCTGTTGTTTGTGTTATATTATATCTTAAATAATTAAGTGATTCTTCTATATCCTCATCATCATCTAGTGAAGATCCATCACCTTCAATATCTATATATTGACCTGGTTTTACATCATTATCGCTATACAAATTATTTTGTATTATTCTTGGTTCTTGTCTATAATGATAAAAATTATTTAAATGATCTTGATTAATATTTGGTTCATCTCTTATTGTATTTTTTGTATTATGACAATATAAAAATATCATAGCAATTATAGAAAATAAAAATATGACACAAGCAATAATTATAACTAAAATCTTATAAATATAATCTAATTTATTTAGTGATGTAATAGTTGTTGATGTTGTTGTTGATTCAGTACTATAAGATATATTTACTAATAAATATGATAATATTAAAAAAAAAATAGACTTCATTAAATAATAAGATTATTTTACCTTTAAATTTAGAGTATTTGATATAATTTAGTATGTTTATTAATATTAATATAAAGATTTTATTATAGTTTTAATTTAGACATTACTGGCATATGATCAGAATATAATCTATTTAATCTACCAGCTTTTCGAAATATTTCTGGAATAAATATAGTTTGTTGTTTTATATTATCATTAACTAATATATAATCACCAGTATCACTAAAATATTTATATTTATGTTTAGGTTTATGCCAACAACATGATTTTAATGTTTTTCTTGATTGTGATTTAGTTTTTTTATAAGACAGTTTTAAACTCATATTTCTATATTTAATTGTTAAAGGACTATTTTTATGAATTGTTGTATTACTATCATTAAAATCTCCCATCATTATTATTTTAGTATTTTCATTAATAAATTTATTTATTTTATTATTTTTTAATATATTAGTTTTTATTTTACTAAACGCCTTCTTATGATTATTATCCCATGGCATATGAACATTAATTACTATTATATATTCATTATTTTTTTTAAATATAAGTACTAAACAAGGGCGATCTTCTGATTTATTTAATAGATTAAATATAGTATTATAAATTAATGTTCCAAATACTTTTGGATTCCAAATTGTACTTACAGTTGATAAACCAATCGTTGCCCGTTTAAATTGTTTTAAATTAGGTTGAATTTTCATTATTTTAACTTCAATATCACTATTTACTTCTTGTAAACATACTAAATCTAATTTATCTAATTTTTTTAAATTTTTTAACGCATTTTGTACACATTGTATACCACCTTTTTTATATTGTTTTTGACATGCTTCTACGAAATTTGATTCACTTCCAGCTAAAATATTTACTTGTGTAGCCCAACTAGTATTATAAGTTAAACAATTAATAATCATTTTATAATATATTAAAATATTTAAATTCATATTTGTTAATTACTTTTTAGAAACCATTTACTAATTTATATTAAATTTATATTTGGAAAAAAATACTTGATTTTTGTATTAAATATAGGATATTATAATAAGTTATAAATAATTATAATCCTTCAGTTAATGTTTCTATTGTAAGTTCATTAGCTAATTTTCGTATATGTTCTAAAGCATCATTATCTTTATTTTTAAAAAATTTTTTAGTAGTTGCTTGATCTTTAGATATATCTGTATCATTAACAAAATCATAAATAACAAATTGTAAGAAAGATTCTATTTCAGCTGCCTTTTTTTTCATTATTTCTTCTTGAAGTGGTAAATTATTCTTTAATTTATTGTATATTCTTATACGATCTGCTTTTGTTAATTCTTTTTTAGTATTTTTTTTACTTTTAGAAACCATTTATACTATATTATTATATTATTATATTTTAATTTTATTAATTAATATTTAGGTAAATAATTCATTTAAACACATGGCTTTATAATAATTTATTATGGATAATAAAATAAAAGAAATCAAATTAGCAACTAAATATGTAAATAGATTATATAATCAATATATCTATAACAATATAAAACTATATAGCAATATTTTTATAACATATTTGGTATTAAGTATATTTAGTTATGAATTATTGCAATTCAATATAATATTATTTAATATATTTTATTGGTTTGGTCTAGGAATACTTTCTACTATAGGTTTAGGGTTTGGATTTCATACTGGTATTTTTTTCCTATTTCCATATATTATAAATTACTATGAAGATAATCCTAATTTAAATATTTATCATTCTGTATTATATTGTCTTCCACAAATTTTATTATGGGGAATAGGAAGTGCTTTAGGGGAACTTCCTCCATATTTATTAGCATTTAATTGTGATGATAAAAAAATAGAATTAATTAAAAATACAAAATTAAAAGCATTATTTAGTAATATTTATAATATTATTAAAAATATTATTAAAAATAATATAGATTGTTCTAACAAAAATATAATATTTTTAGGAATATTAATTATGGCTTCCTGGCCAAACCTAACATTTGATATGTGTGGAATGTTATGTGGATATTATAAATTAACAATGACAGAATTTTTAATCCCTACAATTTTAGGGAAAGGTTTTATAAAAGCGCCAATTCAATGTTTAATAGTATTATATTTTTATACAAATAATTTAGATTATAGTATAACAAATTATTTACCAGTAAATTTAAATATAATATTTAATATTTGTTTTATACTTTTATTATGTGTATTTATAGACAAATCTATTATTAAAATATCAAATTTAGAAACAAAATGTCAAATTATAAATAATAAATAATTTAATATATGCCTAATTTAATGAAATCTTGTTGTAATATTACAAATAAATCCAAAAAATGTAAAAGAAAAGATGGAAAAATATTTAAATTACCACGCAAATTTTCTAAAACTATATGTTTATCATCTAAAATAAAAGGATTTTCTATGAAAAGTTCGTGTGCTCCATTTAAATCTTGTAAAAAAAAATCACAATTTTTATATCATCCAGATAATCCAGATAAATCATATGATGTTTATATAGATAAAGATCCAAGTGATACTATTCCTATAAAATATACTACATTAACAGATGTTAAAAAAACTATTAAAAAATTAGAACAATTGTATAAATCTAATAAATATACTCATAAAAGAATATGGCAAGTTGGGATGATTTTATATGTTCGTTTAAAAGTGTTAAAGAATAAAAAAAAGGAACATTTTAAATTAGCTGAAAAATATTTTAAATTTTTAAAATCAAGAACTAAAGTAAAAACATTTAAAAAAAGAAGAGCTTTAAAATTTGTGATTAATTCAAAAAAAAAATATATTAAAAAACATATGAATAATGTTCCTAGAAATCAATTTAAAACAGATAGAAAATATTTATTAAATAAATGTGGATTACCTGATGTATCTGAAACGAGTCATTGTTTTAATGATGGAACACATCATACATGTTGTGAATTATCACAAGAAGCTAGAAAATATGCTGATGACTCAGGAAATCCTATAGGAAAATTAGCAGAAGATGTATTTAATAAACTTCCAGATAATCATCCTAAAAAAGAATATTATTTAAAAAATAATAGAAGACCATGGTGTACTTGTTTTGGTTCAAAAGTATGTGGTCACTATGCTGATAAATTTAACCAAAAAACTAAAATTAATTTTATAAGCACACCAAATAAACCTAAATACGCTACAAATATTTATGGATCGCAAGGATGCGAAGAATATGTTCGCAATCAATTTGATGTAGATTCACATGGAACACCTGGTATAAATTTAAGCAGTGATTCATGTTCTAAAAAAAATATAGATACTATGAATTTTACTAATTATTAAATTTGAAAAATTGATTTATTTATTTACTTGTTTTTAATATTAAAATGACTACTTCTATTAGTGGTAATTCTCTTTATGCTGTTATCAAACAAAATGATGTATATTCTATAAGTGCTTGTGGATTTGTGTGTTCATCTACACCTACTAAGTATATTTGTCAACTTTTAAAAGATACACATTTTAGTAATATTTGCTCAGATGATGAAGAACTAAATATAGAAATAATTGCTATTAAAAATATAGGAACAAATGACGCAAATAAATTGGCTATATTAGATTATTTAAATAACGATAAAACTTTGAAAAATGACACCATTAAAACTATATTTAAATTTTATAGTTCCCATATTAAAAATGATATTACGAATGAAATATTAGTTATTAAAAATTCTATGGATAAATCTCAAATAAAATCTATTATAAATCAAACTCTCGAATCTAATGAAGTAAATAATCTCTCTAATAATGTTATAGATGTTAAAATAAACTTTTTAATAAATAATTATAATAAACAATTATATATTAGCAATCCATCATTTATTGTAGACAAGAATAGTCTAAATTATTTGTTAGTATAACTATAATTATTTTTCAAATAATATACACCAATAAAGGTTTCGTATACTATTATCATACGGATAAATATATTAAATTAATTTAATATTATTTATCAAATAATTATAGTTATAAGATATTAATTAGCAACAATCTCATTTTTTATTTTTACAAAACATTCTATTTTTACAAAACATTCTATTTTTACAAAACATTTTTATATTATTAATAAATATTTTATTTAAAGATTTTATTAATTAAAATTATAACTATAATGGATTATATCAACAAAATATTAGAATATTCTAATATTTTTCATTCGTCTTATATAAATGAAAAAGAAATGTATTTAAAATGCGAACATACATTTGACTCAAAACTTATAAAGAATATTTCATATATAGACTATGAATATGTATGTTCAAAATGTAGATATTCTACAAAACATATTATCTAAAATATTTAAAGATTTTAGATGTGAGTAATATAATAACTATGAATCTTTCTTCTATTTTGTTATTACTTGCTGTAAATTCGTTTACTAATACCAATGCATATCCATTTAATAATTCGGAATGCGTTCAATGTATTGAAAGTGTTAATTACGTTCATTTACATAATAATAGCATTAAACATATGGCGAATGAATTTAATAGTTTTTGCGAGTATTATAATATTTCAGGATGTCGTAATCTAACAAATTATGGTTTTAGTTTAATTAATCAGAATTCAACAGATATTTGTGAAGAACTTGGTTTTTGCGATACTTTATCTATGGATAGTTTTGCGTTTGATTGTTCCCCTTACAATGTAACTATTTTGAGATACTATGATTTACTATTAGGTTATAAAGTTGATGTTCTAAATAATACACTTAATTATACTAAACTATGGTCTACTAAGATTGGAGAACCTTATACTATGATGTCTTTAATTAATTTAGATACACATTATAATAGAGTTAATTATAATAGTTATATTGGGTGTGAACTGTGTGATGGGACATACCATCATCCTAATTCTATTTTAAAAGTATTAACTGAAAATTATATTTATTATATGAATATTACTAGTGGTTATATTTATGATAAATTAGTAGTTCACAATCATAGACAAAATAATAATCCAATGATTTTTGATACTTATCAATATCCTAAAAGTGTTTTAGATCAAACATACAATGGTTCATTATATAATATTAATATTGAAGTAGGTACTACACCATCACAATGTAATTATACGTCTACTTCTTATCCTTCTACACCTACATTAGAAAATTGTATCTTTAATACTATTAATAGTATTAGTATGAATCATATGACTATTAATTTACCTAGTGTTCCTCCAAGATGTTCTACAGCACTAGAAATGTATTGTCCACATAATATTGGAAATCGTGAAAATTGTTTAAATTGTCTTGTTAAAAAAGAACAATTGCTTAAAACATGTTCTATTTTAAAAAAAGAAAATTGGTGCGATACATTTTAATTAAATTTTTATTATTTATTTTATATTATTATAATATAAAATGCCTGTTAAAAAATTTCGTTCAAAAAAAAATAAATTGTCTAAAAAAAGTTTAAGAAAATCTAGAAAATCAACAAGAGTTAAAAAATCAAGACATTTAAGAAAATTAATTAGAGTAAGTAATCATAAACGCTCTAAACAATTAAAACGACATATGAAAGGAGGATCACAAGAACCTTTATATAGACCGGTTTACGAACCAACTTTTGTAAAAAGAGATAACGGATTAGCCTCCCCAAACGATACTGGATATATAACGATTGCTAATCCTCAATCAGGAAATACAGATAGCGGAATTTTCATGAATACTGATCCCTATTACAACACTATAAATGAATCTCAAGTCGAATCTAAAGTCATACCTCCAACAAATGTTCCTCCTCCTGTTCCTAATACACTGCGCCCTAATCAAAAAACTCTATTTTCAAAAGACATGGAATTTTGGGCAGCCAATGCAAGCAAGCAACTCTCTCGTGAAAAACTTAATAACGCAATTCAGACTTTAGATAGAAAACTCGACATACAAAAAAATAATGTTAATCGAATGGAACGTAAATTGGAATCTACAAATAAATCTTTTAAAAATACAAAAAAACCATGTAGTGAACAAAAATTTGCTTTCAAACGAGGAAGAAGAAAGTGTGAAGAGAAAGAAAAATATAATAAAGCAAAAGCAGAACATGATAAATTAAAAAAAGAAACAAAATATTGGGAAAAACATATTAAAGATTTAAAAACCGCTATACCAGCTCCTAGAAAAAAACATCCGCCTCCACCTCCACCTCCACGTGTAAATTCACTTCCACTTCCATCTACAACTCTTCAGATTATTCCGCCTCCTCCAGGTTTTAGAAACAATTCAGACGGTGATTTACTTCCAAAAATACAGCGACATCCACCTCCACCTAGACCCCCACCGGAAACGTACCAGCAGCTGCACGATCATAATCATAAGCGGAAAAATCCAAACCGCAACGAATTCAGAGAGAAATTTAGTTCATTTGGTAGTCTAAATCCCATACAAACCCCAACCCCCAAACAACAAAAGGAAAATAACAATGCGAGGAAAGTGCTATCGAACAGAAGGCAGCAGCAGATAATTGACTCATGGAAAAATAATAACATTAACACTTAATTTTTATAATTTATTTATTTTTAATCATTTATAGATTTTACATCATTATTATTTAAATAATGTTTGAGTTGACTGATATTATAATTAAAACTAAAAAAATAGATTGGGTAAAAATGTATGGATACATACAAATTATTAAATTTGCCTACAATATACTATTTAATTCTAAATATTATATTAAAAAAATTCCATACGTTAAAAATAAAATTACACAAGAACGTTCTAAAATAGTTGAAAATCTACATACAGAATTTGATAAACAACTATATAATTTAAAAGCACATGATTTACCAAAAATAGGATTTAGTAGTGACGCTATTATTAATGAATTTAATAAAATGAGTGAATATGGTTCAATAAAATATAGAGATGGTCGTGTTTCTGGTGCCACATATTCAAATAATCTAAATTTAGATAAAATGTTATTTAAAATATTTCCATATTTTAATAAATCTAATCCACTTCATACGAATTTATATCCATGTATTAGAAAAATGGAACAAGAATGTATATCAATTATGATTAAATTATTTAATGGTAATAAAAATACTTGTGGAGTTTTTACTAGTGGTGGAACTGATAGTATATTAATGGCTTGTAAAACATATCGTGATTATGCCTTGAAAGAAAAAGGAATAACTTATCCAGAAATAATTGTGTCTTCTAGTGCTCATTGTGCGTTTAATAAAGCCTGTAAATATTTTAATATTAAATTAGTAATAATCCAAACCAATGAAAATGGATATTATGATATTTACACTCTGAAAAAAAAAATTAATAAAAATACTATATTAATAGTTGGATCAACACCTAGTTATAATTTAGGATTAATAGATCAATGTGATAAACTTAATTCTATAGCGCTAAAACATAAAATTCCATTACATTTAGATGCCTGTATAGGATCATTCCTAATAAATTTTACTGATTATAAATATGATTTTTCATTAGATGGTGTTACTAGTATTTCAGCAGATTTCCATAAATATGGTCAATCTCCTAAAGGGGCGTCATCAATATTATATAAAAATAAAGAATTAATGAAATATCAATATTTTATAGATGAGAAATGGAGTGGTGGTATTTATGCGTCTTCTACTTTTAGTGGTTCAAGATGTGGTAATATAGTGGCATTAACATGGGCTACATTAATGTATTTTGGAATAAATGGATACAAATTAAATTATAATCATATAATAAATCTTAGAACTTATTTTATAAATAAGATTGATAAAATAGATGATCTATATATATATGGTAATCCTCAATTAAGTATAATTGGTGTTAATTCAAATACTATAAATATAAATTTAATTGCTGATGAATTAAAAAATAAAAAATGGGAAGTAAATGTTATTCAGTATCCAACTGGATTTCATTTTTGTATAACATCATATCATACCAAAGAAGTACTAGATAATTTCTTTTATGATCTAAATAATATTATTAATGATGTAAAAGAAAAATCTAGAGGGAATATAAAATATAGTCCATGTATTTATGGAACTATGCAAAAAATAAATGATTCTGATTTAATGGAAGATATTATTACAGATTATTTACACGTAGTTAATGGAGCTTTGTAAGTCAATAATAGTATTTTGTATTATAGCTTTTATTTTTATTTTACGTGATAGAGATTCTCCATTTATTTCTTGTTTAATTTTTTTAAAATTTCTAATATACATTAATGTGCTAAAAAAAACAAGAGGTAATATATACATTATACCAAATATAAAATAATTATATCTTAATAGTTTATTATTAATATATGTAAATTGTATAATAAAAAACATAAACATATTATAGACTATTTTAAAAAGAATAAGTATTTTTAATGATTCTGTAAATCTATATTCATCTTCAATTATATATATATTATATAATTTATATATTATATTATTTCCAAACAAAATAGAAAATAATGAAATACATAGTAATATATTATTGGAAATAGAATCATCAGAAATAGAGTATTCATCTTTAGATTCTAAATAAAAATATATAGGCGGAAACAACTCAAAACCCAATATTAATCCATATTTTGTAATGTATGATAACATTATATATAAAAATTTACTATAATTACGAAAATATTGGAATTCATAGTTTTTACGACATATACCACATTTATTCATTCTAGGCGTCTCTTTATTATGATAACATTCTACACATATAATTGAATCATTACAATCACATAATTTATATAAAATAGGTTCATTTCCTCTACATAAAAAGCATTCTTTTTCCTCCATTATATATAGATTAAAAATATGTCTTTAAATATTATGTGTTTTTTTGAATTCTATTACTTTAGTTTTAAATAAATCTATTTCATTTTTAATACTATCTTTTTTATTATATTCATCTAATATTTCTAATGTTAATGGTTCTCGGTTAAACGGATTAGATTCATTTGTTAATAAATGTCTTGAAATAGTACCATAATCAATAATAATATTATTTGGAAGCATTACTGGATTTTCTATTAATGTATCCATAATAGGATCACATAAATCATCAGGTATTTCTATTTCTTTATTATTATCTATTTTATCATTAATTTTATCATTTAGAAAAATTAAATAACTATAATCAATCGATTTAATTTGGTTTTTTTTACTTAAAATATTACTTAATCTTTTAATGCTATTTTTAATATAACTATCATTTTCACTAATCAAAAGTGATACTATACTTTCATTTTTTCTAATATATATTAAATTTAATAATATAGATTTAATAGTAATTAATAAATCAATAGGTATAAATTTCAACTCGGATTTATTAATAACTTTATATTTCTTTTGGTGTATTGTTAGATTATTTATAATAAGTATAATTATATTATTTAGAGAATGTTTAATCTCATCACATAAAATTATATTAGAATAATATTTACTTGTTTTTATAATAAATAATGAAAATATATGTAAATAAATAGTATAATTATTAATTTTTTCTTTTGACTCATTTACAATATCATTATCTTCTTCTGATAATTCATCTAAATTTCCTTCTAAATTTATATTAGATTGCTCAACATTATTTATTTTATTAAGTAGTTCTAATATTTCATCAACAATATATTGAAAATTACTTAAATTTTCATATATTAATTCTTTAAAATATTTCATATTAATTTTAGAATTAAAATAATATCTAAAATCATCTACATTATATATTGTTAAATTAAATACATTTGTAAGAAGTGACATTGGATATATATTATTATATATTTGATCATTATTGAATGATTTTTTAAACGAGTTTGATAAAGTTAATAAACACAATGTAAGTTTACTAATATTTTTATCATAATTAACAAAATTATGAATAGCTATTGTTTTAGAATTATAATCCACTATTTCTAATAAATAATTATTAAATAAATATATATAATTTATTTTTATATTAGGATTATTTGTTATTTTTCCTAAATATATATTTTCTAATAGTTCAGTTACACTTTGTGTTAGTTCAATCTTATTATTTTTATAAAATATATACATATTCTCCAATATATCATTAAAACATTCTTGTTCTCGTTCTTGATCTAGTTCCTGATTTGATTGTTCTAAATAGTTATTATTTAACCAAAGAATAGTATTATCATAGAATTTAGATAACGATAAAATTATATTTTTATTTTTTATTATAGTATAAATAATATTAATATTTACTTCTAAATCAGTTTTTAGTTTCTTATATATAGTGTAAGAAATATAATCATTATCTTTATATAATTCTATTAGTTCTTTTACTTTTTGTAGCTCTGTTATTCTAGTTTTTTTTTCTTGATATATCTTTATTAATGTATATTCTAATATATTTTGAATTTGATAAAATGTAATACTTAAATAATTTATTTCTTTTTTAGATATTTTTTGTAATTTAGTTTCATTTATTCCATTAGACCATAAATCAATGAGCAATAAAACTAGATTTACTTGAAATATATATAATAAATGAGCTCCCTTTTCTAAATCTAAATCTATAAATATTTTAATATTTTTATTTTCTTTTAATTTGTGTATATGTTCGCTAAAATAATCTATTATTTTACATCGTGTGTCTTTATTTTTTAATAATTTTAAGAAAATATCAAATATATTATAATTAGATGATTTAGGTTTAGTTATAATGTCTTTATTAATAATTAGATTTAAACAATTTGTTAAATCTATTTTTGATAGTAATAAATTTAGTCTAGGTCTATTTAAAAATAATGTTACTAAATTATATTTATAATTATATATAATATCTTGTGATTGTAAATAGTTACTAAAATTATCAATAAAATATATGTATTCTTCTTCTTTTAAACAATAATCGCACATTTCTACAAATATATCATTTTTATTTTTTTTAATAATTTTATTTATAATAGTTTTATATACTTCATTTACTTCAACTAGATCACCATTAATATAATCATTAAAATAATTAATAAAAATGTCTGTATTTTTATATTCTTTAAAATTTAATATAAAATATGAAATATTAGATTCAATAACTCCATTTACTATAGATTCTTCATAAAAAGACATTTATAATGTATAAATAAAATGTTTTTAATATCAATTTTTTTATTTATTCCAACAATTAAATATTTTTTTATAACATCCAATAGAATTTTCTTTTTTATCTTCATTTTTTAAAAATTTAATACAATCAATAGCATAAAATCTTTTTTTTATATCTTTATGTGTCATATTATTAATTAAATCAATTGCTTTAGTATCATCAAATATATCCATGTTTTTATGTTTCATATAATTATTAATGTAATATAGTAATTGATTAAAAACAATACCCATAGAATAAACATCAGTTTTATAAATTAATTCTGGTTTAAAATTATTCCTATCAACGTAATGAATATATTTTTTTTTAGTAGTATCAAATAACCAATCATTCGTCTTATTATTTAAACACCATTCTGATTTATTTTTAGAATCATTATAATAAGGTGCGTAATCAACACTTCCACAAAATTTATTACGATATCTCTTAAATGGATATTTATCAGCAAATCCAAAATCAGCCAATTTAAATCTTTTTTCAAATGGAATTAAAATTTTGTTATTATATATAATATTTTCTGGTTTAATATCTAAGTGAATTATACCATTTAATTGTAAATATTCTAGTGTTTTACACATTTGGTCAAAAAAATTATATATATGTATATTTGTATCTATAATCCATATATTAGTTTTAAACTCAAATAAATGTGTTAATGTATCAAATAAATCAATATCTCCCATATTTTCTAAAAAATATCCTTTTAAATTTAATTCATTTTTTAAATTAGAATTGAATATTTTATTTACTCTATATTCATCGTATTTTTTAATACCATTTTTTAAAAAATCTATCAATAATTTATTAGAGATATTTATTAAATATTTTTCTTTAAATATTTTTACAACATAATCATTATTTTTATTTAAAAAATTAATATGTGTAATATCTCCCATATTCCCATTTGTTAATAGTGTAATTTTAAATAATGGTTTATTTGTATCTTCAATATCACCTCCATTATTTATATTAAATTGGCTATATTCATCTTTATTTAGCAAAATTGAAAAACTACCAAACCTCATATAATTAATAATATTATAATTTTTAAATAATATTTCATTATTTTTATTTAAAAATATCATAATAATAAAAATATATGAATTTATTATTTTTATTTACATTCTTACTTTCAATTAGCAACTCCTATTCACAATATATAGTTAATGATAATTTAACAGTTCACTACGATACATTATATTCTAATAATTATAGATTTAAACATGCTTTAAACGAAACATATATTATTGATAAAAATAATAATAATACATATGATTGTAAATATGATTGTGCTAACACTAATAATTGTTTAGGTATTTATGAAAATTATGATAATGAGTATTATTGTAATTTATTATCAAATATAGAAGGTAATAAAAAAGTAACAGAAAAAAGTAATAGTATTTTAAAAATTAATCATTGGATGTATTCATTCGAAAATCATTCAATTAGTGGATTTATTTGGGACACCTCTACATTTTCAAATGATAAACGTATATTAAATGTAACATTATATTTAGATATAAATCACAATGGATTTCTTGATGATGGAGAACCAAGTATAATAGGTAATAATAAGGATAGATTTATATTTAATAATATAACTGCTGGAACATATTTACTTAGACAAATAACACCTGATAATTGTGTTCAATTTTTCCCAGGATTAAATGGAAGTTTTATAATAGGTGATAATAATATTAAAGGTGATGGTTATATTGATAATATAATACGATATAAACATCATGGACATTCATATGGTGGATATATTAATAATTCAAATTATAAAATAAAAAATGATAATTTTAGTTTTATTTTAGGAAATGATAATACAACATTTATGTCTTTTTATCCTAATCATTCTATGGAAGCAATTTTTATTGATGAATCTATAATTAATAAAGATGGTTATGATTTAATTATAAATGTTTTAGAATCAAATAGTTCAACTATAGCTAATATTAGTGTAAGTCATGATGATCAAAATTTTAAATATTTAGGAGTATTAAATAGTTCAAATAGTGAAAATTTATATGATTTAGATGATATTAACTACAATAAACAAGTAAATTATATAAAATTTGATTTCATAGGTAATAATCAACCATTAAATATAATTAACATAGGAGCTTATAATAATAGTATTTATTTACCTCCATACGCATATAATATTAATGTTCCTAAAAAGGAATCAATAGTATTTATTAATGATTGTCATTATGAATTGGAGTGTTCTGTTTATTGTGGTTTTAATTTATTAAATGATAATGATTATAATTCATGTTCTTATGGATGTGACATTTTTGAAGAAACAAATTTGTGTAATTGTTCAAATAATTCTGTTTTAAATGAGGATTACAAATTTAATCATGATTTGTGTATCCATGGTTGTGAATATGGAATCCAAAAACATATATTCCCTAATTATACATTACTTACAAATTATAATGGACATAGTGAATCTATAATTAATATAAATAATACTTGTGACGTAAATTGTTTAGATAACTTATTAGATAGTTGTGATTCAATGAATGAATGTCATTCACTATCATATTCAGAAAATAATATAATAGGTAATTTATTTGATAATTATAAACACTCATATGAAAAAAATAGTTTTTTTATAGTTAAAAACAACTATTTTGATACTACTTCAACTACTACTACTACTAGCACACAAACTAGTACTGAAACTAGTACTGGAACTAGTACTGAAACTAGTACACAAACTAGTACACAAACTAGTACTGAAACTAGTACACAAAGTAGTACACAAACTAGTACTGGAACTAGTACTGGAACTAGTACTAGAACTAGTACTGGAACTAGTACTAGAACTAGTACTAGAACTAGTACACAAACTAGTACACAAACTAGTACACAAAGTAGTACACAAACTAGTACACAAAGTAGTAAACAAACTAGTACACAAACTAGTACACAAACTAGTACTGGAAATAGAACTGAAAATATAATTGTAAATGATATTACTAAAAAAAATAAAATAGATAAGACCTATAAAAATATTATAATTATAATTATTAGTATATGTTTATTATTAATTATAGTAATGCTTATAAAACTAATAAATAAATGTAATCAAGCAAAATTACCAACACAAAATTTACCACAACAAAATCATATTTCAATAAGTAATCCAGTTTATGAACCTAATTTTGAAAATCAAGATCAATCTCAAAATGAAAATCAAGATCAAAATCAAAATGAAAATAAAAACGAGGGACCATCTTTGTATAATGATGTAGATCCAGCATATGGTTATGACTCGGTAACATATGATGCTGTAAATGATGAATATTTAGAAATTATAAAAGATTAATTATAACTATGATTGTTTGTATTTTTAATAAGTATTATAAATTTTATTAGTTTTTAAATAAAATTGATTTCAATTTTATTTTTTTAAATAAAAATAAATTAAATTAAATTATGTTTAGTTATACAGAAATAAAGGACTTAGAAAAATCTTTTACAAATAAAGATTCTATTAATGTTATTAAAATAATTATATATATATTTACTATTTTAATTGTATCATATATAATTATTGACTCCATCTTGACTGATTAAAAGGCGCTACTTTTAATTTATTAACATCAATTAAATCTTTAAAACTTTTTGTCATTAGTTCTAAATCACTTGGTGGATTTTTTATAAATTTACTACTATTTGGTTCAGATGGTTTTTCACCATAACAGTTAGCGCCTATCTCAAAATATGGATTATGAAAATATCCACCATTTACGCCTGGAACTCCACACATTTTTTTTGTAGATGTTTTTTCTTGTAATTTTTTCCAATAATCTGTTTGTGTTGGATATAATACTAATTGATCTTGACTCCAACCATAATTACACCAATTAGAACCATTTTTATAAGATTTTATAACTTCTTTTAGTGTTGCTAGTCTAGAATTATATGCTTTACATGCTGCTTTAGCTTCATCATAATTATAAATATTATCTCTTAGATGAAATACTTCTCCCTTATTGGCAGATCCTATATTATCATCATAAATATAATCACCTAATCCTTGTTCTTCTAAAAAAGATACATTATTAGATCCATCTATTCCATCTGACCCATCTATTCCATATGACCCATCTATTCCATCTATTGAATTAATATTACTATTTTCTAAAGAATTATCTGTTTCAATATAATTAATTTTGGGTATATTAGATTTAAAAATAGAATTTGATAATACAAAATATGATATAATTATAAAAATAATAATAAATAATGAAATTACTAATACAAATATAGAACTATTATTTTTCATTTATAATATTATAAAATATTTAATTTCAATTTATCTTTTTATAAAATAAACAATACGCATGTTGAGTAATTATATCATCTTTATTAATTTTTGATACATTTGTATCATCAAACTTATACCATTGACTATTTTGTTTACAATATGAATAATAATGACCTGAATTTAATGAACCTATATGATTACAAATTCCAACTAAAGAAAATAATGAGTTTTTTTTGTCATAACCAACACAATATTTTGTTAAATCTAATTTATCTATTGGAAAATCAATTAAATTTACTATTTTTTTACCATTATTTGTAAAACGTTTTAAATGAATAATTAAAATTTTTGGAAATTTCCATATCATTAAACTTTTTTCAATATCATAATATTTATTATTTTTATCATACTTCCATTTATTTTCACCATCTAATATTTGTGATTTAGTAAATAAATCAAAACAATCATAAATATTACTATCATTTTCTACTTTTATAGGTAAACTAAAAGTACAAATAGGAGAATAAGTATATGAATTAATATCCTCATCTATAACTTTAATATGTGACACTAATTGACCATAAAATAATTCAATAATACTGGAATAATTATTTTTAAAATAATTTTTCCATTCTTTCATCGCATCATATGCCATTTTATCTAAATCATTTACAATTTTACCAGATATTGTTATATTTACTTTTCTTTTTAATTCTTCATGCATAGTATCTATAAAAAATACTAAAAATTCTTGAACATCGTTTTGTCTATTAAAATTAAACATGTATCCATGCTTATTAGATGTTACTATAATTCCTTTTAAAAAACTCAATGGTGTTATAATACAGTTTTCTTCATAAACACCATTTACTAAACGCACCCATTCTTTAGTTAATAATGAATCATTTTTAATGTCTTTATACATAGTTTTAGTCATAGGGATTGTTTTTAATAAACATTGGATTGAACTATTTAACCAACATGTATTACCAAAATTTTTAAAGCCACATAATCCTAAATTATCTGACATTTATTATTTATAATTAATAAGTATTTAAGAAAAAATCTTTAAATAAAAATAATACAATTATACTATATGAATACTCAAGATGAATTAAATCATTTATCAATGATAAATACTAATATTTCTAGAATTAATAGTAATATTTCTAACATTTATTCTACATTAAACATTTTAAGTAATTCAATGTTAATGAATCAACGACAAACATTAATAAATGAATTAAGAGAAACACCTAGATATCGCACAAACTTATTTAATCCGGTGGTTCCTACATTTACAACACCTTCTCCATTATATACACCACCTACTTCAACATCTAGTGTCAGGTATTCTTCTAGATATTTCCCTACAAATACAACATCACCACCACCCCCCAGACCAATACCAACTTCAACATCTACACCAACTTCAACTTCTACACCATCTACATCAACTGCATCAGCTACATCAAATTATAATAATTTAAGACAATCTAGAGAATCATTAAATTCTATTTTTTCATCATTATTTCGAAATGAATTACCTTCAAGATATGGAATCGGTAACATGGAAATATCTGTAATGGGACTAAATCCTCGCGAAGAAGAAGAAGAAAATATAGTTATTAGTCATCATAATATATTTAATAATACTAAAATTAAATTATATTCTTCAGAAGACAAAGAAGATGAAGAAGAAGGAGATGTGGAAGACATTCCTAAATGTTCAATATGTTTAGAAAATATAGAGAATAATCAAATTATACGAGAAATTACAAAATGTAAACATATATTTCATGTAGAATGTGCTGATAAATGGTTTGAGAATAATATTAAATGTCCAAATTGTAGACAAGATATTCGAAGTGAAATTGTCTAAATTTAGTTTAATTTATTTTATTTTATAATATTTTATAATATTATAAATGCGTTCAACAAAATCTAGAAAACTAATCAAAAATAGAAAAAGAAAAATATCTAAAGGTGGTAAACGAAAATTATCTAAAGGTGGTAAACGAAAATTATCTAAAAGAATTAGAGGTGGTTCACAACAAAACTATTCCAACTCTAAATTTTATAGATTAATGACTGCTCTAGATAATATAAATATAGAAAAGGCTACCAGAGCATATACATTTCTAAAGACTATAAATATAGACAAGGCTACCCGCTCATATAAATATTTAAAGGAGGCAGAACAGGTTATCAAACTCGCTAGCGACTTTGATAAGGAAATTACTTACAAAACTGGTGTTTCTCCTAACACGGGTTCATCCATAGTATATCCTGAATCGGATGCTAGATTGAAATTTGGCAATTTGTTGAATGAAAAAGAAGAACATATAAAAGAATTACTATCGAAGTTGTAAACGTTATATATCATTATATCCTCTTTAAAATTGAAAATATATTTAATTTAATATTAAAATTAATTAATAATTATGGACCCAAATAATGATACTAATCTTATGAAATATTTAGAAAAACGTATTAAATGTATAAATAAAGAGTATGAAATAGTTGCTAGAGAAGCTGATGGATGTGATAAATATGGAATTAAATATTGGGTTTTTTGTAAAAATGGTTATAGTTCTAGATCATGGGAAGTTCCAGGTAAAATTAGAGAAATTAAATTAGATATTTACGAATATATTTCTAAAAATGGATGTGAATTTAATGGTACAACTTATTACTATGACCATGATAAATTAAAATCATTGATTTTAACATTATAAATAAGTTATCTTATAGTATTATAATGAATACTTTAAGAGATTTACTTGAATTTTTTGAATCCCATTATTCAGAATTAAAATTTAAAAAAAATTTATTTAAACATATTCCATCAGAAACGACTGGTCTATTATTTGGATTTATATGTCCAGGCGCTATTAAAACTATAGATTATTTAGAAAAATACAAAAAACAAAGAAAAATTGTAGATTTAATTAAACGTGTGACTGATGCTTTATTTTTTTTAGAAATAATAGTTATTTATAAAGATTATATAAATAAATCAATACATGATAAAGTTAAAAAAAAAATTAAAACATACCATTGTAATATTTCTAAAGAATTTATAGATTCTATTACTTTTTTATTTAATTTACTTCCCAAATATATATCTAAAAATATCCCAGATAATTTTTATCATATTAGACATCACACTTTAATTTGTAGCAATGATAAAAAATTAGCATTAGAAAGAATCAAATTATTACAAAATATTTATAGTGAATCAGTTGAAGAGTTTACAACTCAATGTAATGGTCATAGAGATGGAGTATCAGGTTGTAGAAAATGTTGTAAAAAAAAAATCCCCAAAAAATATGATATGTGTGTTTCAAATTGTATGAATTATTAAACAGTCTTAGTTTGTAATCTTCTAGATCTTCTTAGTGTTTTTGTTTCTTCTATAACATCAGATGTTGATAAAAAACTATCGGATTTAGTTTTATCAATATTAATATCATCACAAATAATTGGATCCATATCATTATTAGTATTTATAGTTTCTTTAACTTCTTCATTTAACATGGGAATATCGGAATTACTAGGTAACACATTATCATCTATAATATCATAATCACTCATTATTGATTCTGTATCAGTTTGTGATGATTTATCATTAGTTGTTTGTTCAGTGTTAACTATTTCATTTTCATCAATAGGATAACCTGGATATTTTTCTTTATATTCTTTTAATGTTTTTTCTTTTATAGTTTTTTGAAGATATGTCATAACCATCATATATTTCATACTAAATTTGGGATTTTCAACAAAATATTTAGCTTCTTCTAAAAATCTTTTATTATAATATTGTTTATATGTTATCGTTGGTTTTTCTGGTAATTGGTTTTTTTTCTTTTGTAATTCAGAAAAATTTTTAACCATTTCTGGGGTCATAGTAAAAAACATTATATAATAATTATTATATAAAAATTCTTTAAGTAAAAAAAATTTGATTTGATTTGAATTTTATTTTTTAATAAATAAAATAATTCAATGCCTCCTAAATTTAGGATTAACTATAGTGAATCTAATGAAATTGTATACGATAAATTTTTTACTAAAGAAACAAAAGGGTTTCGTACAAAAAATAGTAGTTATTTTAAAACTATTGTTTCGTTCATTAATAATATAGTTGAATGTGCTAATTTTAAACTTACAAAAAAAGGTATACAAATTAGTTCATTAGATAAAGCACACGTAGCATTAATAGATTGTTTTATTCCATGTGATTTTTTTAAAAATTATAATTTTAATGATGATGAAGAAAATGAAAATAGTGAAATTGTACTTGGAGTAAATGTAGGAATTCTAATGAAAATTTTAAATCATTTAAATAATAATGACGATTTGATTTTTAATTACAAAGGTGATACTTTAGATATTAGTTTTATTAATCCTAAATATCAAAAACATTATAATATTAAACTTATGGATATTGATAGTGACGAATTATCCATAGTTGATTGTGATACAACCACAGATATTAATATTGAATCTAAATATTTTAATGAGATTATACGTGACCTATGTGATATAGGTGATGTAGTAAAATTTAATGTTTATAAAAAACGGATAGATGATGAAAATCAAAATATTGAATTGGAATGTTTTGGTGATATGACTTCATTGGGTATGATTTTATCTAATGAAGATTTAACACTACAAAATCTACAAGATATTAGTTTAGAATTTAGTCTAAAAAATTTAGAAACATTTTCTAAAGGTTATAATTTAAATAAATATATGAATATTGAAATTGATAATAATTATCCAATAAAATTATCGTATCAAATTATGGATACCGGATATATTAATTATTACTTGGCACCTAGAATTGAAGATTAATAAGCTTTTAGAAAAACTTGGATAAAAATACTTTTATGAAAAAGTAAAATCAAAAACACTATTGTTTATTTTCAACGTAATTAAATTATTTTCTATTATAATAGTATAAAATGACTAATAGAAGAGTGAGTAGAATGAGTCGCAGGAGATTTAGTCGTAAATGTATAAATAAATCTGTTCGTTCTAAACGCCGAACTAAACGTACTAGACTTTGTATGAAAGGTGGCAGACGACGCCCAAAATGGAAATGTCATGAGTGTACAGACAGCATCGGTATCGGAGATACATTTGTTAAATTAAGTACTACTGGAAAAAATGATACAAAAGTAGCAGGTGCATTATGTAATGAATGTTCTAAAAAAACAAAGTACAGCACGCACACAAAAGACTGGGGGTCAATGCCACAACAACGGAAAGAACGTCATAAATATCCAAAATATATTGGAAAGTGTAAGTATTGTAAAAAAAAAAATATATATACTGGGTTAAATGGAAAATATAATGCATACAAGAAACTAATAATTTGCGATGAATGTAGAGCAAAGAAAGTGGTAGAAGTTACAGGATATCGGATAGTGCCATATAGCGATCCCAAAATGAGTCAGTTTAAAACTATAACTTTATCAAAATAATTATTTTAAATTGAGTTATTTAATTATAAAATGTATAGAATATCACAAGTTAGATTTATTACAATTTCTAAATGTTTAACTGAACATTTTCCATTACCAAAACCAACATAAGTCTAAGAGAATTTTCATTTATTTCTTTTTGAATTTTTTTAAAATTACTAATATATTAATAATGGTATTTTTAACTTATTCTTTAATTCAAATTTATTAATTCTGTAACTTATAGAAGTAATTTATCTTGTGATAGAATAGAAGTTCTTGGGTCAATACCAAAGTTCCGTCTAAGTTCATCAATTTTACCATCTATTATATTCCTTTCAACCATCAACTTTGTAATTTCATCTTCTTTTGATCGTTCAACTTGTTGTTGTGCTTCTCTAGATAGTCTTTCAAGTTCCACATCAGATTGATTATTAACCAATTGAATTATTATATCAACTGTTTCAATTTCGTCAAACGTAGCATTAACCTTGTGGGTTTTAATATTACTACTATATCCATCTGCCGCAAAATTACTTCCACCACTATATGAAGTCGAACCACCTTTAGAAGTCCCACCACTTTTAGAAGTCCCACCACTTTTAGATTTAGGGGTGTCACAACTACGCCCACGAATATATTCATCCGGCTCTTTAATTAGTGTTTTTTTACACACTGAAAGTGTAATATATAGAATGTTAGATTTTTCATTATGAGATGCTTCAAGTTTATGTTCTTTTTCAATTTCTGATGGTTTCGCATAAAAGAACCTTTGACCTGATACACCTGTCTTGTAACTATTTATAATAAGAAGAGTGTCTCTAATTGGTGTATAAAAATTACTTTTTCCGTGTTGATTTGTAAAGAAAACTACACGACCATCTCCAAAGTGTGCCTTTTTAATTTTGAAATATATGTTTTTCATTTTATTGTATTTTCCATTTCTATCTCCACGAATAACACATTCCCAATATGTCATGGACGGAACAGCATATATCCCAACACCTCCTAACAATGCAGTTTTTCCTTTTTCTGTCGGAATAGTCATCAATGGTTTCCAATTAGCACTATCTTTTTCAATAGCATTAATAGTTATACGCATACCTTGTTTATGAATACATCGTCTATCAATACCAAACCTATTACGACAAATATCAGTGTGTGGTGTATCACATATAAGTGATTTGATTATATTAGGATATTCTTCATGTGTAATTTCGAATACTTCATCTTTTGTGAAATTTCTTATACCACACGATACACAAAAACTCAAATGGGATGGATTAATTCTAATTCCATTCATAATATATCCATACCATTTTGAATGTGGCGAATGTTTGTTTATACCTATACAAAATAATGGAATACCATCTATATCAGTTCTATTAACTGTATAATCTTTTGATTCAAATTCTGATCCAAAATGTGATTGTGTAGAAGTCATAGTTCTTGGTGTATTTATAATTACAATAATAAATTTAATATTCAATTTTATATTAACTGTGACTTAAATAACTATAGTAGTGAATACCTTTAGACAACATAACTTATTCTTAGGACTACCTTATAGAATAATATTCTTTATATCTATAATATAAGTAAATAATGAAAAATATATATTAAAGTTATAATACTAGAATTATACACTACACAATGTTTACAAAATTTTTAATATCCATTTTTCTATTTAATTTCAATAATTTTATTAATGCTAAACCAAATAAACAAAATAAACCAAATAAACAAACTAAATTATGCTGTTTAGACCATAAAAATAAACCAAATAGTCCATATGAAATAGCAAATTACGATTGTTCTATATTAACTTCTTTAGGTAATGATAGATGTAATCAAGTATATGGTGGTAATGTATGTACATGGACGTCTGGCAATGGATGTGATAGTAAAAAATGTAATAGATTATCTAAATACGAATTACATTATGGAAAATATATTAATGTAGGATATTGTTCTGGAATATGTAAGACTAATACTGATAATTGTAATCCATTAAGTTATTCAAATATACAAGTCGGTGAAAATTCAGTTAAAATTATTAAAGAATGTGAATGTGACTCATGTGGTACAACACCAGTTCATACAAATGTAAATATTGCTTTAAATAAATGTAAAGGTGATTGTAATAATAATCAAAAAGATAATATTTGTTCTGCTGGAATAAATGATAATTTTAGTTCTAGTAATGGACTAGAACCATCACAACCATCAAATGCAATGATTTCAGGTATTCTTTCGGGATGTTCGGCTGGTATACAAAGTGGATTTGATATTTTTGTCGATAATAGATGTTTTGGACATACATTTACTAAATGTTTTAGTCAAGGAGAATGTCCATTAAAATCAGCAAATTTAAAAATGTGTATGCGAGCTGCCAATGTTTTTTTAACAAATACTGATAGTTTAGTATTAGGGGTTAATGGTGGAGGATTATGGGGTATTAGTCTTCCCAATCTTAATGGTGGAACATGGAATCAAAATGAACAATTATGTGTAGATTTAAATTTAGGAAATTTACCTAGCACTGGCGCTAATATATTATTAGATATTCAAATGTCTGGACATTTAGATGTAATGGTTCAAGATGATACCGCAGTAGATTTTTTAGAATTATCTATTCAATACGATAAATGTCAAAAATGTATTCCATCATTAAGTTCAATGAGTCATTTATATAGTAATGGTAAAACTACAGATTATTTAAGTACCGATGATTGTGATTGTGTAAATTTAGAAGAATGTAAAAGATATGACCATTTTATAACTTATTATGAAGGAACTATGTATGAAAATACACTTAATATAGGACAATGTTTAGGACAATGTTCTAATTATTTACGATGTAATTCAATTTATGGAAAAAAAATGATTAAATCTCCTGAAGGATCAAGAACTATTCAAGTAATAGATAAATGTTTATGTGGAAAATTACCATGGAATCCAAATGGTTTATATTTAAACAAAAATTAACAATTTAATAAATTATAAATAAAAAATCTATTTAATATCTTCAATAACATTTCTAAAAGTTGTTATAAATAAATCACATTCATCATTATTTATATTTAAAGGTGGTAATAATCTAATATATTGACTATTATTTCCACAAGTTAATATTAAAATATTATTTTCCTTCATTTTTTTTACTATTTTTTGAATATAATTTGGTTCTTTGGAACCGAATAATTCTATACCTATCATTAAACCATGTTGTCTTACTGCTTTTATACCTGGTATATCTATTAAATACTTTTTTAACATTTCCCCCTTTATCATTACATTATTTAAAATGTTTTCTGTTTTAAAAATATCTATTGTAGAACTAGACGCAACACAACTTATAGCGTTTCCTCCATATGTTCCACCTAAAAAATTTATTCCAATATTATCCATTATTTTATCATTTGTAACTAATCCAGCAAGTGGAAATCCACTAGCAATTCCTTTACCAAATGTCATTATATCAGGCTCAACACCTTTTTGTTCTATATTCCAATATGTTCCAGTTCTTCCAAATCCACATTGAACTTCATCAGCTATTGTCATAATCTTATATTTATAACAAATATCATGAATATCTTTTAAAAAATCTGAGTCAAGTGAATAAATACCACCTTCACCTTGTACTGGTTCATATATAACACACGCTACTTCTTCTGGACTTGTTTGATACTTTAAAATATTTTCAAAACTAGATATATTATTAATATCACTATAATAAACTCCAGGTAACATAGGATTTATATTTTTTTTACATGTCAGATTTGAGGTTGTTACTGATAAAGCTCCATATGTTCTTCCATGAAATCCTTTATTCATAGTAATTATATTTTGCTTTTTGGTATATGCTCTTGCTATTTTTATAGCGTTATCTGTTGCTTCAGACCCTGAATTAACATAAAAAAATGAATTTAAATAATTATATGGCATAATATCCAATAATTTACCAGTTAATTCATTAGATGCTTCATGTATATTAAATAATTGTTGAGGCATATGAACATATTTTTCTAGTTGCGATTTAACATTTTTAATAATATATGGATGATTATGTCCAGTTGATAAAGCTCCTATACCAGAAGTAAAATCTAAATATTTTTTATTATCATTTGTATATAACCATGAACCTAAAGCATATTTAGGATAAATAGAAGGATGAAGAATTTTAATAGCGTTTGATATATTTTTTGAAAAATTCATAATATATTTATTTATTTTTTTTTTACTTTTTCAAACTTTAATTATTTTAATTATTTTTCATTTTTATTTTTTTTTATTTTTCAAACTTTTTTTTTTGGGTTCCCCCCCCCCCCAAAAAAAAGTGCCTTTGGGTCTTTTTTGTTTTTTTATAAATTATAAGGTTTTTATATAATTATTTTAAGTTTAAGATCATAAATATAATAAAATATATATTATAAAAAAGAATAATTTGTATAAAAAAAGAATACTTTTTGTAAAAGAAATATGGTCTTAAAAATTAAAAAAACCTAGAAAACCTAGAAAAAACCTAAAAAAAACATAGAAAAACCTAGAAAAAACCTAGAAAAACCTAGAAATACCTAGAAAAACATATTAAAGAAAAATAATTTATATTATTATATATATAATGGGTGTGTATAATTGTGAGTGTTGTAAATTCTCTTCTAAATTTAAAGGTGATTATAAAAGACACCTTAAAACTAAGAAACATATAGTTAATGAAGACAATTCTCTTATATCTATGGTGGAGACCCAAAAAGACCCAATAAAGACCCAAAAAGACCCACAAAAGACCCAAAAAGACCCACAAAAGACCCAGCAAAATACAGAAAATACAGAAAATACAGATAAATACTATTGTGAATTTTGCTTTGATTTGTTTACTACATTTGCTCATAAACGTCGTCATGAAATACATAGATGTAAGCATAATACAAATATTAATAAATTGTTACATGAGAAAAATAAACAAATTAAAAAGTTGGAAAAAACGGTTGATAAGTTAATTGATAAAGCTGGAAATACAACTATTAATCATATTCAAAGCACCCATCAAAATAATCAACAAAATATTAAATTGAATAATTATGGGAGTGAAGATCTTAGTCATATAACTGATTTCTTTAAAACTAATTTATTAGGATTACCTCATGGCATGATTCCTAAAATGATAGAAGCAGTACATTTTAATAGTGACAAACCAGAAAATAAAAATATTTTATTGCCAAATAAAAAGGATAATAAAGTGAAAGTATTTAGTGGTGATAAATGGGTTTACAAAGATAAAAGTGATACATTAAATGATCTGATTGATGGTAAATATTTTATTATGGATACTCACTATGAAAGTGTATGTAATACTGATGATAAAAATTTTAATTTGTATAAACGTTTTCAAGAATTATTTGATGAACGCAACCAAATATTGCTAGAAGCCCAAAAGAAAGAATGCGAATTGTTGTTGCTAAATAATCGCTAAGTTTTCTTAGAAAGAAAACTTGTAGAAATCTGAAAGTTATATTAAAACTATTTAAATAATGATGAAACTTTTTCTTTCAGTTTATCAAATTCTTTATTTTTAGTATCTATTAAAGTTTTGGACTTAGAAATCTCTGTTTGAAGTGTTTTAATCTGTTCTTTTTTGTCTTCTAATTGTTTTAAAAGAATTTCCTGATATTGATCATTAATTGGTTGTTTTGATGTTTTAATACTTTTAATTATCTCTTCCATTGAAGATTTTGTAATAATATGTTGTTCCTTTTCATTTTCAATAATTTTTTCTAACTCTTTAATCTTAGAATCATATTCTATTTTGTAAAAATCATTTAGTATAGATTTAATATCACTACAAAACTATAGCACTTAATACATATTTATACATGTAATGCAAAATTGAAAACATTTTTGTTAAGAGATATTATGTAATCTTCCCAAAGATAGACTATGTCTGAAACTAATACACCATCTTTAGAACAAATTCCAGTTATTATTGAACCAGTCGAGAAAGGTGTTGGAACAACAGAAGTAGAAGAGGATGAACCGGTAAATCACGTAGTATGTGAAGAACACGTTATAGAACCATTTATTCAAGATAAAACTAAATTTTTAAAAGGACAAAATGCGAGAACTAAATGGGCAAAACCATTACAGGTAGAAAAATCTATACATATCGAAACATTTAATGAAGCATGTGGTAATAAATTTGATATTAGATGTAATATCGAACTTGATTATAGTTGTAAAAGACAATCTACATTAAAAGTATCTTATAATGATAAAAAAATATGGGATGCTAAAAAAGAACACATTTATATTATTACACGTAATGGAATTATTATAAAAATCGGTGGGACACGAGATGGTATGAAAGGTAGATGGAGTTCATATGGTTGTGGATATTATGTACCTGAAAGAAATAAAAAATGCGGAACCGCATATTCTGGTAAAATGTCTGTAACTAATGCTTATTTATATCATACAATTGAGAATGATCTATTGAAAAATAGTTCAAATTGGGAATTTTATAGTTGGGAACTACCTATTACTAAACTCCCGGTAGAAATACTTGGAAAAAGTGTCGAAGTTATAGCTCAAACATTTCATGCGTATGAATCTATATGTATTCAAAAATTTAAATCCATAACTGGAATAATACCTTTATTATGCAATAATAGTGATCCTAGTTATAAAACTTAAATACCTTCAATAAACTTAATCTCTTCTTGACTAATATTAAAACTTTTATAAATATTATTTTCATCTGTAGGTATAGTCATTCTGTTTAGTATTCTTATACAATTAAAATTACCCCATCTACAAATATTATTAATAAATTTATATAATGGATGTTCTAATATTTTTTTATATTTTATAGCTGTTTCTTCGTTAGGTGTTCTAATGAATGCAATAGATTGAGTCATACCACAATTATCTACAAATAAATTCCACGCTCCAGTGGTACTTAAAAATACTTTATAACCATCTTGATATTTATGTGGTCGTTTACTATAAACAGTTTGTTTATCTGTATGTATTAGTCTATATTTATATTCTTTGGTTTCTTCCTTATTTATCAAATGTTTCTTTGTATATTTATGTAAATCGCTTGTAGTTTCAATTCCAAATTTGTTAGATCCTGAAAGAACTTTATTTAGTATAGATTGAACCAGATTATTATAACATAGAGGAATAAAATCCCTTTCCTGTGATTTCACAATACTATTATATATTTTTTTATTGTATAAACAACTTACATTAAAATCTTTATAAAATGGTTTTTTTTCTAAAATAAAGTATGTAAAACTCGAACCAACTTTTGGAAAATATTTTTTAGATGAACCTATATCTAAATGATGAAACTGATATTTAGTTAATAATTTAATAACTGTATTTCTATCAGCAAGCGACATCCAGTTATTAGGAACAATATATACAATAAATCCACCATCATTACAAATATCTAAACTTTTTTCAATAAAATCTCTTACTAATGTATGATTTTTAGAAGCTCTTTTCATAACAATATTACCATCTTTATCTTTTGTTTGACAAAATTTAGCATATGGTGGATTTACTACTTGTAAATCATATTTAACATTTTCAGGATATTTCAAAAAATCTATTTGGGTTATATTTAATTTATATTTATATCCTAAAAATATGTGATTTAATAAAAATATTCTGTCTTTATTAATTTCATTAAACGTAATTATTTTTTCTAAAATATCTTTTGTAGAAAATTTAGATTTTAGTATAGAATATAATATAATTACAAAATTACCATAACCAGAACACGGATCTAATATTTTAATATTTGGTCTATTCCAAAATGTATTAGGTATTTTAGATATCATTTCAGAACAACAATCTAATGGTGTAGGTTCATCATTAGAAGTTTTAAAAAGTGTTTTATTTTTATTTAAATTATTATTAATATATTCTGCTAATACATTAAAATCTGTTTCTATAGTGGGTATTATATTAACTTTAAATTTAATTTTGTTCTGTTTTACATGATTAACATTTGTTTCAGTCATTTTATATTTATAATTTATGAATATATTTTAAAATCAATTTTAAATCAATTTAAACTTTCAAAAGGTTTGGTTTCTTCCTAAGAAAGCTTAAAGAAGTCAGTTATTTCACGAGCTTTATTTTTCCTATTTTCGGCAACTCTTATAACTTCACCAAATACTATATCACAACCATCTTTAAACCGCAAGTCATTTATTTTATTTCTTGCTTTTTGTGGTGTTAGAGTGTTAAGAAGCGATTTATATTTTGTATCATAATAATCTTCGGCATATTTGAAACCATCTAATTTTTCAACAATCAATGAATAAATTTGTCCTACTGGTTTCATAATTTGATTTGTAATGTAAAATTTATAATCTGGTTTTAGTCCTTGTTCTCTAATATAATCTGGGTGTTCTATACGGTCTCCTTGTAGAATCCTTGAATTTTTAATTTCTTTTACTTCCACATAGGCATATGGAATCCTATCATTTGAACTTGGTTTATTACCTGGATCTCTAACACCCATTCTATCAGCCAATACTTTATGTGCAATAGATTGAGGATTTTTATAATAACCTCTAAGACTTTTAGTTACAACAAGCATATCCATACCAAATTTACCATCAAGTAATTTAAATAATTCGGTTCTAAGAAATTGTATTGAAAGTTCCAAATTTTTCTGGTTCATCAAAATATCTATTACACCACCATATACATGTTTAACAATATCGGCATTATCTCTACGTTTGAGTACAATACCCATACTGGTTTGTTTGTAATCATTTTCACCAGTTTTAAATTCATATTTATTTCCAATATATCTCTTCTTAGAAAATAATATAAATGGCCAAAATGTTTTTTCATACTCTAATTTATGTGGTGCTTTCAAGAATGGTTGAATATATTCTTGGGCTTGGACCCCCATTTCAATAGATTTAATCAATCCAGGTTTATTTTTTAAACTTTTACCATCTTCATTCTTAGGATTAAAGTTAATAAATATAGAATCGGTATTATGAACTACAATATTTCCATTACCTGCTTGAAAATGATGATTTTCAGTAGTTAGATCATATACATATTCATTAGTGGAACCAAGATTAATAATTTCTAATACTTTACCATCTGTTATCAATTTACTAATAGTCATTAATTTATCACCTATTTTTAATTCAATTGGTGTTATTATAGTTCCATTATCTAAAATTAATGAGTGTTCATTTGTAACATGGACATCTCCACTTGTAGTAATTATTTTAATAATATCATTATTACTTTTGTGTTCCATCAAAGATATGACTGGTGTTAATCCTTTATCGGTAAATGTATTAATATTATATTTTGGATAGGGTAAATAATATTGTTTGCTTGATTTATCATCATTATTCCATTTAAAATATGTTTCTTTAATATTTTTAACTGTATCAATTACTAATTCATTATTTATTTGTAATTTCAGTAATTCCCAGCTAGGAATGCTATCACCGTACACCACCTCTGCCCCTTCAAAATGTTCTTCAACTTTATCTTTTGCTAGATACAATAATTTCCGTCCAGTAGCAGTAGTAGAAGCAGCAATATCTTTGAGGAAGATTTGACTTGTAGACGCGCCCAATTGTCCATATAAAGAATTGGCAGTCATTTTGAATGCTAGTTGTAATCCATCAAAAACAGATTTTTCAAATTCATTGTAAGTATCTTTAATAGATTTAACCAATTCCTTATCAAATTTTTCTGAGTCACCATTTACTTGTGTAAGAGTATAAACTCCATCTTTTTCATCTAGAAGTCCTGATTTAGATTCCTTCCCATCAACATTAAATTCCAATGTTTTAAATTTAATTAATTTTCTTGTATTTTTACGAGCTTTTAATAATTCACGCAATTTGTTTGGAATAACACATTTTGAACCATCTAATGGTTGAACGAACCGACAAGTTTTAACACCAGTTTTCTTTTTACCTTTACTTTTAATAGCCGGATCTATCCATTTATAAACATCATGTTGGATATCCTCATAACCATAACCAATTTTCTTTAGTTCCTCAATACCACTATCACCTAAATATTTTGCTGATTCCTTATCATCTTCTAATATAATAGAGTCATGAGATAAATTTTCACTAATCATAGAAGATGGATATAGAGAGGCATAATCTAGAACAACAACAGGTGTATCTAAATAAATACCAGGTTTAGGTTTTAAAACAATGGCGCCTTCATATCCACCATCACCCTCAACAACTTCTGCCTCATCATCTTCACCATATTCAAACATAATAGCATTATCATCATATTTGTTATCATTTATTCTAGCAAAGGTATCTGTTATTCTAGTTTCTTCTTTTTCATATTTTATAACTGGAATTAAGAATCCTTCTTTACGGCATTGTTCTGATACTAAACTAAAGATTTTAACTCCTTGTCCCCTAAGGAATAAATATGATAAAGGCACACTACAAACATTCGCCATACCAATATTATTTGTAATAATTTTCAATTTATCTATTAAATTATTACATAAAGCACAATCTTGAATACAATAAGTCGCAACAATACATCTATCATCGGCATTACCTTCTTGAAGACGGAAAATATCTTGTGGACTAACATCATCTTTAGCCATAGTCCATTTTGGTTTCATAGAAATAATAGAAGATTCAATAGATTCATTTAATGTAACAGTATTTTCAGATGAATCTATATCAATAATTTTAAATTTTTTATCTTTATATTTCTTATCAAAACCATAATTTATAGTAATAAAATTGCCTTTATTCAATGCTTTAATACCATTAATTTTAATAATAGTATCATTGATATCTAATATTTTGTCATTAATAAATGTTTCTGCCACATAATCTAATTTGTATGAAACTAAATTAAAGTCTTTTTGAACAACTTTAAATAAATCTAGAATAATACGTCCATCCATAGTAATATATTTAAGTGTATTATCGCCTAATGCCGATGAAGCTAATTTTTTAACTTCCATTTTACTATTTTTAATAATATTTTCATTATCTTTATTTGTATATCTAATACGTCCCAATTTTGAAAATTGTTCTAATACATTTTCATCAGTATAATATCTATCTAATTCTTCAGCTCGATCCCACATGAATGAGAAATCAAAACCAAATATATTATAACCAGTAATAATATCTGGATCTAAATTTTGTATGAATTTAGTCCACGCTAAAAGAACTTCTTTTTCAGTTTGATATGCTTCTACAACTGCCCCTGGTATAGATGAACATGTATTTAATGTAATAATATGTTTTAAGAAACATTCTGGTTCACCATATCGTTGAATAGTAGTACCAATTTGAATAACTTTATCACCATCAACTGCTGGAAAATTTAAATCTAATATTTCAATAATGCGTTTACAATATGTATCACGTCCATCGTCAATTTCAGGGAATAGTTCATTAAAATAAGAGAATAACATATTAATACATAAACTAATATCATTAATAATATTTTGTGAATACTTTGTAGAATTATCAAAATCAAATTCTTCATTTATAATTTTTATTTTTGCTTGATTACATAGATTATAATTTGATAAATAAATATCTATAAAATCATTAATTGTATCATTATTAATATCATATTCCTCACTAGGGAATAGTTTTTTTATTTTTTTAAATAGAAGATATATTTGTTTAAGAGCTTTTACTGCTACATTCTCAATAATACGTTTAGCAGGTTTTTTGTTTGTTTTAGTATAAATAGTTTTAACTAATAACCAATTATGTTTTTCTGTATATAATTTTTTATTATTTTTACGAATGTCAAAATCTGAAAAACTATCAGTAATAAGTTCAATTATCCATTGTTTGTAATCTTTTTGGAAACCATGAATATTATTTTTATCTGGTATAAAGAAATATTTTAAAATTTCAAGCGCTAATAATTTATAATTTTCATCAGTATGTAAAATAGAATGACTTTGTTGTGATATTTTTTTAATAGTTTTATTATTAGGTGTTTCTTTATCTTGTGTAAATACATAACTAATATCATCAATATTTAATTTAGGAGTATGTGTAAAAGCATATTTATATAATTTGTCAATATACTCTATAAGCTGGTCATCAGTAAAAGTATTTGTATTTCTATATTTTGTATAATTATCATAAATTTCACACCCTAATTTTTTATAATTTTTTTTAGCTAATGGGAAATCACCATGACTACTGCTACATTCTATATCAAAAGAGGCAATTAATAATGGAGCAATTGCATTATTTTCAAATGGTTGAATATCATTAAAATTAATATCTACATCAATTTGGCATTGAGATGTTTTATCTTGAAATCTATTAATAGTATATTTATTTGCCGGAATTTTAACCCAACCAGCTGCTTTCAATTCTTTTGTATGAATAAAACGAATAAATGGACTAATATTAGATTCATAAATTTTATATTTAATAGGTCTGTTTAAATTTACTGATTTAAGAACTATACCATCTTTTATAATTTGATTTGTTTTATTCATAGCCATTGTATTTTGGAACGTAATTTTGATAAATTTAAATAGTTTGTTGTTATTAAATCCATAAAAATCTTTCCGTTTGACAATATCTAATGAAATTATATCTTTAGAATAAGAATTAAACTGGCGTTTTTTTTTAGCGTCTTTATCTAATTCTAATTTAATAGCGTTTGTTAATTTAACTTTATAGAGTTCAGTAAAACTGGATTCTACTTTAATGAAGAAATAAGGTTTAAATTCATTATTATTTACTGAGACTGAATATCCATCTTTAGTGACGCCATATAATTTTACGACATGTTGATAATTTTTATTATATTTTTTTTTTGGATCAAAAGATTTAGTTATTTTTAGTTCATTTGTTCCAATCCACTCAAAACATTGGAATATTATATCATTTTTAGAAGAATATTTAAAAGGTGTATTACTGCGCAAATTATTCATTAATATTTAAATTTATAAATGTAAATTTAAATCAATTTTTTAAAAAATAATATAATATACTATATTAAGTATGGAAGATTTTACCTCATTTTTCTTTATATTAATTTGTGCGTCTATATTCTATATATATTTGGAAAATAAAGCTTCAGATGTTACATATGTTTCATTAAATAATATAGAATTTTTAGTAAGAAATTTACCAGATAAAGAAGAAGCAGCGTTGCTGTTATCCAAAATAAGAGATCGTTTATCTAAAATAGTAGATCATTGTTGTAAAGAAATTATAGAAGATAAAGAAGAACTTAAAAAACTAGATGAAACAAAAAAAACTCGTAATGATTCTTTAAAAAGAATGAAAAAAAATTTTAAACCAAATAATATTACTGAAAGTTCACCGGGAAATAAATATACTTCTTATTCTATTAATAAAGGTGAAAAAATAGTATTTTGTCTTCGCGCTAAAGATGGAACTGATAAATTAGTAGATATAAATACAATGATGTTTGTTGCTATACATGAATTAGCACATTTAATGACAAAATCTATTGGTCATACTACAGAATTTTGGGATAATATGCGTTTTTTACTAAAAGAAGGAATCAATATAAAAGTTTATATCCATCAAAATTTTAATAATAAACCAGTTGATTATTGTGGAACTAAAATAACAGATACTCCTTTAAGTAATTAAAAATTATTTTCTACCAATATATTAATGTCTTTTTATATTTTAAATAATATTGTAAAAAAACAATTTTATTTATTTACTACTTCAAATGATAAGGTTAAAATCCTTAAAAAATTACCAAAAGATACGATATTATTTGAATATGATGTAAATAATTATAGTATTAGAGATTTAAAACTACTAATATTTACTTTATTAGAAATCCCATCAGAAAAACAACATTTGTGGATTAATAATACAAATATAAGCAATGAATTAAAAAATGGTATAAGTAAAAATTATAAATTTAAAAAAACTAATATTGAAGATGATGAATTTTCAGAAATTACAATACTTCCAGAAATATTAGGATATAGATATAAAAATGAATTGGGAATTAATTATTATGAACCTAATTTTTTAGAACTAGAACTTAGTTTACTACAAAAAGATTTTAGTGATGAACCTATTGATACACATTCTTATATATTAGATGATTGTGAAATAGAAAATAATATTATTAATTTTATTGATTATGATTCAATAAATACTAGAGAAAATATAGAAATGATAGAAACAATCTATTATCCTAAATTAAAATCATTAAATAAAGGTGAAATAGATCTTAATTTAAAAGAATATAAAACTATATTTCAAAAATTTAATGAAAATATAAATTTTTATAATGATGTTGATGGAAATAAGAAAAAGGCATTATTTAGTTTAAACATGTTTGAAAACCAAATAAGTGATTTAGTAATATATGGGAATATAAATGATACACAAGAATTAAAATTAGAAACAATATATAATAATTTAGATTTAGATGATGAAATAGTATTTATTAAATATCGTGATTTCATTAAAAATGATTTTTTCAAATTAAATAAAAATGGAATTTATAAAATAGAAAAAAAAAATAGTATATCAAGAGATTTTACTAATTATAAAAAATATTTTGTAGAATTTGAGACAAATAAATATGAACCAATTGTTAGTAAAAAACAATTAGAATATTGGAAAACAAATTTACATACAGTTCGTGAAAAACAATATAAAATAAAAAATGAAGAATTAGTATTAAAAGTTAATTTATCTTTATCTGAATTAAAAACTAATATATTTGTTACAATAGTAATACACTATAATGGAATGATTGAAATAAAATTAATTGATATTGATAAACAGTATTTTATTGAATATGATTTATTAGATATATTAATTGAAAAAATAAATTCAATAATTAAGGATAAATTAAAAAAATATGAACCTAATTTACAAGAATTTACATCAATAAATACAACATTTTTAGATTTTAATGTAATAAGTAATTTTAATATAGATTCTGAAAAAATTGTTAAACTTATAGATATAAAAAAAACAATAATGAAATATTTTTTTATAGGTTATATTATAGAAAATGATGAGAATAATATAACTTTAAAATATAGATCTAATAATTTATACAATAATTATAACAATATAAAAAGATATTATTTAGATTTAAAGGAAAATTATACAAATCTATCAGTAAAAGATTTTGGAAATCTTTGGAATGAAGAGGCTAAAATTAAATTTAATTTATCTTCATCTGACGCTGTTAATATTCAAAGTATAATAAATTCAGATGATCCAAAAGAATTATCTGATAGTGTAGATTTATTAATAACAAATGGAGATGAACTTAATACTTTTAAAATATCAATCTTAAATTCAAATAAAATAAAAAATACTGAAAAAATATATCATTTTATTGAGACAATTATTTATGATATTTTAAATAAAAATAAAAAGAAAAAAAATATTATTTTAGAAAAAACACCAACGGTTATAATAAAAAAAAATATTAAACAATCTACATTTGATGATGATGGTGATATGGATATAGATATTGATTTTGATTCAAATTCAAATTCAAATTCAAATAATAATGGTGATGGTGATGGTGATGGCGATGGTGATGGTGATAATCGTAATGATGATGATAATAATTCTGATGAAATAGAAACTAAAATGCCAAAAACTATAAGATCGTATATGGATAATATGAGAAGGAAAGATAAAAAATTACATATTTATTCTTCTTCAAAAACAGCGACACCTTATACAACAAAATGTCAAGCAGTAGATATGCGCCAACCTATAATATTAAGTACAAGAGATGTATATAGTATGAAAAAGAAAAATATGGATGGATATCTAAAAATTAAAGATAATATAATAAAATGGGGTTCATCATCAAAACAGTTAAATAATTATATTTGTCCTAGAATATGGTGTATTAAATGTAAAATAGTATTAACTGAAAAACAATTAATTGATAGTGAAGGAATATGTCCAATATGTAGTGGTAAAATAATAAAAGATAAAACAAAAATAAAAAATAAAGAATCAATATTAATAAGAAAATCAAAATCAGATTATTGGAGTGGATCAGTGAAAGATATTCCAGATGAAATACGACTTAATACTAAATATAAATCTAAATGGAATAATTATTTAAAAGGAACAGAGAAAACTGCATATCCTAGTTTTTTAGATTCAAAAATTCACCCATTAAATAAATGTACAATATGTTGTAATTCAAGTCAATCATTACTAGATAAAAAAAGTAAAATTGGTATTCCTAAAAACGTCCAAAATTGTTTAAAACAAGATGTTAATTTAATTTTAAATACTAAATTAGAATCATTAGTAATTGGAAATAAAATAAAAATATCATATCCTGTATTTTTAAGATGGAGAGGGAAAGATAAAGTGTTAGAAACATTAAAAGAAGAAGATAAAATACTAAGTAATGGAAATATTATATTATTGGTAAATGGTGATACTAAAACTAATAATTTTTATAAATTGACAGAAAAAGGACCTATAATTTTAGAAAAAATGGGAAATGAAAAAACTAATTTTATAAATGGAATGATAGTGAATAATTTAAATAATAGTAAAACTTATTACGTTTATAAATTAAATAATATTATAGAACTAAAAGAATTTAAACAACCTACTGTTACTAGTTATATATTAAAAGTATCTTATTTAGGTGGTATTTTACAACAGTTACCTAAAAATAAATATGGTATATTGCCATTAAAATTAGATAAATTTTTTAATGATAATAGCTTCAAATTTATAGAAAGAGGTAATTTAAAAAAATCATCTCATTTAATATTAAGAAAAGGTATAGAACAAAATCATAAATATTCATTTTTACAAGCAATATCTAGCATAATTACAAATAATTCATCTAAAAAATTATATAAAACATGTGATGATTATATTAAAGATTTAATAGTTGTTTTAACACCAGATAAATTTGTGTCATTAAATAATGGTGATATTTTCAAATATTTTCATGAAATAACAGATTATAGTAAAAATCATCCTTTTTTTATATTATGGTGTAAAGAATATGAATCTCAATTAGAATATTTTAAATACATCGAATTAGAAGATATTGTTAAAGATAGTTATAAAACATTAAAAGAAGATATAAATAAAAATATGAATATAAGACATTTATATAATATTTATATCTCAATGGAAAATTATAAAAAATATTTATGTGATATGAATATTTATAAAGACTATAATTTACTAATAGATTTACTATCACAATTTAGTAATTACAATATATTTATATTAGATGAAACAAAAAGCAAAGAAATTAAATTAATTAATCCAATTAATAGTGATATATTAAATATATATAAACCAAATCGTGATAATATTATATTATATAAAGTAGGATTATTTTATGAACCTTTATATGAATTGGAAAAAAATGTAAATGAAAATTTATTACCAGAAAAAATTGTTTTTAATAAACAACAATATATCCTAAAAGTTGATAAATTAAAAACATTATTAGAAAAACAAAATAAAAGAAATAGTGTTTCATTTCATACAATTATTCCTATAATTAATGGAACAAAATATGAAATGGAATCAATACTAGTTGATAAGTATTTTAAAGGAATTGGTATATTAACTAAAGAACAAATAATAATACATACTTTACCTTTTAATGTAGATTTTACTATAGATTTTAAATATATACATAAAGTTCCTAAATTAAGTGTATTAGATACAATAAAAAGATATAATGAATTATATGATTTTATTAAAACAGAAACAGGAATAAAAATAAAATTAACAGAATTATTAGTTGATAATAACAATATTCATAGTATTTTAAATAATAATAATAAATATATTCAATGTTCTAAAGAAGTTTATAATGATGGTAAATATGATTTAAAAAAAACAGATGAAAAATCAACACAAATAGATAGTAAAGATTTAGATGATATATTATTTGATGATATTTTATATAAAGATAAACGTATAGATAAAAATAATAGTGATAAATTAAAATCACATGTATATAATAATTTAAAATATGAGGTTTCACAATTTTTTAAAAATGAAAAGCTAAATTTAAAAGAACATTTATATTTTTTTATTGAAAATAATGTAATACCTATATATATTAAGCGCGAACAAATACAAAAAATTATTAAATCTCTTATAAATAATTTAAAATTATATGATACACCTAAAATTATCGATGATGCCTTAAGTTTAAATAAAGAATGTCAGCAGTTAAATGAGCAAAATTGTGAAAAAAACTTAAAATGTAAATTAGATGTTAGTAAATCAATTAATCTTATATTTGATAATAAAATATACAAAAATATAGATTATAAATCTTGTAAATTAATAATAGATGAAGATAATTATGATTTTTTTGCTGAATCTATAAGTGAAGAAATATTAAAATTTTATACAAAAAGAGATGAAATATTAAATGGGAACTATAAAATACCAATTATTAAAAAATATGATAATAATATTATTGAATTAAATGGTCTAAATTATATAGATAAAATTAGGAATTTATTTCATCAAAACAAATATTTGTATGTAAATGATTATTTTAATATTGTATTTAATTCTGAAAAACAGCAAAAAAAAATTATGCCTTCTAATATTAAAAGTTCTAATGGTATACCTAGGTTAGACTCAAGTCTAAATAACAATAACAATAAGAATACTGAAATAAAAACTAGATACGCGGTTAATTTTAAATATAATCCTAAAACAGGGAAAAGATTATTATCAAAACAAGCTAAAAGAGGTCAATGTATATTTCCATTTAAAAATAAAAAATATTCGGAACCAAAACAATTTGATTGTATTCCAAGTAAAAAAGATACATCATCTTGGTGCGCTACAAAAATAAAACCTAATTTATTAAAAGAAGAATGGGGATATTGTATTCCTGAAGGAATGACTGAAGATGAGTATATTGCAAGTATAACATCTAAACCCAAAAAAAAATTAAAAAAATTAATAGTAAAAAGTAAATCAAAATTAAATTCATTACCTAATAATAATAATAAATCAAAATTAAATTCATTACCTAATAATAAAAATAACAAATCAAAATTAAATTCATTACCTAATAATAAAAATAATAGATCAAAATTAAATTCATTACCTAATAATAATAAATCAAAATTAAATTCATTACCTAATAATAATAATAATAATAATATATCAAAATTAAAGAAACAAATAACTGTTAATTATAGATATAGTCCTAAAACACGTAAAAGATTATTATCAAAACAAGCCAAAAGAGGAACATGTATATTTCCATTTAAAAATAAAAAACATACTGATCCAAAACAATTTGATTGTGTTCCAAGTAAAAAAGATGATTCATCATGGTGCGCTACAAAAATAAAACCTAATTTATTAAGAGAAGAATGGGGATATTGTGTTCCAGAAGGAATGACTGAAGCTGAGTATAATAGAAAGTATCAAAATTAAAATATTTAGACTGACTAAAAAGAATAACTACAATGGGTGAGTTAAGTTTAGAAAGACAGAATAGTTATTTATTTTATTTTATTTTATTTTATTTTATTTTATATATTTATAGAATGCCAAAAACCAGAGGGGAAAAAAGACTGAATATGAAAAGCAATTAGAAATAACAAGAAAAGCAGTTCAAAAGGTTAAGGACGCTAAATATAAAGCACAATTAGAAAAAACCAGAAAAGCAGTTCAAAAGGTTAAGGACGCTAAATATAAAGCACAATTAGAAAAAACCAGAAAAGCAGTTCAAAAGGTTAAGGACGCTAAATATAAAGCACAATTAGAAAAAACCAGAAAAGCAGTTCAAAAAGTAAAAGATACTAAACTAGCGTTAAAAACGAAAAAACCATTTAAGAAAGCAAAAACAAAACTTAATATAATACCAAATAATAATAAAATAAAAACTAGATACGCGGTTAATTTTAAATATAATCCTAAAACACGTAAAAGATTAGTATCAAAACAAGCAAAAAAAGGCAAATGTATATTTCCATTTAAAAATAAAAAACATACTGATCCAAACCAATTTGGGTGTATTAAAAGTAAAAAAGGTGACTCATCATGGTGCGCTACAAAAGTAAAACATAATTTATTAAAAGAAGAATGGGGGTTATTGTATTCCAGAAGGAGTCCGACCCACGTGGTGGACAGCTTTCACTGAGTATAATAGGAAGTATGAAAATTGATTATAAAATATAAATATAATATTATTAAATAATTATGAATAATTTATGTATATATTGTGACAGAAGATTTAGTTTGTACAATGATTTTCGTAGACATTTACAAACTAGACAATATGAAAAGAAAAGTAATACTATATTTACAGATAAAATATTAGAACATTTAGATAAAAATAGAAAATCATTATTTTTACTAATTCATAATAGTGCGCCTGATATTTAATGCTATAGCGCCACATCCTATTTCATTTCCAATTTGATTTGAAATAGATCTAATATATGTTCCACTGCTAACTTTAGTTCTATATTTTTTAATTATAGGTTTAATAGTAATATTATTTGTTTTAAAAAAGGTATTCCACAATTTGATAATAGAGTCTACTCTAAATTTAGGTTTATTTGTTTCTGATAAACTATTAATCATGTTTAAAATAATTTTTTGTAAATCTTTGTAAGAATCTATCTTACTATCATTTTCTATTTCATCAAATTTATATATTTCAACTATTTTACTTGGAATTTTAATAGTATCAATTAATCCTAATTTAGACCATTCCCATAAAGGTTTTTTATTTACTACAATTGAAGAATATGGAGGATATTCTTGATTAAATTGTTTTGTATAATTATCTAAATTTATGTTTTCTATTTTTTCATTAAAATCAATTGGATTATTAAATTCTAATAATTTTCCTAATACATCAAATGTATCAGTTTTAAATCCAAATAATATTTCAAATTCATATGTTTTATCTCGTGAAATATATTTATCATGTAATTTACATTCTTCATTCACAAGTAACGCCATAGTACCATGAGCCATAGGATCTAATCGTCCAGCAAAACTGACTTTTTTAGCGTTTATATTTTCTTTTTTATAGTTATCAATAAGTTCATTTGGTGTTTGTCCAATAGGTTTATATAAATAAATAGGCATTTATATAGTTTATTAAAGTAAAATTTTAAATAAAATAAAGTCAATTTTATCAATTATAATATTGAATATTTAAAATAAATCTATTATTTAATCTAAATAAATAACTTAAAAATTTAAGTAGAATATTTCATAGAATAATGAGTATAAAAGAACAAGAAATGTGTGATAAAATTATATAAATATTAGATTTACCAGAAACTAATACTATAACTTTATATGAATTGGATAATAAAGAAAAAAACAAGAAAAATAATAGAATTAATACCAGATATTCGTAAATATTTTAGTTTTAATAGTATTAAGGTTATTGGAGAACTTCATATAATTAAGCGTCCATGGTTGTCTATTATTAAACAAATAACTAAACTAAAATACTCTATTACTACAAAAGACCATAGAATTAAAATGGACGATAAAGTTGAAGGAACTATACTATAGAGTATAGTTCCTTTAAGTAATAAAATATAAAATTGATTTTGAAAAGTACTTAAGATGTATTTATAAAATTGTAAGGATTTTACAATGTATGAAGAATTTACAAAACTAAAGGTATATAGTTTACTTGATAATTGTAAAAAGGGAACACAAAAATACATTTTAGCAACTATTTTTGAAGAAAATAAAAATAAAATAATTAAAAAAAGAGAAATTGAAAAACAATTAGTCTTAAGATATTCTCTAAGAAATATAGAAGAACAAGAATCGTTAACAAAACAAGAGTTAATAAAAAGAGCAGAATATGTTCCTGGTGATATTCAAAGAGATTTACGTTTATTCTATGATAAATTCAAAAAATATGGACTAAAAAAAATAGATAAAGATTATGAAACTGAATTATCTTATATATGGATACCAATTGATATGGATAAATTACAAGATATAATACATCCAGAAGCCAGAAATATCTTCAAAGCAAGATATGATAGTGAAACATTTAAAAAATCTAAAAACTACAAATGTGAAATGTGTAGTGCATGTAAAACTGATAATGATACACTGCGAATGGCAATAGATCATTATAGATCTCACTCTATTTATAATATTGACGATAAAAGAATTGCTGTATTACTCTGTGAGAAATGTAATAATATTCATCATAATCACGATGCTTCTAAAATTGCCCTAAAATATAAAGATAATTTAAAAATAGTTAAAAAATGGGTTAAGATTGAAAAAAGAATTAGAAGTAATGGGTTTATTCCTAATGAGGACGACCTTAAAACACAAATAGAAGTTAAGAAAATTATAACTGATAATTATAAAAACTTAAATCCAATAGATGAAGATTTTTGGGAAGGACTATTCTAATACTTTTTTAGCACATTTAGCCAATATTTCACCAAGTTGAACTGGAATAGCGTTACCTATTTGCATACATCTATCAGAATGTGAACCTATAAATTTATAATCTATTGGAAAACCACTAATAGTTGCACCTTCTCGTACAGTAATACTTCTATGTTCTATTGGATGTATTTGAAAACTACTATGACCAGGAACAAGAGTAGGCGCTGGTTTATATAAACTTAATCTATTCGATGTACCTCTTGACGAAAATCCTTCGGATTTTTTTTCACATGTAATTTTTTTAAATTTTTCTATTGTAGATTCTCTATGATTCATTGGTCTATTATCCACATCATTTGATGGGTCATTTAATGTATCATCTAATAGATTAAATGCATCTTTAACATTATTTAGATTTGGTAAAGCTTCATCTTCGTCACAATTCATAAATTTAGGCCATTCCCATTCTTTTTCTATATCATTTCTTACAGCAACAATAATCAATCTTATTCTATTTGTATAACCTCCATAATTAGATACTTTTAGTTTTTTTATACTAACTTTATATCCAAGTTCATCATACATTTCTTTAATATCATCTAGAACACAATACATATATTTAGATAATTTGTTTTCCATTTCTTTCCTTATTTTTTCTAATTCATTTTTTTTAGTAAGTAAAATATCTTTAGATTTTAATAATTCTTCAGAACTTTCTTTACTTATTTTTTTATTAATAGCTATAATTGCTCCTCTATTTTTTTTATGTTCTTCTATATTATTATTTATTTCTTTACAAATAACTTCTATAGAATCGGATATTGTAAATTTAAGTTTATTACTTACTGGAGCATAATTATTTTTACATAAAATTTTCATATTTTTCATTCCTGGAACATTTTCTATAATAGAAACTTTTGGTCTAAATTTTTCAACAAGTTTTAATTGTGAAATATATAAATAATTTCTATCATCATATGGATTTCTTACACCTGCTAATGAAAATCCTTTACAAACAACACCTCCGATAAGAACATCCAACTCATTTGGTTTCATTTTAAATTGTGAAAGTAAATCTTTCTCACATAATGAATTAATATCTTCGCAAATAATTTTGTCGTCAGTCAAATTTAAATTATTATTTTTTAATGTTTTTAATGCTGTATCCCAAATATCATTTACAAAAATAGTTTGAAAATGTTCTTTTTCAAATCCTATATGTGATCCACCACAACCAACAAAGGTTTCTACAATTGTAAAGTTAGATTTTTTTTTTTTATTCTTAATCTTAAATTTCTTAGGTTTAGTTTGAACTTGAGAACTATTTTCAAACATTTTATATTTATAAATATAAAATTATTTTAAAATCAATTTTTAAAAATAATTGTGTTAAAATACTTAAAATAAACATATTTATCATGAAAGAACTACCAAATAATTCCACAAGATTATTATAAATGTGTAAAATATTTATTAATATGATATTATTTTAATTAATTAAAATTTTAAATAAAATAAAGTCAATTTATTATTTAAAAAATATGTATGCTATTAAAGCACCTAAAAATGTTCCAGAAATAACTTGTGTTAGATTATGGCATAATTTTTTAATACGAGCCCATCCCATTCCAATTAATAAAATAATATTTGGTAGTATAAGAAATTTATTATAATTATTTTTAAAAATATATAAAATATGGTATGTTACAAAATATGATGTGGTTGACATATGACCTGATGGTAATCCAGGTGTATTTTCTGCTACAGGTCCTGAACTAGATAAATAATCACAATCACACGCTCCTTTTGGTCTCATAGAATATTTATAAAATGATTTCGGATATGGAACAAGATATTTTAAGGCTTGCGCTGAAAATGTTGATAGTATTAAACCATAGAAATATTTCACATTTTCTTTAAATGGTAGTTGATTGGATATTTTATAAATTATATTTATAAATTCTGAACTAAAAAATAATAGAGGTATAACTGATATAATATTTTCAAGTGTCATATTATTATATTATATTAAAAAGTTCCAGATTTCATACCTGGAGAAGGGGCAAAGACCTCAAATTTCATGAGTAACGCAAATAATAACATTCCAGATATAGTAAATAAAAATTTACTACTCTTATTTTTTTCCAATAATGTACTTAAAATTTGTTGGACATTGTTTTCTTTTTTATCTTGATAATCTTTATAAAATAATTCAAGTTTTGCCTCTGAATTTTTATTAACAAATGTGCGAACCAATTCTGATTTAAAATTATTTAATCTTTTTTGTAATTGACTATTATTTTGTCCTAATAATTGATTGTAACTATAATATAAATTAGAACTAAATGATTTTAAAAATAATTTAAACTCATTTTCTATTTCTAAATCTTTAGAATTATAAGCTAAGAAGGATTTTATTAAAACATTTACTATAAAATCAGCAAATTTTTCAAGTAATATTTGTTTATCTGTTTTATTTATATTAATTTCATCTAAAGATTTTGTATTTACCCATTTTTCATAATTTGATGACTCTTTATCAAATTCAAAATTATTTATTTTATAAAATGCCATAAATATATTAGTCATTTTATAGTTCATACATTCTAAAATTGCTGATACATCAGTTATTTTTTCGTTACTATTGATATATTTATTTAAATGTGGCTCAAAATATTTTTTAATATATATTTTATCTGATTCATTTTTAAACATAAGATGATTTTTAATTCTTTTTAAAATATTTTTTTTTTTACATTCATTTTTAAATAATCCTGTATCAGATTTACATTTAAATGAACCTAAAAGAATCGAAGATAAATTACATTTATTTGCCGCAGTTTTTGTATTTATTATTGAACTTTTCTTTACTTTATTATATCCTGACTTTAATGTTTGTTTAAATTTACTATTTTTAGGTAGTGAAGCATTATCATTATTCGCAGCATTCACAGCACTAGTAGCATTAGTAGCATTCGCGTTTTTTTTCTTTTTGGATCTATTACTGAATCCAACACCACTTAAACCACTTAAACCTTGCAAGATGCCGATGACAGCTTCGCCAGCGCCACCATATAATTTAGTTTTTTTAGTTTTTTTAACCATTATTATTATTAAATATTTAATATAAAAAAATACTTAAAATTTTTTTAAATAAATAAATTATACTATGGAAAATATTGAAGAAAATATTTCTATGAATATAGATGAAAATAAAACTGATTCTGTTTCTAAATCTAATCCAACATCACTAAATGTTAATATATTATTACTTAATAATATGAAATCACTCCTAGAAATATCAACACAACGTGGGACATTTAAAGCAAATGAACTAAGTTCAGTTGGAAAAATATATGATGAATTAGTAGAATTACTAAAATAATTATATTTTTTTAAATATAAAAATTTTACTAGTTATATTATTTAATTTAACATGTTTAATCCAATTATCTAATCCTTCAATTATTTTTTTATTTGCGTCATTTACTTCAATAATATCTCTAATATTTTTATAATGGTATAACATACTATTTTTATATTCTATAGAATTAATATATTTTAGACCATTATTTTCACCTTTTTCAATATAACTTTGTTGTGTTTCTAAAGATTTAATATTAACACGTTTATAAACTTCATCTATTTTTTCTAAATTACAATTATCGGTAAGAATAATATCTGAAAATATAAGAATACCACCTTTTAATAATTTATTATTTATTTCCTTAAAAATTAAATTTCTATCATTTATATGAATAAAAGCATCTTCAGAATAAATGCAATTATAGTTTTTTTGAAATGGAATTTTTAAAAAGGATATATTATATACTGGAATATCATAATTATTTACAATATTTTGTTGAGTATTTATAACACAATTTTCATTCGATATATCAAAACAATCAATATGAAATTTGTGTTTTGTTTGAAATTTATCATACAAAAAACGCGCTGTTCCACCATAACCACTTCCAAAATCTGCTATATAATATTTATCACAGTTATCATTTAGGTACATAGTTATAAATTTATAAATATAGTCTTTTTTATTATCTATTGCTTGTTTTATTTCTTTTTTTTTTACTTTTTTATCAGTAAGAGCATTATATTCATAATTGTCATTATAAAATCCAATATGTATGGAGTCACCTCCCCATAAATTTAAATAAAAATTAGTTGTATTTTTATCAGAATAATATTCTTGTGTTATTTTATCTTCCATATTATTTATTAATTAACTATTTTTTAAATTGTTTTAATCCAATAATATAATATTAAAAATCCAAAAGCTTCTAAAAAATGAAATATGGCAGTTCCATAACTAAATCCATAACATGAATCTAGAATTTTAAATATTATTCCACTAAAAATTGAAATTAATCCACCTATATAAGCATAAACATTTCCACTATTATTTTGTATATATATACAAAATAATGAACTGAATATAGCTATTAAAGATTGTTCAAATAATAAAGCTCTTTGATTTTTAGTAAATCTATAGATATTCCAAAATAATGCTATAACAATTAATTTTATTTCTAATATTTTATAAATTGAAGATATAAAATTAATTGTTAAAGCATTAATATGTATATCCATAAATATATGATCTAATCTATACATTATGATAGTTTGTGTGCTCCAATGTAAATATGATGTTATCCCTAAAATTATTAATGAAATAGAGAAAAACAAATTAGAGTAATATAATGTTGGATTCAATTGGAATAAAGTATAAATACCTACAAAAAATTGTGAAATACTTGAATGAGCATTATACTTATATAATATAACCATATTTGATTCATTATTATTTAATTTTTTACCAAGTATATTCCATATAGATTTATCATATGTAATATCTAAATAATAAAATAAACTATTTACAATTAATGATATCATTATTGATTTAATAATATTATCATAATGAATAAAATTATAGTTATTATAGTGTGTCATTGGATAATAAGATAAAAAAATAGAAATAAATAATATAACACTAAAAATTTGTTTTTTTAATTTTAATAAATGACTTATATACATAATTATTATTACCTTAAGATATGTTTAAGTATATTAATCTACTTCTTCAATATTTGAACCATCTGGCATTCCACCAGGCATTCCACCAGGCATTCCACCAGGCATTCCACCAGGCATTCCACCAGACATTCCACCAGCGTCTTGAGATAATTTAGTAATAATTGGTGAAATTACAGATTCACATTCTTTCATTTTAGATTCGTATTCTTCAGCGTCTTCAGTCTGATGTGATTCTAACCATGATTTATTATTTTCAAGTGTGCTATTAATTGTATCTAAATCTTCTGATTCCATTTTAGATTTTAGTTCATCTGTTAATGATCCAGAAACACCATACAGATAACTTTCAAACTTATTTTTAGCGTCAATCCTTTTAAAATTTAGTTCATCTTCTTCTTTAAATTTTTCAGCGTCAGCAACCATTTTCTCTATATCTTCTGCTGATAAACGACCTTTATCATTAGTAATTGTAATCTTTTCAGATTTACCAGATGTTTTATCCAAAGCATTTACATTTAAAATACCATCAGCATTAATATCAAATGTAACTTCAACTTGTGGAACACCACGTGGCGCTGGTGGAATTCCAGTAAGTTCAAATTTACCTAAAAGATTATTATTTGCTGTCATTTTTCTCTCACCTTCAAATACCTGAATTAAAACACCTGGTTGATTATCCGCATATGTTGAAAATGTTTGTGATTGTTTTGTAGGAACAGTTGTATTTCTATTAATTAAATTAGTCATTACACCACCAGCAGTTTCAATTCCTAATGAAAGTGGCGCTACATCCAAAAGTAATAAAGAATCAGTTTTTTCATTACTTACACCAGTTAAAATTGCTGCTTGAACTGCTGCTCCATAAGCAACGGCTTCATCAGGATTAATAGTTTTACACAATTCTTTTCCATTAAATAATTCACTAATTAGAGTTTGTACTTTAGGAATCCTCGTTGAACCTCCAACTAAAACAATTTCATGAATATTACTTTTATCGATCTTTGAATCAATAATTACTTTTTCAACTGGTTTTAAACATCCCCTAAATAAATCATCACATAATGCCTCAAATTTAGCCCGTGTTAAACTAGTATAAAAATCAATACCTTCGAATAATGAATCAATTTCAATATTAGCAGTAGTTGTAGAAGATAATGTTCTTTTTGCTCTTTCACAAGCAGTTCTAAGGCGCCTTAATGCTCTATTATTTTGAGAAATATCTTTTTTATGTTTTCGTTTAAATTCTTGAATAAAGTGATTAACTAATCTACTATCAAAATCTTCACCACCCAAATGAGTATCTCCAGCAGTTGCTTTTACTTCAAAAATACCATCATCAATAGTTAGTAATGATACATCAAAAGTACCACCACCTAAATCAAAGATTAATACATTTTGTTCTTCCTTTTTACTTGAATCAAGACCATAAGCAATAGCAGCAGCAGTAGGTTCATTAATAATTCTTAACACATTAAGACCAGCAATTACACCAGCATCTTTAGTTGCTTGCCTTTGTGAATCATTAAAATATGCTGGAACAGTAATAACAGCGTCTGTAACAGTTTCACCTAAATATTCTTCAGCTGTAGATTTCATTTTAGATAAAATCATAGATGAAATTTCTTCAGGTTGAAAAGTTTTTTTTTCATCCTTAAATGTAGCTTCTATTAAACATTTATTACCTTCTCCTGCCTTAATAGTAAATGGCCATAATTTCATATCACTTTGAACTTTTGAATCATTAAATTTTTTTCCAATAAGTCGTTTAGCATCAAAAATTGTATTTTCTGAATTTACTGCTGCCTGATTTTTAGCGGCTTCTCCAATAAGTCGTTCAGTATCATTAAATGCTACATATGAAGGCATCGTACGATTACCTTGATCATTCGCAATAATTTCAACTTTATCATTTCGCATAACACCAACAGCACTGTAAGTAGTTCCTAAATCAATTCCAATTCCAACCATTTTCGTATATATTATTATGTTTAAGAGTTTTAAGTATTTTTAAAAAAATCAATTTTTATAATATAAATATGTCATTATAATAATTAAATAAATTATTATTAATGAATCATCAAAATATTTAGTAAAATGTTGTAAATATATTATATTAGATTTATTATTTATTTTTGTTAAACAATTAGACAATAATTCAATACATTTAGTACTATTATTATAATTATTTAATAAGTAATTTATATTACATAATAATAATAATCCAATTATTAATATTATTGTTAAATTACTAATTTTGTGTTTATATAGACCTGTAAAAACACTATATAATGATATAATAATTATCCATTGTGATATATTATGATAATAATCTATATATTCATCATTATTATATTTATCTGCGTATATTTTGGCTAGTATAGTACAAAAATACCCTGTGAAAAACAAAAATACAAATACAGGATAGTCATAATTTAACAAATTCATAAGAGAACATGCATGAAATATTAAACTAGCTGTAATAATATGATATGATTTTAAAAATGGTATTTTTTTATTTAAATACTCAGATATTTTTAATGCTTTAGATTTTAAATATTTAGTTAAAATACTATCCATTAAATAGTTAATAGAAAAACTTTTTATAAAAATGTTTAATCAAAAATATTATAAAAGTTTTTCTTTGTATATAATATAAAATGCCAAGAATAAATAAAAAATTAAAAGGTGGTAATGCCACATCAATGCCTAGTGAATATTATGGAGGAGATAGTGGTAGATTTAGTGATAACGCTTTCTCAAATCCAGGTAAAAGTGCGTATGGAGATTATACACCAAAAAGTTTTGGTGTTCCTAATGCAGATGGTACAATGGGTCCAAATATGGGCGTGTATCCTAATAGCAATGCTTTAACTGGTGGAAGAAGGAGAATGCGGAGAAGAAGTTTAAGAAAAAAAAGAAAGTCAATTAGGTCTAAAAGGTCTAAAAGGTCTAAAAGGTCTAAAAGGTCTAAAAGGTCTAAACGATCTAAAAGGCGATAAATTATAATGTATTAATAATATTAGAATTTACATTAAGTCTATATTTATTATATAAAAGTTCAGATAAACTATTTTTAATAAAATTATTTATATTCAAATCTTTAAAATTTTTTAATTTTGTTTTAAGTTCATTATTACATAATCTTTTAATAGCCTCTGTATTAACTTTTTTATATAATTTATAATTTATATATTTTCCTGATCCATATTCATTTGGTTTACATAACATTGTATAAGAATGACGTATTAAGACTTTGCGAGCTATCTTTGGTTTAACATTACAATCTTTAATAATCATTTTAGTTGTGATATGTTGGTTATTATTTTTAGAATTAATATATTCAACACATTTTGCGTAATCATCTATTTCACTAATTTCCAGTTCAATAGTCATTTTATAATATAAATATATAACCTTAAATTTTAAATCATTTTTATAAAATAATTTAAAACTTTATATATATTTATATATAATGAACACTATTTCAGATTCTATGTGGGATGAAGTTACTATTTTAAGAAAGAAAAAACAACATAAATTAGATATTGTGAAAGCTCAACGTGGTGGAAAAACAGAAACACAATGTAAGACTAAAGGTATGGACGAAATCCATAAAAATAGAAAATTAGATGGAACAAGTGAAGCTCAAAAACATAATTTAGTTCCTATTGAAACATCAAAGGCAATTATGGCAAAAAGATGTCAACTTAAAATAACACAAGATAAATTAGCAAAATCACTTAATATTAAAAAACATGTTATTGTAGACTATGAAAATGGGAAAGCAATACTAAATAAACAATTATTATCAAAAATTAAAAAAAAATTAGGAATGAACAAATAATTTATATTATATTATATATTTAATGGAATTATCTAATATCAAAGTTTCAATACCTAAAATAGGATCTAATATTACACATTTATATAAATCTATAAAAACTATTAAAAATAATTTTAAAAAATATAATATTAATTATTCAAAAAAACAACTAACAAATATATCCCAAATATCAATTATTAAAATTATTAAATATTTTATTGATAATAAGTTTCTTGATAATTATATAAAGTTAGAAGAAAAAGACATATTAAATAATCTATTAGAATCAAACAATTTAGATAAATTAAATAATTGGTTAAATAGTAATTCACCTAAATTAATAGATAGAGTAAATCACTTATTACATTATAATAAAATACCATCAAATTTACTTAATCTATCTATAGATAATATATTAATAAATAGATTTGTTGAATTAAATATACTAGACTATATATTGAATAAATTAGATTATATACATTCTTATATAATAAATTATATAAATATAAAAATTAATTTAAACATTTATAGTAAAACAAAAACAATTTCTAAAAAAATATTAAATGAAATAATTGATAGAATATTAATATTATGTTTATACAAGTCATCTACCCTAAAATTAAATATTAATATTGATATATTTATGACACCGTTTAAAAAAAAAATATCAACAGATACTAAAATATTAACTTCACGTGAAGTTAATTCTGGATTTACATCACATAATTATAAGATATGTATTTATCGTAAAGAAGAACTTAATAAAGTTTTAGTTCATGAACTAATTCATTATTTAGAATTAGATTTAGGCAATGCTGAATGTCATGATTTTTATAAATTTTTTAATATTCCACCTTCAACAGATATTAAATTAAATGAATCATATACAGAAATATTAGCGTTAGTATTTAATAGTATAATAATGTCAAAAACATTAACAGAATGTAAAAAAATATTGAATAGTGAATTAAAATTTAGTTTATATCAAGTTGGGAAAATTTTAAATCTATATCAGTTTGATAATGCTTTAGAATTTTTTCAACCAAATAATAATAATAAATTTAATCAAACAACAAGTGTATTTTCATATTTTATAGTAAAAACATTATTATTATTTAATTTAAATACATTTTTAGAATTATACTATACACAAAAAATAAATAAATATAATTTTAAAAAAATAGTTTTATCATTTATAGATAATGATTTAATAAACATAATTGATATATTTTACAAATATATTAATGTATATAAACAAGATAAAAAATTATTTAGTAATTTAAGAATGACATATAATGAATAATTATAAAATTTCAAAATTGATTTAAAAATAATTTCAATATTATATTTAATATCTTAATAAACAGATATGGGTATTAAAAATTTAACTTCATTTCTAGTAGAACATTGCCCTGACGCTATTAAACAAACACAACTATTTGAATTAAGAGGGAAAAAAGCAGCGATTGATGTTAGTATATTTTTATATAGATTTAAATATAAGGGGAATAAATTAATTCCTAAATTTTTTGAACAAATTAATAGATTAAGAATGAATGATATTACACCAATATATATATTTGATGGTATTCCAGATCAATTAAAACAAGATACTATTAATACACGAAAAAATAAATTAATTGTTAAACACAATAAAATAGAGGAATTAAAAAAAGAATTACAAAATACAACAGATGTTTCTAAATTATCTGAAATACATAATAAAATAAATAATATTGATAATAAAATTATTTCTGTTACTAAAGATGATATTTATTTAGTTAAATGTTTGTTTGATTTGTTAAATATTAAATATATCCAAGCACAAGGTGAAGCTGATTTATTATGTAGTAAGTTATGTTCAACTAATATAGTTGATTTTATCATTTCTGAGGATATGGACTTACTAACTAGTGGAACAAAATTATTAGTTAGAGATTTTAATATTTATAATAACAAAATTACAGTATATAATTTAAGTAAAATTTTGGAACAACTAAATATTACATATGAAAAATGGGTTGAATTATGTATTATGTTAGGTTGTGATTATTTAAAACGAATTAATGGGGTGGGTCCTAAAAAGTCATTTAAATATATTAAAGAACACGATAATATAGTAAGTATTGTAAATGATTTAAAATCTAAAAATGTAGGACTTAGTAAAAACTATATAGAAGAATTTGATAAATCTAAAAAATTATTTATGAATTATAATATGGATTATTTAAAAAATACTGATAATTTAGTAAAAATTGAAAAATTATATGATAATCAGTTAGATAATATTAAACAATTTATATTTAAATATACAAAGTTAACAGATAAACAATTTTTAAATAGAATTAAAAATATTTATAATAATATATGAATTCAATAAAACATAAAGTCATTGATATTTATAATACACTTCAAACTAAAGTTTTTTTATTTTTTTGTATAATTGCTATTATTATTAGCGCCATTCAATATAAAAGCCTAATTATTATATGTATCCAATTAATTTTATATTATTTTATAGCAGAAGATATTCATTGTAAGATATATGGAGGATGTACATTTTCTTCATGGATAAGTACTATAGTACCTATATTAGGTATTATAGTTTTTATTTTAGATTATTTAGATATATTTAATAATATAAAAACTAAAATAACATATATTTATAATAAATTTGAAGAGATTGTTCCAGAAGGGAAAATGGATATAATTATTAATAAAAAAAAAATTCCTTTATAATTTAATTTAATTTAATTATATTATATATTTATATATGACTAATTATGAATATTTCCAAGAAGAATCTGATATAGATTCAGCATATAAGTCATCTCAATTAAATGATACTAATAGTATACCAGATTGTGAACCTGAAATTAGTGAAACAACAAAACCAGCTATAGAACAATCAACAATAAATAATTTATGGAGTTTTTTAGGTTTATCAACTATATCTAAAAAAAAAAAAATTTATTAATTTGATTGTTCTATTCATGGGTCTAGATGTTTAGAAATGTGTCCTGGTAATTCTAAAAAATGTAATTATAATTGTTTAAAACATGGATTGAATTGTTCTAAAAAATGTATAATTAATCATACAAATGAAACACAAAATAATGTTACTACATCTGTAATATCTAATAATAATAATAATCATAATCACTCACATAAAACTAATAATATTAATAATGTTAATATAGTTAATACTAATAATGTTAATGATAATGTTAATGATAATGTTAATGATAATGTTAATAATATAAATTTTCCATCTGGGAATAAAACTTATTTTGATAATTACGCACCTTTTGATAGTAAATTATGGCCAGGTTATAATCAAACTGGATGGGATTTAGATAAATTAGATAAATATAATACAGATGAATTTATAGAAGTATTGATACCAAATCAATTTCCGGCTAAAACACCCATTCCAAATGTTTTATTTTAATTTATTGATTTTTTTAATTTTAATATAATCTCCTACCTTAATATTTTTATTTTTTATTGTATTTCCATTTACTTCTAATACATATTTACAAAGATTTTTAGTTTTAACACTTTTAGTTGAATGTGGTTTTAAATTTTCATTTAATTCTAAAATTTTTCCATTTTCATTAAAATATATGGCATCTAACTCTATATATGTGTTTTTCATCCATAATGAAATGACTTGGGGTTCATCGAACTCGAATAACATACCTTGATTTTCTTTTAATTTTTTTTTTCTATTCATAAGTCCTTTTTTTCTTAATTTATGAGATGAAACAACTTTAGCTTCAAAATTAAATGTATTTTTAAAAGATTCTTTATATTTTTTTAACACATTTACTATTTTAGTAATTAATATTATAATTAATAATAATACAATAATATATTTAATCATTATTAATATAAAAATATTATAAATCGTTTATTTGAAGTATTAAAAACATTAATAGTTTTATATTAATAATGAATGATAATTTAGATTTAGATTTAGATTTAGAAAAATTAGATTTTACAAATTTTGATATAAATGATATGAATTTAAATGAGAGTTTAGATGATAGTTTTAAAAATATAATATATTCTTATCCTTTTTATTCAGATGATAATTACGAATATGAATTTAGAGTAACATTCGAAAATAATAATTTAATATTAGATGAAATAAAATATGATGATAATAGTAATTTTGAAGATTGTGTTAAAATTATAGCAAATATATTAAATAAACCTATTAAACATGTATTATCACTTATTAATAAAAATATAGATATAAGAGATGAAAAAACTAAACTTACAAATGATATTGTATCAATTATAAATAATAAAAACCCTAATTTTGATATAGAATTAGAAAATAATAAAAAAGCAATTCTTTTAGATCTTTATAAAGATATAAAGGATATTTTGGTTTAATAATTAAATTAAAATTGATTTAAGTTTTATTTAATTACTTATTTATAATAAGTAATTTTATGGTTGATTCATGGTCATACGACTCTGATACTGACTATAATTATGACAAATCTATATTATGGACGAATGATTATTTTAAAAAAATTAATTCACTATTAGATTGGAATAAATTTAATTTATATTTAGATTACGATACATTTATAAAAAAATATGATATAGAAGAATTATTGTCTAATTTTTTAATATATAATATTAAATATTATAATTCTTATTTTACTATTCCTATAGTCCAAACAGAAATTTCAATGTTCTCTATTTGTTTAGCAAATATTCCTATTGATGATAATTTTAGTAAAAAATTAGAAATATATCTTCAATATAATTGGAGTTATAGTAATATATTACTAGTATTTTTAAATATAATTGATAATAATAATTTAGATTTATTTACATTAGTATATGATAAGTACTCTAAAATAATTGAATATAATACTATATCTTATTCAAAATTAGATTATAATATTGTAAATCATAGTCTATTATGTTCTAAATCTATTTTTGAACGTATTTGTAAAGATGTTAATATATTTAAATATATAAAACCTCATATAGAATTAAATCTTTATATTGATAATTCATATGATTTTTTAAATATGATAGCTGATAATATTGTAACATTTAATTATAATTCTAAAATACAAAAATGGAATTATAATAAAACAGAAAATGGATATATATATAGTTTAACAACATTTATGAATAGTTGTATAGAAATGTATAAGGATAACTATGGTAACAATACCAATTGTTATAATAAACTAATTGAAATATTTATATTAAAAATTAATGATTTTGAAATAATAAATGAATATTTAGCGTTATGTATAAAAAATAAAAATTATAATTTATTAAAAAACTATTTTAATAAAAGAATACTTATTTTAAAAGATTTAAATTTTAATAGTTTATTACATTTTTTGGTAGATATGTTTGATAAAGCAAATAGTTATAATAATAGTATTCAAAATGATATTATAAACATTTGGAATTTAATATTTCCATATATTAAAAAATATTCATCAGATTATATTCACCATTATTTTACTGCTAATAGTGTAAATAAATTAGTGGCGTTTAAAAAATCCCTTAATATTATTATACAAATAGAACCGTATATAAAAGATTGGAATGAATTAGATTTTTGTCAATATACACCTATTTTAGATGCTATAAGATATAGTAAATATGAAACAGTATTTTACATGATAACGAATTATGATATTAATTTAAATGTAGAATCGTTAGATGATAATACTATTTTATCATGTTCTTTAATGAATTCAGATTTAAGAATTATAGATTTTATTTATAAATATATTTTAGAAAATAATATTGTTTATACTGAAAGTAATTGTGTTACTATTTTACAAGAATATGATTTAAATTCATTTAAAAAATATAAGAAAAAATTTGATATATTTATTAGTTTATGTGGTGAAAAATATATACCATATATATTAGAAAAATTAATATATTATAAACCACTAGTAAAACATGTAATAAACAAATACGATTACAAAATAGAATTAAAAAAAATTCATATAACTAATAAAAAAATATTTAATTGTTCTGATCTAAATAAAGAATATTTAAAGTTTTTTGTAGATAATATAGATTATGAAAAATCAAAATATAATGTAATTATTGAATATATTAGTAATATAGGTTGTATAGATTTAGTAATAGAAATATTTAAATATATGTTATCAAAAATAAATTATAACAAAATAGATATTTCAACTTGTAATAGTACTACTCTTTTTTTAAAAGTATATGATAATATTAAACATAATAATTGTAATAAATGTAAAGATTATGATAATAAAAAACATTTTATTAAATATATTGATTTTATGAAAAAAAATATAATTACAAATGAGAATAGTTTAATTAATACTGATTTTCATTCTAATTTAAACAATTATAATGAAATTAGTGATATATTATTTAAAAATGGGTTTTATTTTACTAAATATTTATATGATTATTACATTGATGATTCAAAAATAAATAATATAAATTCAATGTGTATTATTAAATTAATAAATTTAAAAAAACTATCCAATACACAATATAGTATTCCATTTTTAAATTGGGGTATTGTTATATGTAAACTAAAAATGTATGTTAGAAAAAGGTTTAATAAATGTAAACAATCATTTATACATAAAGTTAAAAATATACACAATGAAATTAATATAACAAAATCAGTAATAGTAAATAATATACCAACACATTTAACACCATTAGATTGTTATAAACCTTTAAATGAAACCCATAAATATATTTCTATAAAAGTTGATGGTATATTTAAAAAGGGAATATTTGATATATATCCAGATTTAAATTTAAATGAAGATTTAGAATATGAATTTGTTAAAGATGATAATATATGCTATATTTTTGAATCGTATGAAGAAACTATACATATTAGAAATGAACATCCTTATATCACAAATAAAATATATCCATATTTAAATCTAAATAATTATAAAGATATTTTACTAGATTATAATACGTTAGAATCTATTTCTATTAAGAATTTTATTAAATCTAAACCATTTAAAAAAAAATTGTGGGCAAAATATGTATTTAAAATTGACGAAATGTCGCATTTAGATTATTTAATATTATTAGATAATATTTCACTATTAAGTTTAGATTGTATAACTAATGATGGTTGGATATTAAATGGTAATAATAGTATATATAAAATTAAACCTAACAAATTATTAACTTTAGATCTTTTATGTAAATCTAATAGATTATATGATAAACAGGATAATATATATGAAAATATTTCTAAAAAAAAATTAATTAATAATACAATTTATAGATGTTATTATGATAATGGATGGCAAGCTAAAGAAATAAGATATGATAAATTTATTCCTAATGATGATACTATTTGTAAATTTATTGATAAATCACAAAAATTGTCATGGAATATTAAAGATATAAAATTAATTAATTGTTACTATCAGAAACACTATAATAATAAATCTAATTACAAATTGTCTATTAATTTAAGTAATAAAAGTGTATTAGATTTAGGTTGTGGATATTCGACGAAATATGTAGGTATTGATATAGATCCTAAAGTATTAAATCATAAAAAAAAAGGTGAAATTTATATATGTGATTTAACACAAAAATGGGATTTAGAAGAACAAATAAAAGAATATAAAAACATTTACCATTATTTACCAAATATTACAGATTTTATGAAAAAATATAATAATTATAAATTTGAGGTAATAGTAGCTATTAATAGTATTCATTATTTATTAAATAGTAATCATGATATGTTATTTTATAATATAAATAAATATACTAAAAAAAATAGTTTATTTGTAGTTAAATTCTTAGATAAAAATTTATTAAATATGTTACTAAAAAAAAATAAATATATATGTAATGGAAGTAGTTTTGTTAGAGAATGCGATGATTCTAAAATAAAAATATATTATGATTGGGTTCATACTGATTCAATTAGTGAAAATATATATAGTAAGAATGATTTAGAAACTATATTTAATAAATATGGTTGGAAATTAAAAGAATATAATAAAAATGAATTAAATAAAACCATGACTGATTGGGATAATTATTTTATGTGTTTTTCTACACTAATATTTATTAGAACCTAATTTATTACCTTTACCACTAAAAGATTTAAATTCATTACTAGATATATTCTCTTTTTTTAGTTTTTTTTTATTTAATGATGAATTAATAGTTGATATAATTTTTGATTTTGGTTTTGGTTTTATTATAGGTTCAATATCAATTTCTAATTCTTCAATCTCATCTATAGAAACATTTGGTTCTGGTTTACAATCTAAAATAGATAATGCTATTATATTATTACCATAAATTAAATTTATAGTTGTATTTGCTGATATAACTGTATATAAATTTTTAAGATGTGCTTCTAGATATTTTTTTTTATCTTCTATTTTATAAAATTCTTCAGATTGTGATTTTATTTTAATATATGTTGCTTTAGGTAGTGGTTTACTAAGTATTTTCATTTCTATTTTTTCATTTTCAACTAAATTTAAATTATAAAATATATGATTTGGAATATAAATTTCATCTATAAATTCTTTAAATTCTAATACACCTAAATATAGATGTTTATATTTAATTGTAATTGGATATACTATATTTTCATATTTAGATAATTCATATAGAATATATTTAGGACATATTACTTTATTACCATTATTATTATATTTACATTTTGGACTTTCATCATTATAAAATGTAAATGGTAGTGCTTTTACTTCTATATCAATATCATTATTATTAATAATTAAATTTGAGTTAATATTTTGTTGGATATTTTCCATATTATATTATATTACAATTTTAATTCTTAAATTATTTAATCATATTTCTCTAAAAATTAATTAAATAACTTATAGAATTTTATTTATTAGTATGTTCTCCTTGTAGACCAGACCATTTCTTTTTTTTAAAATTAATATGTCTATGAACATCTGGTCTATTTTTAGCAAATCTACGACGTACTTCTTCTTCGATGGCAATAATTTTCTTTTGTTCTTCAACAACAATTTCACCAGTTCTATCTCTACATTTTTTCTTTAATAGTGCTTTAGTAATATTTGGATCATAACTTGAATTATAAGAACTGTCTTGTTTTGAAGAACTATAAGGAACATCTTTAATAGTAATGTTATTTTCTGTTATACTTAGATATTTATAGTGAAAAGCAAATAAATCCATTCTATATTCATCTAGCTTATTATCATTATCTGTTGTATTACCAATTCCTGTAAAATTTAATTTTAATTTATCATCATCTTTTGAGAAATTAAAAGTTCCACTAGGTTGATATTCTTCCGGATGAAGAGAAAATGAATAACAATATATATATTTTCTTTTTTCATTATTAACTCCACCAGGAACATTGCTATGATATTTATAAGGTTGAATAGTTCTAAAATGTGTTGCATCTGTCACTTCAAATCTAGAATCATTTGAAATCTTCATTTCTAAAGTTTTAAATGTATCAAATGTTCCATATCCTAATATGCCATTTTCTTCTTCTAATGAATAGTTAAATATATCATTTGGATTATGATTAACTTCTCCCTTATCAATGTCGCCACCTACTTTATTTCTATTAGGTGCTTTATTATTTATAGTGCCACCTGCTTCTGGAATTTTTAATCGTTTTTTGCTTCTTATAACCCATATTAATTCTTTAACTGGATTATTTAAGGTTAATGTTGTTGTTGGATCTAAAGATTCATTAATTGTTGTAATTTCAATAAGATATTCATTTGGTAAATTTGTTTTAATTCTATTTTCTTCATCTGAATCTAAAAATACATATGTAGTAAAAAATTTAAAATTTGTTATTCTACAAGTATCATTAAATGAGAATGAGTCAAATTCTGGTGCAGCGTCTTCTGTAATTTTATAATTTAATAAACTTTTTAAACTATTTAACTTTATATTTATTTCAACATCACCTTCAGAAAGTAAAAAAATAGGCAATGCCAATCCTGGATTTCTATTAAAATAAAATTTTAATGGAACATAATATCTTGAGTTTAGTTGTTTTATGTTAGGGTTATATTCAATATCATTGTGTTTCCCAACTAGTTGCCATTCTTTTTTATATGGATCTGTTAATTCATTCCATATATCTAACCATAAACCTGTATGCTTATCAATAACTTGTTGTTTTATTTTTAACTCAATACTATCAATTATAGCATATCCTACAGCATTTACCCAATGACAATATTCATTCCAACCATTGACCGCACCTTCCCCTACACGACCTTTATATTCTATTATGTTCTTGGTACTATTTCTACCATTACCATTAATTGCTGGAGGTAATGTAAATTCAATATGCATATCATGAATTAAAGTTCCAGTTTTTGGTATTTTATATGTAAGACTTGAACCAAATTCTAATCTATCTTCTTTACCATTTGATACAGATGTTGCTGCTATTTTTTTAGATTCTAATCCAAAATTAGTATGTCTTTTATATACTTTTTTAAAAAAGGTAATTTGTGGATTTAAACTAAGTATATCATCACCAGTTCCTTTTTTAGAACCTAAACTTAAACTTCCTCCACCCATACTTAATAATATATTTAAATATATTTATTTAAATGATTTTTTAAACTATTTAAAATATATTTATTTTTATAACTTAAATAGTTATTAATAAATAAAATATATGGCAAATATATTTGATGAAACACTTGAAGTTAATAATAATATATTTCTAACACAATTTCCAGGAACAAATAATACAGGTGATAATGATAGTAAAAGAGAAAGTATTATACAATTTAAAGGATTTGACTCAAATATTCAAGAAGGTGTTTTGGCAAGTATAACAGCAAGTCATTCTGGTTCTGTAACAGATCATAAAGGTAAAATTAAATTTAATATAAATGATGGATCATCAAATAATAATTTACATAATATTATGACTATAGGACCTGCTGAAATTAAAAATTCTGGTGCTTTACAAGCATCTACAAATTCTCCAGCAACTATAACATTAGCTTCTACGGCTAGTTCTACAGACGATTTTTATAATAATTATAATTTAAAAATAATAAGTGGCAATGGAATAGGTCAATTAAGAAAAATTATTGATTATGTAGGAAGTTCAAAAATAGCGACATTAGAATCAAATTGGACTACAATACCAATCGCAAATGATAATTATGAAATTTTATCTTCTTCTGTCTCAATTATTGGTGATTTAAATGTATCTTCTATTATATCTTCTACAAACACCACTATAAAAGATAATATGATAGAATTAAATACTGGCGCTGCTTCTAATACACACGATAGTGGAATACTTATTGAAAGAGGAACCACTGGAGATAATGCATTTATGGGGTGGGATGAAAGTGAAGATAGATTCATACTTGGAACAACTACAGCAATTAATACAGATACTGGTGATTTAACTATATCTCCGTCACCATTAGAAATATCAAATTTATTTTTAAAAACAAATAGTTCTACTATTAATTTTGGTGCTAATAGTGATGTATCTTTAACACATGTTCCTAATACAGGGTTAGTATTAAATTCTACCACTACCAATACTGATTTAACTATTAAATCATCAAATACATCAGATGGTGAAGCTCATTTAACTATGATAAGTGATAATGGTGAAAATGTAGGAGATGGATTTCAAATTAAAACAATTAATGGTCAATTAACATTCGCATCTGATCATAATTTAAGTGGGACTTATGGAGAAACAATCTTAACATTAACAGGACATGATACAGATAATAGTAGAGCAGTAGCTATAACAGGTACTTTAGATGTCACCGGCGATACTTCAGTTTCAACCTTTGATTCTAGTGGCGCTACTTCACTTGCTACTGGTGGTGGCGCTGTTAATATTGCTTCAACAGGATTAATGACTACTATTAAAGGAACTCTTAATGTGGATGAGGCAGTGACATTAGATACTACTTTAGATGTCACCGGCGATACTTCAGTTTCAACATTTGATTCTAGTGGCGCTACATCACTTGCTACTGGTGGTGGCGCTGTTGATATTGCTTCAACAGGATTAATGACTACTATTAAAGGAACTCTTAATGTGGATGAGGCAGTGACATTAGATAATAATTTAAGTTTAGTATCTGATGGTGTAGTGTTAAATTTTGGTGTTAATAACGATGTAAATTTAAGTCATGTTCATGATACTGGAATTTTGTTAAATACAGATAAACAACTACAATTTAGAGATAGTGATATTTATATTAATTCAAATAGTGATGGTAATATGACTTTAAATGCAGACACAGGTATTAATTTAAATATTAATAATGATAATAAAGTTAATATAACAACTACAACAACAACATTTGGAACTAATATTACTACTAGTGGTATTACGGCTACTGGAACATTAAATACAGCGATTCTTAATACATCTGGAGAGGTAACATTTACAGGTAATGGTGCTAGTATAACTGGTGGAACGGGATTGAATATATTTTTAGGTAATATACCAACTGGGTTAGGTTCAGCTACAAATAATGTAGGTCTTGGTGTAGGTTCATTAAATGGTATAACAGGAACCGATAATACGGTGGGTATTCAAAATACTGCAATAGGTTATAATTCTGGAAATAGTATAACAACTGGTACTAATAATACATGTATTGGATATGAAGCTGATACTACTAGTTCAACAATTCAAAATGAATTTACCTTAGGAAATGGTAGTATAACAACATTAAGATGTGCGAATCAAACTATAGCATCTCTTTCTGATGGACGAGATAAAACGAATATAGTTGATTCTACTTATGGATTAGATTTTATTAATACTTTAAGACCAATTCAATTTACATGGAATAAAAGAGTATTAGTTAATGGTGACGAAACTTTTAGTAAAAATGGTAAAGATGAGTTAGGATTTATAGCACAAGATTTTCAAAAAGTTATGCCTAATAATGAGAATGATATATTAGATTTGGTTCATGATTCTAACCCAGATAGATTAGAGGCTAGATATGGGAAATTAATACCCATATTAACTAAAGCTATTCAAGATTTATCTGGAATAGTTAAAGAATTGAACGAAAAAATTAAGAAATTAGAATCATCCCCTTAAATTTAAACAAAAAATAAAAATATTTTATAATAATATATTATAAAATGGCAACGAAATTATTTTTAGCGAGTGACGATGGTTCTCATGAACTTGAAATGAAATATTCTGGAACTGCGGCTTCTGGAAATGATTGTGGGCTTATATCTTTTAAAGATAATAGCAACACATATGTTAAAATTTTAGCAGAATGTCAAGATGCTACAGGAAGTTCACAAGATGGTAAACTTTCATTAACTTCATTAGTTGGTAATGTTGACCACTCTTTTTTATCATTTACTGGGTCAAATAATTTAACTTTGGAGGGTGGTGATGGTGCAGATATATTAGTTGGACCCACTTTAGCAGATGGTAAAACATTAAAACTAGGTAAAACTGGCGCTACAGAAATGGTATTTACACCACACGACACACCAGCAAATGAAAAAATATCATTAACTAATACATCAGGTGATGCTGCTGATGCTATATCTATTACTGCTACTACAGGTAGTTTAGATCTTAATGCTGGTGATAATGTAACTATAGATGCAGCAGATGAAATATCAATAACTACATCTTCTGCTGATGGACATATTACGTTAACTAGTGCTCATACAGCAGGAGTAGCTTTTCATATTGATGCCAATGCTGCTGCAGATTCAGAAGTTCAGATTGATGCAGGTATTTTAGATATTGATGTTACTGCTGGTGCCACTATTGATGCTGTCGGTTTAGTTCTAAATGGAGGAGCCAGCGCATCTTCATTTAGTGTAACTACAGGTGCAGCTGATGCCAAAGATTTAACTTTCGCAGTTTTAGGAGGTGGTGATTCATCTTTATTATTAACTTCATCAGGTACTGGAAGTGATGCAATATCGATTGATGCCTCATTTGGAAGTATGTTAGTTGGACCTTCTTTAGCAGATGGACAAACATTAAAACTAGGGAATATGAATTCTACAGAAATGGTATTTACACCACACGGCACACCAGCAGATGAAAAAATATCATTAACTAATATATCAGGCGATGCTGCCGATGCTATTTCTATAACATCTATAGATGGTGGCATATCATTAAGTGTTGCGGATGAGAAATATGTTAATATTGACCAAAGTTTAAAACTTACATCAATAACAGCTCCATCAACAACAACGAATCAATTATATAATGTTGGTGGAACATTAACATGGGATGGAACTAGTTTAACAGGTGGCGGTGGTTCTTCAACACTCAATGGATTAGACGATGTAATAAAAAATATTACAAATTTTACTGGTTCATTATTAATTCAACCAGACAGTGGAAATTCTGCTCCATCCATGACGGGGTCACTATCAAATGCTATTAATAATATAGGTATAGGTGATGAGGTATTTGAAGTATTATCAAGTGGTACAGACAATACATGTTTAGGTCATGATGCAGGTAAACTCATAACTACCGGAACAAACAATACTTGTGTTGGATCTGGTACTGTTATAGCTGCAGCAGTAAATAATCAGACCGCAATTGGTAATGGTGCTACATGTAATGCAGTAAATCAGACGGTGCTAGGTAATGGAGCAACAGGTTCTGGTTCTAATGAGATTACATTAGGTAATGCTTCTGTTACTGCCCTAAGATGTGCTGATACTACAATTGCTTCTCTTTCAGACCAACGAGATAAAACGGATATAGTTGATTCGTCTTATGGTTTAGATTTTGTTAGCACACTAAGACCAGTTCAATTTAAATGGGATAGACGAAACTTATATCCAGGAGATGACACTAGTGGTATGAATGGTAAAACTCGAGTTGGTTTTATAGCACAAGAATTACAGGCAGCAATGCCTGCTAACGAAAATGATGTATTAGATTTAGTGTATGATGTTAATCCAGAACGAATTGAGGCCAAATATGGTAATCTTATACCTATTCTAACAAAAGCAGTTCAAGACCTTTCAGCCGCAAATGATGCATTAGTTGCCAGAGTTGCGGCTTTAGAATCCGCATAATTTTTCTAATTTATAATTTCTAATTTTTAATATAAATTAATAATATGAACCTTATTAAACTACCTATAACTATTTTAGATAATATTTTTTTATTTATAAATGATACAGATTCTTATGCTAATATAAGAATTTCTTGTAAATCCATACATTTTGTTTTAAAAGAAATTAAACGCTATTATAATAATAAAATTTTAAAAGAATTATTTGTATTTTCAGATGGAAAACTTGATGGATATCATATAAAATGGTATATAAATACAAAGTTACAATCTATTGTTTTTTATGTAAATTCAAAGAAAAATGATGAACAAACATATTATTATCCATCTGGTAATATAAAATTAATAAAACTTTTTAAAAATGGAAAACTAAATGGATTAGAAAAACAATATAGTAATTTTGAAAATATATTAGTAAGACAATGTGAATATAAAGATAATATTAAAATAAATGATGAGATAATATATGATAAATATGGTGATATATTATATACAAAAACCCATATTAATAAGAATATATACAAATTAAAATATAATAATGGTTATAAAAAAATTGAGGCAACTTTTATTAATGATTTACTTCATGGGAAAAAAATCATTACTTATTTAAAAAATAATTATTTGATATATTCGACATATAACAAAATAATTAAAACATATAGTTATGGACGATTAATATCTATTAGTAAATACAAAAAAAATAATTTAATAGAAAAGTTTTTTCTAAAAAATGGTAAAAAAAATGATTGGGCTTTTAAATGGCATTCTAATAATAAATTAAAATCATTATGTTATTTTAATAATAATAAATATGAAAAATCATTAAAAAATTGGAATGATAATTATAGTTTTATAGAAACAATTAATTTTTCCAATAATTTACCTCATGGATTATATAAATCTAAATCAAAATTTATTAAAAAAACGATTCCATTTATTAATGGAATTATAGATGGTTATATTATAGAACAAATAAAATGTATAAATTTACTTTATTATATAAAATTTAAAAATAATGAATTTGATAAAGTAATTAAGAAACAAAACAATATATCTTGTGAAGAAATATTTTTAGATATAGGTTATTTCAGTTATACCAAATATAAATATGGGAAAAAACAATATTCATTCAAACTTATTAATGATTATATTAATTTTGTAAAATATGATAATGATAATGATAAACCAGTATTTACAATATCACATATTTTAAATCTACCTTCTATTAATACATATGTTTAATTTTTTTGATATTTTTTTATTTAAAGGTTTATCTAGGTAATATTATAGATAATAATATTTATTATGACCTTAATTGATGATTATTTGAAAGAACAATCACATTTTTCCAATAAATATGGTGAAAGAACGATTGTTCTAATGCAGGTCGGTCATTTCTATGAATGTTATGGTGTTGACAACATGGAGGAACAAAGCAATAGTTCTAATTTATATAGATTATCAGATGTATTGGATATACAACTCACAAGGAAAAATAAAAATATAACAGAAAGTTCAAGAAAAAATCCACTTATGATAGGTGTCAATATTTATTCAATCGATAAATATATTCAAATGCTTCTAAATAATAATTATACAAGTGTATTAATAGAACAAGTGAGTGATCCTCCATATGTTGAACGAAAAGTAACAAATATATATAGTCCAGGTACAAACGTTCAATATAATCTTAGAGGTCAGACTAACAATCTTATGTGTATTTACATTGAATCAAATAAATCACTACACTCGGCATCAGAAAATATGTGTATAGGAATTTCTACTATAGATTTATCGACTGGTAAAAATATAGTCTATGAACTCTATTCAAATGAAAATGATAAAAATTATGGATTAGATGAGATTTTCCGATTTATCCAAACATATGATCCAAAAGAAATATTTTTTATTAAGAAAAACCTTAATCATTCTAATGATTTTTTAAGTAATTATTTAGATTTGAGTCATAGAGTCGTCCATTTTAAAGATGAAATTAAGAAGGAGTATTATGAATTAAATTATCAGAAAACCTTGCTAGATAAAATATTTAAAAATACTGGATTATTATCAGTCGTTGAATATTTAGATTTAGAAAATAAACATTTTGGATTGCTAAGTTATATTTGCGTATTAGATTTTGCTTATGAACATAATTCAACTATTGTAGAAAAAATTTCAAAACCTAATATTTGGAAATCAGAAAAATATTTAACATTAACAAATAATACTATTAATCAATTAAATTTAGTAGAACATCAAGGACAAGTATCATCAAATAAATATAATTCACTCTATGCTGTAATAAATAATGCTAGCACATCTATTGGAAAAAGATTGCTTAGAGAAAGACTATTAAATCCTATATTAGATACAGAAGAACTCAATAAAAGATATGACTATATTGAATCAATGTGTAATAGTAACTCACCAACATATTATAAAAATTATGAGGTTAATTTAATAAAAATTCAAGATATTGAAAGATTACATAGAAAAATGGGATTAAAAATGTTACAACCATCAGACTTTGCTGGATTAGATTTTTCATATGAACATATTAAAAATATTTTAGAAATAGAAAATGATAGTATAAGTAGTTTAACACCATCACACGAAATATTAAAAGAATTTAATTTATTTATAGAAGAATATAACCGTGATTTTAATATGGATGAAATTGTTAAATATCATTTAGATAAAATTAGTAGTAGTTTTTTTAAAGCAAATGTCTATAAAGACATTGATGAAGTTCAATCAAAAATAGATAATAGTAGATTTATTTATGATACTATCATATCTAAATTATCTAAATTTGTAGAAGATTCAACTAAATCTAAGAAATTTAAAGCTCCACTTTTAAAATTAGATAATAATGATCGTGATGGATATTATCTATCTCTTACTTCAAAACGTAGTGAATCATTAAAACGAAATTTGAAAAAAGATAATTATCCAGTAATAGATATTAAGTTTACTAATAAAACTATTTCATTTACTACAAATGATATTGAAACTAAAGTGGCAACAAAACCTAATGTAAAAATATCTAATACATATTTAAAAGAATTATCTAGTAAATTAGTGAATTTGGAACATCAACTACAAGAATTATGTAAAGATAAATTTTTAGAAAGATTGGAATACTATGATAATAAATATTCTAATAGTTTAAAAAAAATAACAAATTATATTGCTAATATAGATTTAATAAAAAGTATAGCTAAAACATCATCAAATTATGGTTATGTAAGACCAACTATTATAAATTCAAATGATAGTTTTATAGAAGCAAAAGAAATAAGACATCCAATTATAGAAAGAATAAATAATAATACAAATTATGTTACTAATGATATTAAATTGGGTATAGATACAAATGGAATATTATTATTTGGAACAAATGCTTCTGGAAAAAGTAGTTTAATGAAGGCAGTTGGTTTAAATATTATTATGGCGCAAGCAGGTTTTTTTGTGGCTGCTAAAGAATTTAATTATAGTCCATATGAATATTTATTTACTAGAATTAATAATAATGATAATATTTTTAAGGGTGAATCTTCATTTGCTGTTGAGATGGGAGAACTTCGCAGTATTTTAAAAAGAGCTAATAATAAAAGTTTGGTATTAGGTGATGAACTATGTTCTGGAACAGAAAATATTTCGGCACTCTCTATATTTTCATCAAGTGTAATAAAATTGGATGAACGAAGAACAAGTTTTGTTTTTGCTACACATTTACATGATTTATGTAAAATCCCTCAAATAACTAATTTAGATAGTATAAAAATGTTTCATCTAAAAGTAATTTTTAATGAAGAAACAGGAGAATTAATATATGATAGAAAATTAGAAGAAGGAAATGGTCCAACTATTTATGGGTTAGAAGTTTGTAGAGCAATGGATATGGATATAGAATTTTTAAAATTATCTGAACAGATTAGAAAACAAATTTTGGGAGAATCTGAAACACTATTAAATACTAAAAAATCACATTATAACGCACAAGTATTCGTCCATGATTGTAGCATATGTCAGGAGAAAGCTGAAGACGTCCATCATATTAAATTTCAATGTACTGCAAATGAAAATAAAATTATAGAGTCTCATATAGTGAAAGATTGTAAATCAAATTTAGTTCCATTATGTAAAAAATGTCATAATAATGTTCATAATGGTGATTTAAATATAAAAGGATGGATTCAAACCAGTAATGGTATAAAATTAGACTATAATTATATAACTAAAGATGAATGTATAGAGAAAAAAACAAGAAATAGGAAATTAGTTGAAGAACAAATAGAAATTATAGTGAATCTAAAAAATGATAATCCTAAAATAACTGGAGGTCAAGCTTTAATATATTTAGAAAAAAGACATTCTATAAAAATTTCTAAAGCAACATATAGTAAAGTTATTAAAGGAACATATTGATTTTATAAAATTGATTTAAAGTTTTTTACTTTTTATTAAGTAAATAACAGACAACAATGACCTTTACCAAGAATATGAACACTTTTATGACTATGATTGCTTTTACAGCAATGACAAATATGATTTTTAATCCAGTCCAAGTAGATGCCGCGTTTGGACTACCTGATAATGTAGAATTTGTAACAAATATGTATAATTCATCTAATTGTTCAACAAATTCTTCTTATAGAAATATTATACTTAATCATTTCTGTTATGATACTAAAATTGTAGATGGATATCCAAAATGTTGTAATGAAATTCTAAGTGGTATTAGTTTGTTTGAAAATGTGTCATTTAGACAATGTATTAAAACTAACATGACATTCTCTAATCTAAGTGGTATTAGTTACGATTGTAATATGACTCATATGAATCATTTGAATACTGCTAGTGCTCTTTCATATGTAGGACTTATTTCTATGGTTATTCTAGCTTTTATTGTAACCGTATATTTCGCTTGGTGTGTATGTGGAAATGGGAGGAAATCATATGATCGAATGTAAATTTATTATAAATATTTTACTAAAAATAACTGAATATTATTATCCTTATCTAATCCTTTAAAATAGTCAATAAATCCATATTTATAATATAATTTTTTTGCTGGAATATTTGTATTTTTAATTTGTAATATAAGATGATCTTTATTTTCTTTTTTAGATAAATTTATAATCTTAGTTAAAAGTTCTTTACCATAACCCATTTTTCTATATTTTTTATTTATACAAAAATTATTAATATAATATCCATTCCATGATATTATTGGAATCTCATTTAAAAACTTTGTTGGAGTTAAATAACATAAACCTTTATTATTTTTACTATATATAATTTTAGAATATTTGTAATATTTATTAAAATTATTTATTTCTGTATTATTGAAACATTCATTTAACATTTTAGGATGATTAAATATATTTGTAAAATATTCATTATTTTTTAAAACGATGAGTAAATTAAATAATAAAAAAAATGTTAAATAAAATTTATAATTTATCATTATAATATTATAAATATTATAGAATTGAAAAATGTAATTTAAAATAGATTTTGCTTGAGTTTAATTATTATTTCACATTTATTATCTGTAGACATAGAATCTAATAGTTTTCTATCTTTTTCTATTTCATCATCAGCCCATATTTTTTTTAATTTAGCATTATCTAATAAAATATTTATTATAAAATCTAATGTTTCGGTATTTAAAGTATATATCATAGATATAAAATTATTTGAATTAATATATATTGGATTTGTAATTAATATATTGGGAATATCATACAAAAAATATGTTTTTGCTTTATAACCTAGTTTAATCATACTTTTTTTAGAAAATGTATGTTGTTTTATATTATAACTATAACCTAATTGGCAATCAATTTCCTTATCCGTAATTTTTTTAATATGTTCTTCGTCTAATGTTTGTAAAATAGGATCTAATATAGTATTAAATGAAATATTATTAATATCTAACTCAAAATCTTTACAATAATCTTTTATGGATCCATGTATAGATATTAGTTTATACATATCTAATATATAATTTGAATCTAATTGAAAATGCGACCCTTTAATAATATTTATTTTAGATCTTTCTTCTTCTGTTAATATATATGAATCTATCATTTTCCATAAGTTAGATATAAATATTTTTGTTTCATTTTCAATAGAAATATTGGTATTATTTAAAATGGTATGTATATCAGCTATTAATATAGTAATAGTATGTCCTAATTTAATTAAATCTATGATTTTATTTAATATATATATTATTTTAAAATCTATCATATTATTAACTTTTATACCCCAATAAATACTAAACAATCCATTTTTTAATTTATGATTAAATGATTTATTCCTACCAACAATATTAGAAATATCATTTAATACTTTATTAAATTGTTCCTTCATCATATTAATAATAAATATATTTTTAAATTTAAATTTAATTATCTTATTTATTTAAGTTCTTAGAGTCTATTTTTTTTTGTTCTACTACTGATTTAAACTTTAGATTCGATTGATTTTTTTCATCTTTTAACCATTTATACCAGTTTGCTGTCCATTCATTATATTTATTTATATCATGATTTCCATATTCATGTAATATAATGTCATCTAAATATTTAGTATCCATTATAATTATTTAATGTATATTTATCTTTAAATTTTATTAATTACAGATATTTAATTTTTTTTTATAATATTATATTATAAAATGAATGATGAAGTTAAGGTTGCAACTTGGAATATATTATCCGATGGATTATATGACGGTGAATTTTTAACACCTGAGGGAGATGATAGTACATTAGTATGGGAAAAACGAAAAAATAAAATATATAGTTGTTTAGCTAGTTTTTTTAATAATGGTGGTGATATATTTGCCACTCAAGAAAATGATCGTCCAAATGAAATACTTAAAGGAGTACAGGCAATGTGTCCACAAGAAAACATAGAACATGTTATATGTCTAAAACATAAAAAAGAATCACAAGGTAAAAGATTAGCATCTAAAAGGCGGGTGGAGGAAGACGAGGCAATCGTTATAAATGATACTATTACTGTTTATTATAATTCAAAAAATGTTAGTCTGCTCCCTACTTCACGTACACAGGGGGGAAACACATCTGAACTTATGGGAGATCCTGATGATCTTGTTAAATTAAATCAGAATCCTAATCAGAATCCTAATCATAATCATAATCTACAATCTGCTTTAAGTCAAATTGATTTGGACTCAGAACTAGCAGCAATGTTAACATTTAAAAAAAATGAAAAAACATTTGTTGTTGTAAATGCACATTTAAAATCTGGAGAAAATGCTGAAGCTGCTAAAAAGCGTAATACACAAATGACGGACATCATGACAAAAATAACTGCACTTGATTCGACGACGGCAACCTCTCTCCCAATAATATTATTAATGGATAGTAATTCATCTAAACATTATCCATCATCCGATGGCGCGTTAAGTCCAACTGAAAATGCTAATGTGGAACTGGGACGTATTTATAGTCCTAGATTTAAAAATATAGTTGGTGATGAAAAAGGAGCTGGATTTGAATGTTTTAAAATGCGTCATGGAGCAGGTGGTCAACCTAACAAATATGGTGAATTAATGTTTGATACTATTGATAAAATTTTAATATCAAACGATTTTTCGTTTGATGATGATGATGTAAATATTATACCAACGTTTATACCATGGCATCGACATGCGAATCGTTCCGCGAGGAGGAGAGATACTATTGAAGATCATATTTATAATTTACGAACAAATAAATATTTAAGATATGCAATGAAAGCATGTGTATTTGGTGCTAATAATCTTTCAAACATTAATATGTATAAACTAGATAAGAACGAACTAGATAAATCAAAAATCATTACGTTAGATAAAAATAATTTTGAAATTATACATAAGTCAAATTCAGGCATCGGTGTTGGTGCGAGCACCAGCCTCGAGAATGTATTGAAAAGCGACGAAATGAGAAAATATGAATTAGACTTAACAAAGACCGCAACGGAAAAGGTGTTGCATGATGAATCCAGATTTGCAAAAGACGCATATAATTCTGATGTCAATTTTAATAATCCTCTTGGTTTAGTTCCCAGAAGTTCACCTGATACAATCAATACCGGTAATGTTGAAAATATATATTGGGATCCAAAAACATTAGTAAAAGCAGTAAAAAAAACTTTTGATACTTCAACTGTGGTGGACGAAAGGATTAGAGGTCAAACAACAATACCTAATGAGACATGTCATATAGAAAATATCACAGATAAAGATAACACAAGTGAAAGCAACGACGAGTTGGTGCAAGCCAAAGAGATAGCAACGAAACCTTTGTTCCCAGCTGATATAAAAAATAGAATGTATCCAAATATGGGTGCTCCATCTGATCATCCACCGATTGAAGCTATATTAACATTATCCAAGTCGATGTCAAGTGATGCAATCCCCACCATGATTTCTGCTCCTTCTGCACCTGCTTCTTATGCAAACGTTGTCGCAGGCACGGGCACGTTCAACCCATCGAGTAGCGGTTTTGTTGCACAACAATCGGCAGCAATCGATCGTCTCGTCCAGTCTTCAATGGGACGAGAACAAGCACCACTGCCACCAACAACAACTCCCCGCCCTATAAGTATGGTCTTCGGCCATGCCCCATCTGCACCAGGCCCGGCGGCGGGTGGTGGTAAAAAACGAACAAAAAGAAGACATAAAGTTAGTAAAAGAAGACATAAAGTTAGTAAAAGAAGACATAAAGTTAGTAAAAGAGGTCATAAAATAAGTAGAAAAAGAAGACACGTTAAAAAAAGAGTAAGTCGTAAAAGACGTAAAATGTAATTATATTTACATTCTAATTTAAATTAATTTAATTTTTATCTATAAGTTTTTCTTTTAATTTATCTAAATTAATTGGTATATTTTTTTTTAATTTATCTAAATATTTAGTATCTGTTTTGTTTGTATCTAAATTAATTGGTATATTTTCTATTTCATGGTCATTAAATGAAATAAGTTCACTTTCATCTAAACATATACATTTGGGTTCTTTAGATTCATCCCAGAGTGCGTTACATCTAGAACATTCATAAAAGTATTCTATATTATTGCTATAATTGTTATCATTATCATTGCTATAATTGTTATCATTATAATAATTAATATCATTGTAATCATTGTTATATTTGATATAATTCTTATCATCGCTATATATAAATGGTCCATGTTCAAGTTCTTCCCAATCTTTATCTGTCATCAGTGGATTATTCATTTAATTAATAATATAAAATTAAATATATTTCAATTTTATATTTTATATATCATATTTTACATTTCATATTTCATATTTAATTTATTTATTTTTCTATGCCTATAATATATATGAATAGTGATGGATTAAATATATTAAGAGAATCGTGTGAAGAATTAGAATCAATATGTAAGCATAATTTAAATAGAATATTAGAATGTATGACTAAAAATCCTAAAACATGTAAACATTTAGAAAAGTACGCTAAAAAATGTGTAATAATGGAAAAATTATGTGATTATACTGCGTGTAATTGTTGTAATGCTGATAGTGTATCTATTCTTATTTTAAAAGAACACAAACAAAAATGTAATGATATGGTTAAACTATGTAAAGATTTAAAAAAGGTATTAAGTAAAGATGTATGTGATTATATAAGATGTGATAAAATGATTAAATTATGTGAAAGTAAAAAAAGTAAAAAAAGTAAAAGAAAATAAAAATAAAATTGTTTCTATTTAAAATAATTTTTAATATAATATACAAACAATGTATAGATATTTATTTAATAAAGTTAAAAATATTATTCCTAAAATTTCTGCTACTGAATTGATAGCATTAAGAACCGGAAATGTTCATTGTGATAGAGATATTTTTAAAGGTGAATTAAAAATACCAGATAAATTAAAAAATGAAGATAATAAATTTGATGAATCTAGAATAACTCATTTACTTAATACTTATGGAAATAGTAAAATATATCCATCAAAAGAAACTAAACAAATATTTAATGTATTGGGTAAAAATAAATTTTTTTCATTTTTAATTCCTAAAGAATATGGTGGTATAAAATTATCAGTTCGTGAATTATCAAATATATTAACTAAAATATCTTCTAAAAATTTAGGACTTGGTGTATCGGTAATGGTTCCTAATTCTTTAGGACCATCTGAACTTCTTATTAATTATGGAACTAAAGAACAAAAAATAAAATATTTACCAGGATTAGCTGATGGAAAATTTATTCCATGTTTTGGATTAACAGGACCTAATAATGGTTCTGATGCTTTAGGTCAAATAGATACAGGTGTTGTTAAAAAGAAAAATGGTAAAATCATAGTTGAAGCATCTTTAAATAAACGATATATTACATTGGCTCCAGTTGCTAATTTAATTGGTTTAGCAATAAAAGTGGAGGATCCAGATAATTTATTAGTTGATGGTAATCCAGGAATTACTGTGTTTTTAATAGAAAAAGATCATGTAAATTTAAAATTAGATACTCATCATAATCCATTAGATATTGGATTTCCTAATGGAACAATAAAAGGAAATATTGAATTGGATTTACAACAAATTATTGGCGGTGAACAAAATTCTGGAAATGGATGGAAAATGTTAATGGAATGTTTAGCAGCTGGGAGAGGAATATGTTTACCGGCAACAGCAAATGCTTCATCTAAAGTATGTACGTATAGTATATTTAACTATATAAAACATAGAAAACAATTTAATATTCCATTAATAAAAATGGAAGGTGTTTCAAATAAATTTTCAAATATGATTTATAATACATGGTTAATACAAACAAGTATTGCTATGACAAATGATATTTTAGATCAAAATAATAAACCAGCAGTTATTTCAGCAATAATGAAACAACAAACAACTGATCGCGCTAGAAAAGTTGTTAATGAAGCTATTGATATTCACGCTGGAAGTGCTATATGTTTAGGACCTAATAATTTTAGTCATAAATTTTATCAAGGAATCCCAGTTGGTATAACTGTAGAAGGAAGTAATACATTAACTAAAAATCTGATTATTTTTGGACAAGGACTTAATAAGAGTCATCCATATATTTATGATATATATGATAGTATAGTATCAGATGATTTAAATAAATTCAAATATAATTTTAATAATATTGTTAAACATTCTCTAAAATTATATTTTAAATCATTGATTACATTTGAAAAAGATAATTTAACAAAACAAACACTACATTTTGCTAATTTATCTAATTTTATAGCGTTATTAGGAGGTGAAATTAAAAAAAATCAAAGTATATCTAGTGATATGGCAGATATATTATCAAATATTTATTTAGGAAGTTCATTAGTTTGGTATCAAGAACATAATAATGTTAGTGCCGTATTAACTAATTATTGTTTAAATAGATTATTAATTGAGAATTCTATATTATTTAATAGAGTTATAGATAATTATCCTAATAATACACTAAGATTTTTACTTAAAAATATGAAAAGACCAATTGAAAGTATTAATTACAATCATAACCATCTATTAATAGATGAAATAGAAACTAATAAAAATATAATGAATCATATAAAAGAACATATTTATATTGATAACTCTTTGGAAAAATTAGAACTATTAGATATGTTTGATACAAATTCTAAAGATTATAAAGAAATATATGAAAATATTATAAGTGTAGAAGAATATAAAAATAAAATTGAAATGTAGTATGCTATTAAATTAATAGTAATAATATTAAAAAAATATTTTTTATTTAGGTCTTTTCAAAATATAATTTACAGTATGTGTATATGATGCTGGATTCCCACACAATGAATCTCCACAACTATCCATATTAGCTATTGTAGCTTTCAAATCACTATTATCTTTTAAATTCCATCTTCCTAAGTTAGTAGTTGGTTGTTTAAACAATCTTTTTGTTAAGTTAGTTAAAAATTTAGATAACATATTTTATATTATATATTATATATTATATATTTAAGTTTTTTTCAATTTTATTATAACGATGATTTAAATAGATGATTTATATCTGTTAATTTAGGAGGTTCATATCCTAATTCACATTGATATTGTTTAAAATTAGTTTCACCTTTAGATCTTAAATATGATTCATCAATAAGTTGATTACCTGTAAAAATGGATGGATCTTCATTAATCATTTCTAAAACACTATCAACAATTATATCTGATTTTCTCCACATTTTTTTATCACCTAAATTATTATTTTTAACAGCAAAACTCTCTATAGGTGTCATTGGCCATAGTGTATTAACTCCAATATTATAACCTTTTAATTCTTCCGATAAACCAATAGCGCCTATAGTCATACCCCATTTACTAATCATATATGCTGATTTATTTTTAACTGTATTTTTAAAATCTACGATATTATCAGGTAGAGGTGGCGATTGATAAATTATATGACCTCCTCCTGACTTTTTTAATAATGGTAAAGATAATTTAGATAAAAAAAAAGCGCCTCTACTATTAACACCATTTATTAAATCATATTCTTTTACATTAGTATCTATTGTTGATTTCCAAGACAAAGCGCCAGCATTATTTATAACTATATCTAATCTACCAAATTTTTCTTCTGTTTTATTTATTAAATTTTCAATATCGTTATAATTACGCATATCTGTTTTTATTGGTAATGCTTTTGTTCCTATAAGTTCAATTTCTTTAGCAACACTATAAATAGTTCCTGGAATTTTTGGATTATGTACCGTAGTTTTCCCAGCTATAACTATATTATAACCTTTTTTAGATAACCCAATTGCTAATGCTCTTCCTATTCCTCGTGTGGCACCTGTTATTAATGCTACTTTATTCATTATATATAGTAGTAATTATATGTTTAAATAATTATTAATTTAAATTAAATTTATAAAATTTATACATCATTAAGTTTATTTTCTAAATAGATTTTATGACATTTTTTAGCAAATGATGTTTCTTTAATAATAGATTCATATTCCGATAATACACGAATATAACTACTATCTGTCATATAAATATATGGATCATATTTGTCTTGACTAAATTGACCTACTTTTATATTATTAGTATCAAATAATTCACCTGTGTTTTCGTCAAATAAATAATCTTTATTTTTATATTTATCTTCAATAGATTTTTTTAGTGGTTGTATAAAAGATAGTATCCAATCAGTCCATGTATTAGATCCATATAATTTCCATTCATCAAATAATGTGTAAGCTTTAATTCCTTTCATAGTTAATTTACTAACATTGAATAACTTAAATAAGTATTCAATTTTAAAATTGATTCAATATATTTAATCAATATTATTAAACATAATGACTTATTTTGAGTTTGGTTTCCAACATACAAATGAATACAATAATTTAAAAAAAATTTATGAAAATAAAAATGTATCTAATATAAAATTTAATTTATTTCAAGGGGATATTACAAGTGGAATAAATTGGATATGGGCTCAAAATGAAAATACATTAAATTATTTTACTAGTTTTATTGATTCTATAAATATAAATGAAAAATTAAAACAAATATCTAATGATAAATTTAAAGTAAGGGGTGCTAGTTTTATTACTATTGATCATAATATAGTTAATAGTTCTGATTTTCATTATGATGTGAGTTGTCAATATGATGGAGATGATACCCATATTTTAACAATTCTATTTCCATTATATAATTTAGAAAAAGATATGGGTCATTTAGAATATAAAAATAATGAGGAAACTAAAGTATATACATATGATATTAATAAACTTATAATTTGGGATTCATGTAAATTTTTACATAGAACACAACCATATATTATTACACACCCTAAACAACGTGTATTAGTTTCAATAAATTTGTCTACAGATAAAAAATGGGCAGTAGATGCTGTTAATAATTGTTTAAGATATCAAGGAAATTTATTATGGATTGACTAAATAAACCTATAACTATTACTATATTTTACCAAATTACCAAGATGTTAATGGTGAAAAAATCATAGTGATATTATTTTTAATTTTTTATTGGGAATGATATCATAGGTTTAAATGTTGGGAGACTATCAGATTTGTAAACTTTCCAATATAAATCATTACTATAATGAACTATAAGATGTGAATCTTTTGAGAATTGATCAAACATTTTTTTAATAATTGCTTTATCTTTGTATATTTTGGAAAAACTAATATAAATATTTTTATAATATGTATGTTTAGTATCATAAATTTTATTACCTTTAAAATCTGGTGTTTTTATAGATACTATTTCATATTTTATATTACTAATATCACCTAAATTTAATGAATTAAATATATCTTTTACAAATTCTTTATCAATAGAAAGAGACGCTAAATTAATTTTTAGGATTAATGGTATTGAATCCATAGTAATTTAAAAAAAATATAAAATATTATAAACAATCAATTTTATAATAATATAATCTAACTTATAATTTTTAAAATAATCCTAATAATATAAAAAGAATAATGAAATCACTTAATTCGAAATTTTAAGTAATAATATTAATCCATTTTTTTATCTAATTTAATTAAATCTTTGATAAGATTTCTCCCAGTAACCAAATCTAGAATAGTGCCATAGCCTAATATTGAATGTGATGTTAAAATTCCACCCATTAATGCTCCTGTAAATCCGAGTGTACATACATCTTGACCTGTTAAATATAAATTTTTAATACTTGTTTGTGGTCTTAACATATCAATTTCAGAATATCGTGAAGCATTAGAATCTAGACCATATCCTTCACCATCCAAACATCCCAAATAGAATTGATTTGTAAGAGGTGTTCCCATTTCATAATGGGTAACTTTTCCTTTTGTTTTGGGATAATATTTATAAAGACCTTCATTTAACATGCGTTGAGCCATAGTTTCTTTGAGATCTTTATAATCTAAATTTCTTTTCATACATTCTTCATCTTCCCATTGTTCAAACCATTCTTTTTTACCCATCGTTAATATTATGGCACTACTTTTATTTGGATATTGTTCATTCCAACTGCTATCTTTAGCAGATGAACTAGAAATAAAAAGAGGCATTGGGTTTTTTTCAATATCTTGTTCAAATTCATCTAGTAGTTTATCATAATCTTTATTAGGGTATATCCATAAATTAGAATCACGAATGTCTAATTCTTCGGATGTTCCATCTAAATTAACAAAACAATAAATAAATCCAGTTGAATTTCCAACTTTTTTAATTAAGTTCTGATATTTTATAACACTATCATTTTCTAACAATTCATCTGGAATAAGTCTATTAAAAGTATTATTTAATCCTACACCACTTACAATTTTATTAGCATATATTTTATCCCCTGTTTCCATAATAATACCTTTAGCACAATTATCTTCAATTATAATTGATGAAACCCCTTTACCTACTAAAACACGACCACCAGCATTTTCTATAGTAGGTATTATATTCTTAATTATTTCACTTGGTCCTCCTTTAGGAAAATATCCACCTTCTAGATAATGATTTACTATACTAGCGTGAATAAAAAAATTGGCTTTTTTAGGTGTTGGACCATAATCACCAAATTGACCTCCCAACACCGCTATTAAATCTTCATTATTAGTAAAAGTTTTAATTATATCATATGCTGAAGTATTTACATATTTATAATATTCCTTATCCCAATATTTAAGGTATAATTCTATAATTTTTCTTACACACCATAATTCTACAATTTTTATATTAAAAAATAAATCTTTACTAGCTACATTCTTCACTAAATTAATATAGGCTCTAATATTTTCTTCTTCACCTTCAAATCGTTTAGAAAGATCTTTAATAAAATTTTCTTCTCCTGATCTAAATAAATAATGTTTATCTTCTATAAATATTTCATCATAAACACCATTAGTTTTTTCTCCCATTTTACACCATTCAATAGGTTCAATCGTAATTAAGTCTAATATTTGTTTGCGTTTATCTACATTTCCAACATAATGGATTCCAGTTTCGTGTTCTATACCTTTTTCATCAAATACATGACAACATCCACCAGCAATATGGTGTTGTTCTATCACTAATACTTTTTTTCCAACTTTAGATAAATATGCAGCACAACTTAATCCACCAATACCACTACCAATTACAATAACATCAATATTTTGTGGTATTTTTGAAATATTATATCTATCTTTAGTAGAATCAACGCGTTTATAATTAGAAGTATCTATGGTTTCATATTGTTTTTTATATTGTTTTGGTTTAGAAATATGTAGTATATATTTTTGATAACAAATATGAATACCTCTAAAAATAATAAAAAATTTAAGAATAGTTAATAAAAGCAGTAGTATCATTTCTATAATTATATTAGTTTATGCTTTAAATATTTAAATAATTATAAATGTATTATACATAAACAACAAATAATTATTTTATAATTTTGTTCAATATTTAAGATTTTATTTTATTTAAACCATTCCATATAATTTCAAAGTCGATTCAATTACATTTGATACATTAGATACATTCACAGAATTACCAAGTTGTTTATAGGCATGTCTATCTCCATCCAATAATTTGAAATCATCTGGAAATGATTGTAATCTCAAACATTCTTTTGGAGTAATATATCTTTTTTCTTTTCCATAAATAGGAATTTGAGAAATGGCAACAAGTGTAGGAAAATATTGTGCTTTTTTAACTCTAATTCCAGATTGCCGAAATTGAATGAAATAGTTAAAAATGGAATCATTCTCTTTAATTTTACCAACTTGCCACTCTAATTTGGCATAAATTTCTCGTTTAGAAAGAATTGCTTTATGTTTTTCATACCAGGCATCCCATTGATCTTTATATTTTGTATATAATGGTTTATTTTTTATTATATAATCTCTTCTCCAATCGGCATAGTCAATAAATTCTTTTTCAATTTCAGAATAATGGTTATTTTCAATTTCTTTTAATAATTCGTCCATTTTAGTTTTATTTGGTATTTTATTTAATAATTTACGTTCTGAAGCATAACTATTTAATTTAATTAGTTTTTCTAAATTAACATCTTTGTATTTAATTGCTTCATTAATCATAATTGTTGGTGATATTTTTTCATCCACATCAAATAGTTGAATCATTTCATCCCAAGCAGATAAACACTCTAATAGGTCACCTTTCAAGAAATAAGATTCATCTATATCTTCTTTTTTAGTTAGATAATCTTGAAAGACAATTTGATTTGTTTTTGGCGTAATCAATTCGACAGGTGATTTATAAATATCTTTTCTTACACATACAAAATAAACTCTTTCTCTTTGTTGTGGAACACCATATTCATGAGGCGACATATTAAAAATTTGAACGTTATAGTTAATAGCGTCTAATTTTTTTTTAATATATTTTATTACGTCACCATTACCTACTTTTAGAATATGTTTTACATTTTCAAGAAACATAAATTTGGGTTTCTTATGTTTTGCAATACGAATAATTTCATCGAATAAGAGTCCTCTATCATCTTTAAAAGTTTTCTTTTTTCCAGCATTTGAAAATGCTTGACATGGAAATCCACCACAAATAATATCAAAATCATCTAATTCCAAAGGATTAATTTTCTTTACATCTTCACATGGAGTAATATGATAATTATTAGTATATACTTCTCTACAAAATTTATCTATATCGCACGCTAAAATACATTTGGCACCTAATTTACTAAGAACTTGATGAAAACCACCTATACCACAAAACAAATCAATAAATTTTAGTTGTGTATTGATTATTTTTTTTGATTTTGCCTTTTTAATTTTAATTTTAATTTTTGGTTTTGTTGTTTGAGATGGTTCATTCATGATTATTAATAATTTTAAATTATTTATTTTAAATCAATTTTATTAATTTATAATATTTCAATAATATGATAATGTATTTATAAATGGATCTCCAGTAATCTTTTGGAATAGTCAAAATAGTCTAATAGAAATTAAAAAAGTAAAAACAAGTATTACTCTATAATATTTATGTATCAAAATAATTTACTTTTTTAGCAGTAGGCACAAGTTCTATCAATTTACTTTCAACAATATCAAACAATTTTCTATTATGTTTTTTCAATAATCCAGCAATTTTTAGGTCGTAAATGTAACCAGTGTTAACAAATGGACATCCAAATGTTTTATTAAAATCTAAACATCTTCTAATAATATAAGTATAAGCCATTTTTGTTTCAGGATCACCTATAGCAAAACAAACATTCCAAGATCCATTTAGTTCACTACAATATGTACTTTGGTCATAAATTTTTATATCAAAATCAGGTAATTCACCTTTTAGTTTTAGACACAAATCATACATTTCTTTATAATTATAAGGTCGTTGAACCAATTCTAGATGTGGATGTACGATTGCTTGTTGGCTAAGATTCCATTGGTAAATTTTACCCATAGTATATTGTACAAAATACACAAAAGATAAATCATAATCAATTTTATAAAATTGATACTTTATATTTATTATGTCTTATAGAAACAATGACTATCATTACTACATTACCTATTGAAATATGGAATATTATATTTACTTTTAGTAATTATGATAATGTAAGGAATTTGATGAATGTAATGATGGTGAATAAGGTATTTGAACCTAGACAATTAGACGAATTAAAATTAAAATATATTTATGATTATATTATAGCTTCATCCCAAATTAATAAGATAATTTATTCTATTTATAATAATTTAGATAGTATAAATACTAAACAAAAATATATAAATTATTATAGTAAATTGTATTATAAATTATTATATATAGATAAAGCATCAATAAATGTAAAAGAAAGTTTTATGCTTATAAATTATTTAGCAAATAAAATAGAAAAATCAAAAATTAAACAAAAATATAACAATTTAACTAAACAAATAATTACAATATATTCTAATCAAAAATCAACAAACTAATAATATGTTAAATATAAACTAACTTAAATGATATAATATTTGATTTAATAAACGATTTATAGTAGGTAAATTACCATTTTTTTTTCTAAATGATTCAACAATTTGTTTAAATCTTAATGGATTTTCTATATATAAATCTACAATTTCATTATTCATATAACTTTTTTTAGAAACATTAGAAGAATGATGTAATTGTTCTGCTGCTTTTTTTATTGCTAAGTTAATATTTTTTTTTGCCATTTTATCTGTATCTGGTAATTCTAGATTTAATAGTTCTTTAAGTAGTATATAATTGGCATTCCATGTTCTAAACATTTTAACACTTAAATTTTTATGATATTTTTTAAGATAATCATTAATATGTTTTTCAGTTATTCTAGATTTATCATTATTTTTATCTAAATAAGTAAATACATATTCATCATTATTATTACACAATGTTTTAAGAAGACTACATATATTGGTATTATTTACTTTATTTTTATTTAATACACCTTTTTTCCCAATAAATTCTATTAAAATATTATTTTTATTAAATTTAAAATGACTATTATTTAAAGTTGTAACACCATATGAATTGTATAATTTTTTATATTTTTCACAACCAACTCTAAAATTACAATAATCTATAAGATATAATACTAAACTTATTATATTATCTTTATTATTTAAAAGACTAGAATTATTATAACATTTATTTAGATTTCTATTAATATCTTTTTTAATACGTTTAATTTTTTTACCAAATTGAATAAGATCCATAAATTTTATTTTTGTTTGTTGTTCTGCCCATTTAGGATGATACATATATTGTTTTCTTTTTTTTGTATCTATTCCTATACATTGAACTTTACTATTAGGGTTAGATGTTATCATAACTTGTTTATATGCTGGTGGAATTTTCAAAGAATGAATACGCTTTAACAATGAATTATTATTTATTTTTTTTTTTGTTTTTCGGTTCACATAATAAAACGCACCTTTATTACTATTTTTTCTAATAATATCCATTAAAATAATAATATATAAAAATTTTTATAGTCCATTAATATTTTATAAAAATTTTATATTACATTAATTTTAATTTCATTTGTATTACCATTTATTTTATTAATCATATATGTATACCATTGTGGATATAGTTCATTAAAATATTCAAATGATTTAGTGGTTTTATTTATTTCAGATTCATTATTTATCATATAATTAAATAAATTAATATCAAAATCAGACATTTTACAATTATGAATATCATTTTGAGAAATATTAGCATTAATAAAATTAGTTATATTTTCAACATTATTAGCCAATAACCATAATCTAAAAGGTGTTAGTATAGTATAAATTATATCTTTTATTATATTTATTATTTTATATTGATAATCATACAAAAAAATTTTTTTATATTCTATGCTATTAGAATTTTCTATAAATTTATCATCCAAATAAATATGTTTTGATATTTCTTTTATATAAAATTTAGGTTCACTATTTACTACTTTATTTGATTTAAATAATGTTATAAGTGACGCTAAGATACTAATAAACCATAATATAGATTTATTATTAAATATTGTTATATATAATAAAATTTTATCATTTATAAGTGATAGTATTATAAATATTATAAAAAATGAACTACATATAAATACTATTAATTTTGATATACTATTTACATAATCATTTTTAAATTGATTTATATAATTATTACTATTATCAATAATTTTAGATAGTCTATTCTCAAAATCATGTTCCAGTTCATTATAATATCTATATTTCCATTGGGCTTTTTTTGTAAATATCCGCGTTAAAATTAATGTTGGTTTATTATAAAATTCTTCACCATAGTTAAATATATTGTAAAATAGAATAAATACTAATATAAAAGGCATCAAAATAAAATTTATTATAGATATTATTCTAAGACGTAAATATATATCTTTTTTTTTTTCAACAAGACTTATATTTGAATTATCAAAAAATTTAATTAGTATACAATATCGTATATTCCATTCCATAAGATTTGTTATATGATATAGATTAATTATATTATTATCAAATAAGGCATTAAAGTAATTCTCATAGAATAATATTATACTATTAATTTTATATATATCTATATCTTCATCATTATATGACGCTATTTTAGATATAATAGTATTCCATGTTGTATAATCTAATTCATTATCTTTTATATTTAAATTTTTATTGTAATACTCTTTTATTTTTTTATAATTATAAATTAATTCTATTAGATTTACTATTTTTATAATAATAAATATTACAAAACTTACAAATAGACATATAAAAAATATATTAAACTTGAATAATGTATTCCAATTTATAAAGTTACTTAACTTATCATAATCTGATACTTTTAATAATGTTGGAATATCTAATGAATTAAATAAAAATAATATTAAAACAAATAAAAATATACTAATTAAAATATTAATTATTTGGGATAATAAAATATTATTTAAACCTTTATTTTTATAATAAAAGTAAAGTTGTTTAATAAATTTTCTATTTTTATATAAATCATTATTATAAAAATCTTCACTATAAAACATTAAACTATTTGAAATTTTATTCCACATTGATTTATAAACTTAATTATTCTTTAATATTATCTTTAATAATATTATATGAAATATGCTAATAATCCACAAACTTTTATGAATGGTTTTTATTCATCTTCTAGAAATGTATTTTTAACTGTATCAATCGCAATAGCTATGTATGGATTTGCAGGATCATTTAAATTAGGTGTATCTGTAGATATGATAAAAGATATATCATTATTAATATTAATATTTTCATTTATGTTGGGTCTAAATAATATTCATATATTCTATAATTATATAAAAGCATTAGAAAAAGAAAAAGATAATGGTGAAATTTTACCAATATATGTAAATTTAAAATTATGGAAAAGATATTTATACATAAAAATATATTTTATGATATTATTATCATTGCTTATGATAGCATCTAGTAGAAGATTATTAAACCGACGCGTTTTTAATTAACACATCCTGGACAAAGTGATCTTACAGCGTCTTTAGATAACCATGTATCACATTTTTCTGTTTCACCATCTGTATTAGAATCAGTTGAAGCACCCCCACCATTTATATTTAATATTTTTTTTAGATTTTCATCTTGGATATTTAATTTAATATTAATTTTATCAGGATCATCTATTTCACTTGAGTATTTAACTGGTCCTAAATAAGATTGTTTAATATCTCTTAAAACTAATTCTTTTGATGGTCCTGGGTCGTTATGTAACATCCACATATTAACGGGTGTAAAAAACAAAGAAATAGCAATATCAATTGGAGTACATACTAAACTATTCCTAATATATTGTATTGCATATGTTTTATTAGAATTTATAAGAAGAGATAAATCTATTTGTTCTAAAGTGTTTAGTTTCTCAGTCGACAGGTTCAAATTATCAATTTTATCTTTTAAAAATGTATCTGTATTATCCTCATCTACTTTATATTTTATTAAAGTCCAAGCATTTTTAGGTGTTTTTTCTCTAATTACAAGTTCATTATTAGTATCCAATCCTAATACTCTATCTTCTTTGTCAAAAATAGGTATATAATAAGTATTAGTACTTCCTATTTGTTCTATTGATATTGTAGTTCCATCTAACATATTAACCAATGATTTCATTTGGTCGCGTTGATAAGCAAATCCTTCAAAAGATGTAAATAATCTTTTACTAAAATTAAATACTAAATCAATAAGTATAATTATAATCACAATTATTGTAAAACAAAATATATTTTTATTCATTATATATAATAAAAGAAATTTAATTAAATTTATCGATTATTAAATTTCTTTAATTTATCCATTATTTTTTCTAAAATATCAGAATCTATAGTTGAATTATGTATATTAATTTCACAACTATTCACATAAAATGTTTCGTTATCTAAATATGTAATTAATTTAAAATGAATTAGATATATTAAAAATAGACTTAAAAATAGTATTAAAAAATAATGATATTTTAAGTGTTTAGCTAATAATAATGATATTAATACAAATAATATACTTAATGATACTAATTTATTATCCATATATATTTATATAGAAATATTTTTTATTTTACAAAATATAGTTCATGTGATAGTAATGTAAACATTAATAAAAATGTATAATATGAAGAATTAATATCTAATATATATAAATTAAAAAATAATAGAATTAATAGCACCAATAAAATCATAAATACAAAATTCATATATTAATTTATAATATTTTAAATTCCTCTTTTGTAAAATTAATAATAGTTGGTGAAATTTTAATTATAAGTAATATACAAACTATGAATACTAAAAACAAAATAATTAAATTCATTAATATATAAAAATATTTAATTTACGATATTTATATTATGTGTATCTAATTTACTTAAATCACTCATTAAATCATCGTATTTATCTTTATTAAAACATTGAATATTTTTAGTATTATCTAAACATTCATTATTGAACTCATCATTGAATTTATCTGTTGCATAAATAATGTTATTATTCCTTCTATTAGATAATTTTTTACAATCACTCTTATCTATAATTTGATGTTGTCCATTAGCATTACATAATACATTTGATATAATACTATCTGTATTTTCATTTGTAATTATTTTTCCATTTAATAATTTTATTTCTTTTAATGAATCTGCGTCACTTATATTTTTATAATTATCTATAGCATAAATAATATATTTATATATAACATTACTTACCACTTTATATTCAACTTTTTGGTTAATATGTTCAGGATCATCATCACTATATTTATCTATAAAAGGACCTGTATTATTAATATATTTTACTACTATATAATAGATTATGTTATTATCAGTATTATTTATCCAATTATTTCTACTCCAATCCAATATTATTTTATTATTATTTTGTTTTATTTGAAACTCAATTTTTTTATCTTGAATAGTATATTTTTCAACAATTGTACCTGTTCTATAATTTTGTTTTGCTTCTGGATCTATTGTAACAGTAACAGTATTTGAGAATCTTTTATTTAAATTATAATTTTGAAAGCCTTCGACGTTTACCTGTACATGAGTAATTTTATATTTATGTTTATCATTTCCTAAAAATATTTCGTCACCTATTTTCAAACCCAAGTTATTAGAATCTAGTGTCAATTCATTCTCATCTTTTTTTATATCTTTAGAAGTTGTGGTAGGAGTCATTGTTGTAGTTGGTGTCATTGTTGTAGTTGGTGTCATTGTTGTTGTTGCAGGTCTTGTTGTTGCAGGTCTTGTTGTTGTTGCAGGTCTTGTTGTTGTAGAAGGTCGTGTTGTTGTAGAAGGTCTTGTTGTAGTTGGAGTCATTGTTGTGGTAGAAGGTCGTGTTGTTGTAGAAGGTCGTGTTGTTGTAGAAGGTCTTGTTGTAGAAGGTCGTGTTGTTGTAGAAGGTCGTGTTGTTGTAGAAGGTCTTGTTGTTGTAGAAGGTCTTGTTGTAGTTGGAGGTCTTGTTGTTGTAGAAGGTCTTGTTGTAGTTGGAGTCATTGTTGTGGTAGCAGGTCTTGTTGTCGTAGAAGGTCTTGTTGTGGTAGGAATGGGACTGCATAAGTTGGGGGGGTTCTTTCTCGGCGGTACACTCATCACTTCGAAGCGACCATGTGTGACCCAATGACTTTTTGCCCACTCAATCACTTTTCCTTCAAAGCGATTAAAATAAACATCGTGCATCGACCACGTTTTTAAAAGGGCGGGATTATTAAATAAATAAGATTTGGCTTCCATATCGTTAAGTGTCATTGGGTATCCATCAACAGACTCTGGTTCCTCGCCTGTGCACACTGGTCTGCATATTGGTAATCCATCAACATACCCTGGTTCCTCGCCGTCGCCGCACACTGGCGTGCACATAATGGGGGTACGCTCGTGTGCGCCACTCTGCACTTCATTCCACCCGCTGGCCTTCCAATGGTGTTTTCCCCAATTGATCAACCCATTCTCGCCGATGAAATTCGACCGGGTGTTCCTCCAATTTTCTAAAAGATGGATATTATTAAATAAATAAGAATGGGCTTGCTTATCGTTAAGTGTTTTTGGTAATCCTTTATTAAGTAAGTCTCGGTCGCCTTTGCACTCTGGTATCCAATCTATCGATGTGTCCCAATCTGGTTGATATAACATTATCTTTGCTTTCTTGTCATCGATGTTGCTAAAAATTCTATTTTGTTTGATAAGATCCCTACCATGTTTAGTCCAATCTTGTTTTGCTATATTTAGATCATCGTGGTTCCATACCAAATTGTTGTAGTGAGCTGCTGCTCGCTCACATGGCAAGGGTTTGCCGACTGAGTTCTTGGGGGTGTTCTTGACGATTTTATTGACCAATTTTGCAAGAATTGGACTTGGACTAAACAACTCATCCACCAGATCCAATAACTCGCCAGAAGCATCGGCGTCGCTCGTCACTTGTGCTGAATCCCAACACGCGAGTAAATAGTTTTTGACATTTTTATCTAAATAAGATTTTGCTTCATTATAGGTAAGTTCTGTTGGTAAGTCAGAAGACACCGGCGGATCCTTTTTACGATTTTCTAAAGTTTTTAAGTCGTCTTCTCCCTCTTCTGCTTTCTGCTCGTCCAACTGTGCGTTGGTATATTTGCCTTTACCTAAAGTTTTGTTTACCTCGCGCTGGATCCTGGCCTGCTCGTCAGTAATGTATCCGAATTTTTTATTATCGTTTGCCTCGCTCTGGATCCTGGCCTGCTCGTCAGTAATGTATCCGAATTTTTTATTATCGTTTGCCTCGCGCTGGATCTTGGCCTGCTCGTCAGTAATGATTCCGAATTTTTTAGCATTGTTTGCATCGCGCTCGATCCTGGCCTGCTCGTCAGTAATGTATCCTAAACCGTCTCGTTGGTTGTCATCTTTCTGTGCCTGATTGCGCTCAAGACGCTCCTTTTCCATGCGTTCAACCCAAGCGACAGAAACAGCGTACGCAGCTGCCTGGGCGTGTTTCGTCTCTGCTGGCACACAGATATCTTTGTACGCGTTATTCTTTTTTGCGATTGTGCCGTAACCTTTGAACCAATAACCGGGGTTTCCATTTTTTGGACTTTTCCATTTCCACGAGTCACCAAAACCATAATCACTTGGATTGACTGCACATTTCGCAATCACCACGCCCCCATACCCTTCTTTAGTTTTAAAATTAAAATTAGTCATTAAAGTAAATATAATTATAATTAAAATAATTATTATAATTAATTTATAAAAATTAGAAATAAACTTCATTAATATTAAAAAAGATTTTATATAATGAAATTAATTTTTTTATTTTTCAATATATTTAATATATTAGAATTAGTTTTATTTAAATTATTTTCAGCTAGTTTTACATCCTTAAAAGTTATTTCTAATGTTTCATATACTCGAAAATTGCTATGCTTTGGTTTTATATTTAATGTAATTAAATAAGTATTACCTAATTGTAAATATGGTATATTTTCTGTTAATTGTATTATTTGTTTATTATCTCTATTTGTTGTAATTACAGATTTTGGTTTACATGACGCTATAGTTGTTCCTTTAGGCGACGCTATAGTTGTTCCTTTAGGCGACGCTATAGTTGTTCCTTTAGGCGACGCTATAGTTGTTCCTTTAGTCGACGCTATAGTTGTTCCTGTAGGCGACGCTATAGTTGTTCCTGTAGGTTCTGAATTAGTATCACTTATATCATGTGTTATATCTAAAAATAAAGGAGATTCTTCATGTGATGTGTGTTTGTTTTTAATAACAATAAATGCTTTAGAAATATCATTAACCTTATCAAAAAATAATTCAATACACGGGGTATCATTATCATCAACCGTATTAAGTGCGTTTAAATCTCTTTTCGAACACTCATCAAAATAAAATGATTCTTTTGTGTTAAATATACATATTAAAATAACAAGTATTATTATTATTAAAAATAATTGTATCATTATATAATTTATTAATATTTTATTTATTTAAAATATTTTATATATTTATATGGTTAAAAAAACAAAAGAATTAATACAAAAACAACAATTAGAATTATTAACCGAAGAATTTGAATATGTTAAAAATAGATCATTTGTTAAAACAATGGAAGGGTCTTGGATGGATGATCCTGGGGTTAATCCAATGAATGTAGTTCGTGAATTTATTATAGAAAAAGGTTTAAAATTATATGGAGGTTTAGCGTTACATGAACATTTAAAAAAATTTAAAGATCCATTATATGATAATTCGGAATTTCCAGATTATGATGTTTTTTCTCCAAATGCTTGGGAACACGCTAAAGAACTATGTGATAAGTTATATGATATGGGATTTTATTTTGTAGAAGCACGAAAAAGTATACTTAATGATGAACATCATCAAACTTATAAAGTTTCTGTTGATACTATATATATATTAGATTTAACACAGGCTGGTTGTACTAATGAAAAAATAAGTAATAATGAATGTAAAACTTGTGGTTTATCTAAAGATAATAAATGTATTAGTATATTTAATCATATACCATGTTATTCATTAAATTACAAACCTAAAAATAAACCAAAAATATATACACAAACCTATAATTATAATACTAATTCTGCCATATATCCTAATAAGTTATTTATATGTGATCCAGATTGGTTAAGAATAAGTATGTATAGAGAATTAACAGAACCATTATCTAACCCATCTAGATTAGTAAAAGTTTCTACTCGTTTAGATAAATTTAATAAATATTTACCTCATAAATCGATAGTTTGTAAGAAGGAGGATTATGTAAATATGGTATCTAAAGAATATAAAAAAATATTAGATTATGTTGGTAATTTTGTAAAAGATAAAAAATTAATAAATTATGGAGCGTCTTCTTATAATATGTTTGTTAAAAATAATAAACAAAATATAGGTAGTTTAGCTATATCAGATTATGATGTATATGCTGAACAAATAGAAAATGGAGATGATCCAGATGAGTTAATAGAATTATTAACTAAAAAATTTGAAAATTATACATTTAAAAAAGAAGAAAAAGCATTATATTGGAAAGAAATAGACGTTGAAAATATATCCATTATTGCTAAAAAGAAATATAGTAATAAATATAATAAAATAATAACATTTACATGGATAATTGAATGTTTACCATATTTACAATATAAAGGTATACGTTATGCTACAATAGACCGAATGAAATATTTATATTATAGAGCTATATCATTACCTAAAGTTATTCAGTTAACAGAAGAAAATCCATTAAATTATAATTGTTTATTAAATAATTTATTAAGTGTTGAAGCTGAATATAAAAAAAAAAAATCAACATCTAAAAAAAATAAATTTAGAAGAATGGTATTAAAATGTAAAGGAAAAGAAGGCGAACCATCTAAAATTTTTGATAATTTATTAAACCAATTTAGAGAAAAAATAGAACAAACAAAAAAAACAAAATATATACTTGATTCACCTAAAAAAAATTATTTAACAAAAATATATCCATTACCAAATACAGATGTTAAAATGCCTTATAAACCAGCAGAACGTTCTATTAAAAGATATGATAGATATGAAAAAGGTGTATTAAAAAGAACTAAAAAACATAAAGGTAAAAAAAGAAGTATAAAACATAACACTATATTATAATGAATGAATATAAATGTTACATAATTTATAATGATAATTACTCCTATGTTGGAATAACTAATAATATTAATAAACGTATAAGACAACATAATTGTGAAATAAAAGGTGGTGCAAAATATACCTCATTAATTAAAAACAGACTAATTACAAAATGGAATTATGGATGTTATATAGAAGGATTTAAAACTAAAAACGATGCTTTAAAATTTGAATGGGCATTAAAACATGTTAAACCTAAAAATAAAACAGGAATATTTAATAGAATGAAAAAACTATTAATATTATTAAATAAAGAAAAATGGACGAGTAAAAGTCCGTCTTCATTAAATTATAATTTAAAAATTGTATGGTGTGAATTATTCTTAATACCCGAAGTAATTAATATACCTAATTATATTAATCATGATTTTATCTTTTCATTATAATAATATAAGTATTACTTTTATTCTTTAAATAAAATCTATATGATATAACATTCACTATGATATTTAGGCATATTATATAATTAGATTAAATAATATGTTTATTTTAAATCTTCAAGGTAAAATATTTCAGGTATTTGTTTTAAATTAAAATATAGGGAATCATAATATTTAATTAAGTATATACCAGTAATTTATTTGATTTTATTGTATTGTTATGATCGTCATATATTCCATAAATAATAAATTCATATTTATTACCTTTAATTAGATTTTCATTAAACTGATATTTATCTAAGTCTACAATATTAAATATTTTTTCTTCACTATCTGATGATGTTGATGTTGATGTTGATGTTGGTGATGTTATTGCTGGCGGTGTTGATAATTCAATAACATTTATAGCTTTATTTTTTTGATTTTTATAATAAATTAAATATTTATCGGGGGGTGTAAGGGGCGTTAGACTCCAGTTTATTTTAATTTGATTATTTTCGTCAGAGGCAGTTTTTTCTAAAATTATATTTTCAACTATATTGTTAGAAACATCTGAATTAGAATCCACATCACTAGAGTGTGTCCATGGACATAATTCTTCATTTTTACACTCCACACATTTTTCTTTACATTTGCTCTCATTGCATTTATTATATAAATCATAATTAGTTTTTAATTCTGAATATCTACATTTTGTAATACAATCAGATTCATTATTGCCATATGGATAAAAATTACATTCATTATCATTAACAAAATTATCGTCATCATCTTGAATATCAGAATCAAAATGTTCTTTAATTATTATTTTACTTAGAAAAAATATAATAATTATTATTAATATTAATTTAATCATTATAAATAAATTAGAAAAAAAAAATAAATATATATAGTAATGAATTTTACTGAAATGTTAAATTATTTTATTGGATTACTTCATACATTAATAAGGTTTTTACCATTAGGAATTTATTTTTTTACATATTTTTCCAGTGCTATATATAAAGATATTAGAAGTGCGTTATTATTAATAGGATTAATTTTAAATGATCTTATAGGTTATTTATATAAAAAATGGGGAGAAGTAATTCCAAAATATAATTGTGGTGTATTTGAAAAATCAGAGAAATTTTCTGATTTAGGATTTTTATCTAATACACATACTGAATTAATATCATTTGTATCATCTTTTTATTTTTCAGATATGTATTATAAGGAAAAATTAGATATAATACCATTTGTATCATTATTAGTAATGTTATTTTTAACTGTATGGTCTAGAATGAATGTGGGTTGTGAAACATCAAAATCAGTTATATATAATTTAATATTTGGTATTATGTGGGGGTCACTATTTTATTTTATTATAAAAGACTATTATTTAGAAGCAAATAATATAGGTGTATCAAATAAATGTGATATTTCCTATGGTGAAAATTATAATTGTTCTGAAATTAAAGATGGAACTGTTATAATTAAAAATGGTTCTAATGAATCAGATGAATCAACTTAAAGATATTTAATTTATATTTAATTAATGGATTATTTTATTGAAGAGTTTAATGTCATAAATTTAAAATTTAAGGATTTAATTAATGAAAAAAATGAATTAATAAAAGAAAATGAACTATTAAAAGAATATAATAATGAATTAAATGAGAAAAATAAAAATTTATTAGAAGAATGTGAAAATTATAATAAAGTGTCAATTGTTAAAAATTTACATAATCAAATTCACGAAAAAAATAATATTATTGAATTATTACAAAAAAAAAATAAATTATTAAAAAATACAAATAATATTATAATGACTACATCAGAACAAGTAGACGAAGTAGAAGAAGAACAAGAACAAGTAGAAGAAGAACAAGAAGTAGAAGAAGTAGAAGAAGAACAAGAAGAAGTAGAAGAAGTAGAAGAAGTAGAAGAAGAAGAAGTAGAAGAAGAAGTAGAAGAAGAAGAAGAAGAAGAAGAAGAAGTAGAAGAACAAGACGAAGTAGAAGTAGAAGAACAAGACGAAGTAGAAGAAGTAGAAGAACAAGACGAAGTAGAAGTAGAAGAACAAGACGAAGTAGAAGTAGAAGAACAAGACGAAGTAGAAGAAGTAGAAGAACAAGACGAAGTAGAAGAAGTAGAAGAACAAGACGAAGTAGAAGAAGTAGAAGAACAAGACGAAGTAGAAGAAGAAGAAGAAATCGAATTTTATGAAAAAAAACTAAAACCGCCCAATTGTAAAGATGGTAAAAGAAAAATATATTTAATTACAGATGATGAATATAAAGATATTTATGAAAAAGATAAAAATGGAGACCCTGGTAAACATATAGGAAAGTTAGTAGGTAAACAAAATAATACCTTTTTTTTTACAAATGTGAATTAAATCTAAATAAAATATAATAATATATTAATAATGTCATGTTTAAATTTAAATAAAACACAATTAGATTTAAATAAATTAAAAATATTATGGGATAAATGGTATTCTGAAAAAGAAAATTATGATTCTTGGAATTATATTATTAATTCAAACGATCCTAAAAATAAATTAATAAAATATTTTTCTTCATCAAAACCAAATGCTAAATTATTAAAATTTATTTATGATGATGCTTTAAAACTTCATATTTGTGAAATTAAAAATATTAAAAATATTAAAAATATTAAAAATATTAAAAAAACAAACAATGAGAATGTATCTAATGATAATGATGAGAAAGTTTCTAATAATAAAACAGAAATAGGTTTTTTTACTAAATTTTTAAATTTATTTAAAAAAAATATTAAATCTAAATCTAAATCTAAATCTAATTTAAACAATTTAATTAAAAGAGATAAAACAGAACAAAAAGAATTAAAAAAAATTAATCAATCTATATTAAATAATTCATCGAAAAATAATGTTAAAAATATTAAAAATATTAAATTAAAAAAAGTTCAAAATGAATTAAATCAGGAGCGTAAACGTATAAAAAAAATTAAAGAACAAGTAATTCTAAATAAAGAAATAGAAATTAAAAATATAATTAATAAATCTGAAAGGTCTAAACAAAATCAAAAAATAAAATTTAAACAATATGAGATAGAATTAGCTAAAAAAGAAAAAGAAAAAGCTGAAAAAGAGCAAGCTGAAAAAGAGAAAGCTGAAAAAGAGAAAGAAAGAAAAATATTAGAATTAAATAATATTGAAAAACAACGATCTAGAACATCTAGAACATCTAGAACATCTAGAACATCTAGAAGATCTAGAAGATCTAGAAGGTCTAGAAGAAATGAAAATAATTATAATGAAAATAATTATAATGAAAATAATTATAATGAAAATAATTATAATGAAAATAATTATAATGAAAATAATGATAATTTTCAAAGGTTTAGAAGCAGAAATTCACAACAGTATACAAATTGTAATTTAGAAAGACGGAAAACTAAATGTTATCCAAAAAGTAAATGTAAAAATTATAATATTGCTAGATGTAATAAAAATAATTGTGATGATAATAATAATTGTTATTATTGTTATAATTATTTTGATACAGACATGTGTTATACTTATGAATCAGAATATTATAGAAATAAATATTTAATAAAGTTTAGAACAAATACTAAAAGTAGTCAATATAAGGATACAATTCAAGAATTTTCTAGTAAATATGTTTATTTTATATCAAAACAACTATTAGGAGAATCTTTTTATTCAAATAAAAGTAAAATTATATTTAATAATGATAACTATGTATTTATAATAATTTATAGTAATTTAACACAATCATCGTTAGAAAATAAAATAAATAGAGAATATAATATAAAACCATATGAATTAGATGATTATAGAAAAGAGGTAATAACAGATTATCCTACTTTACATTTAACAAGATTTGTAGATGCACGAAAATTAAATGAAACGGATGAATTAGAAGAATTCGAAGAATTAGAAAATTTGGAAGAAGTAGATGGAGAAGAATTACAAGAATCGGAAGTAACTAAAAATGTTTTAATTCAATTTCAAAATCCGACATGTAAAATACAAAAAGACAAGTGTCTAAATAATTTCAATGATAATAAATTAAATTATCAAATAGAAATAAATAGACTATTAAAAAAATCTAGAAATTCTATTAAATCTATAGAAATTATTGGAAAATGTGGAATGATAGATGAGGAAGGAAAAGCTGTATTAAAAATAAAAATTATATTTAATTCTAGCGATAATTTTTTATCTAAATTATCAAATTTAGTAACTGATAGAGTATCAGGTATTAAACCTAAACAAAATGAATGTGAATATTTAAATAATTGTTATACTATTAAATTTTTAGATACAGAGGCAACTCCATTATTAAATACATTTAAAGAATTAGGTGAAGATGAAATAAATATAAATTTTAAAACTTTATTTAAAAAAATAAATACTCATTTTAATAAAGCAGATATATTAAATAAATTAAGTAATTTAATTGATCAAGAATCTATAGAAATTAATGATTTTAATAAAAATGCTAATAAAATTATATTATTTATAATTAATAATAAAAATATATTATCATATGAATCATTAAGAAAAATATTAAAATATGTTATTTTTAAACAATTAAGAGAAACTGATGGTGATAAATTACAACCCAAATTAGAAGAATTAAGGAAAATTGCTATAATTAAATTAAATTTTATTAATTATAAATTAATAGAAAAATTTATAAGTGATACATCTCTAAATATATCAGATATTAATAGTAATACTTTATATAAACAATGGAAAAATAATAAATATAAAATAATATCACGAGAAATAATTATGAATTTAGTTGGGGAAAATAATAATATTACATTTTGGTTTAAAACACGAGAAACAATTATAAATGATATAATTAAATTATTAAATGCTTCACAACAAGATAATAAAATAAAAAAAACAATAATATTATTTCTTATATTTGGAGATTATGGAATCCAACCAGCAATGTATTTACATCGCAATTAATGATAGTATTATTTTTATTGTATTATAGAGATATTTCCACTATTTATTATATTTTTAATAGTTGGTATTATTTTATCTATATGCTGTTCATTTAATATATTATTAAAATAATTTATTAATTCAATATGTATATTTATATCATATTTAATAAATAATTCATAAATTTGTTGTTCTAACTTAGTAATAGACAACTCTTCTAATTTTATTTCAAATTTATCTTTATATTCAATATAATAATATATAATTATTTGTTTTAATACTAAAGCCATATCTTTTATACATTCTTGATCTTGTTTTATATTTAATTTATTAACATTCAATGGACCTATAGTTTTTTTATAAGAAAAAGAAACAGCATCATTAATATTAGGTATAAAACATATGTCATCTATTATTTTTTTATCTTTAGACATAATTATAAATTCTGAATAAAGCATTACGGCTCTTTCCACTAAAAATATTGTTAATTTAATATTATTACTGTAAAATATTAAAATAAAAAATATATTATAAATCATATTTATACCAGAAATAATTGAATTCGTTTTATTTTCTATTTTTTTAAATTTATTATTTAGTTCTATAATTGATTTAATTATACATTTTGAAAAATAATTAAATATTTTTTTACCATTAACTTTTTTATTAATTTTTTCTTGATTAATAAAATCTATAAGTTCAACCATTAAATATATAGTTTATTTAAAATATAATACGTTTAAAATATAGAATAAAAATATTTTATAATTATGTCTTTATATAGTTAAGACGTGTCTATCATAGTGATAGTTCTAAATCAATTATAATTTTAGATTATAATAGTGAAGTTTAAATTAATTTATTCAATTAGAATAGAATAAATAAATAATGATGTACAAAAAGTAAGTATTAATGATCTAGATGTTTTATAGCGTCATTTATGGATCCGAAAATAGGAATATTATATTTTTTAGATTTTTCAATAAGATCTGTTTTTATATTAAAAACATTTTTTTTATCTAATTTATTTGTTTTATCAAATATGTTTCTTTTATCAATATAGTTAGAATGAATTTTTTCATCTAAAATTACAATAGCATCTGGAATATAATTATAATATAATGACCCAATTAATCTTATTCCTAATAATTTTGATTGTTCTAATAAATAATCTGCTCTTAAATAGTTTAATTTAAAATCATTTTTATTAGATTCATTTAAATGCCAATTTAAATTTAAATCATAAAATAAATCATCTGTATCAGTCCAATTTTGTATAGTTTGATTTTTAATAAATGTTGTTTTACCACTTGCTGGAGGTGCTAATATAACATATCCTTTTTTATGTTTTTTATATTTTTTATAAATATGACTTCCATCAATAAACATAAATTGACTTTGTATAGAATTCATAATATTAATCAAAACTTATAATACCATCTATTGTTTCTTTATTTTCAATTTTATTATATTTAATTGTATATATAATATATTTTTTTGAATTATTATAATGTTCGCTTGATATTAGAGAATAATTATATAATTTTAATAATTGTCTTAATATAGTTATACATTTTTTTATATTTATACATTCTAAATATTTTTTATTTTTACATGGTAGATAATATTGGTTAAGTAAATTCTTAAACATTTCAAAATAATTTTCTATTTTTAATTCCATTAATTCCATTTTTGTAAATGTTTGTTTTTTTTCAAGATTATTTATATCTATACCATAAAGAAAACATATTTTAATTAAAATATCATATGATGGTTTTATCTTAAATAATTGATTTATAGCCATAATAATTAAATATAAATAATAAATAATATTTATACTAATTTTAAATTCATACAATTTTCTAATGTATTAAAATTATCTGGTAATGGTTTAGTTCTTTTTAATTTTAATTCATTATCTATGTTAAATAAATTATCATTATTATCAATATTAATATTTGCATCAGTTAAATTAACTTCTTCAATTAAAGGTATTAATGATATCATAGGAGGTATAAGTAATTTATAGTTTTTATTATATACATTATTATTTTTTCTATATTCATCAATTGAAAGTTGACCACCAAATTTTTTGAGAGATAATCTAGGACCAGCAAGTTTAATTTCTTTATTTTCACTATATAAATAATTAATTAAAGTATACCTTTCATAAGATTCACATGTATTTACATTATCGAAATTATATGCGGCACAACATTCAGGACTACAGAAATTTCCAAACATATAAAAAACATCATCATAATTTTTTATAGGTATACCAAATGGAAAACTATCAAAACTATGACAACACCATAAACAATCTATATTAGTTGTATTAGGCCATTTTTTTTTTTTATTATATTCATTGAATTCAAAAAATATTGGAAATACTTTATCACGTTCTATAACATTATTATATTCACTACATAATTTATTATACTTATTAACAATATTAGATTCATGTATTTCGGCAATATTAGATTCTAAATTATTTACTATATCACTACTATTAATATTTTTAAATTTAGAATTAAATTTATCAATATCTATAAATGGTTTAGGAATATAAATTTCAGATTGCTTATCTATATTTTTAATTGGTAAATGTAAAATTATAGGTTCTTCTTTAATATTATTGGGTTGTATATTTACAACAACTTCTTTAGGTTTTCGACCTCTTTTTTTAGGTAATTTTGGAACTTGGTCTAATGGATTATCTACTTTAATTTTAGGTTTACGACCTCTTTTTTTTCCAGGGGGTTTTTCCTCTAAATTTTTTGGTTTAGGTTTACGTCCACGTTTTTTTTTAACTATTTCAGTCATTAAATAAATTGTAATGAAAAAAATTCCTTTAATATATTTATAATAATTTATTAAAAACCTTAAGTGTCTTTTAAATAGTGATGTCTACAAACAGGAATAAATTCATCAATCCCAATAAATATTTGATCTTTATTTTCAACTAGGCGTTTTGTAAATGGCGCTAATGTTCCATCTTTACAAATAGAACATAGAGCATGTAATTTTACAACACTATCACATTTAGGTATTAATTTTATAATATCTCCGAATTCATTACGATTTGAATCACCATCTAATCCTGCCAAAATAATAATTTTATTATCTTTTTCTGCCGATTCTAATACAAATTCATATAAATTATTGAAAAATTGTGCTTCTTCTATAACTATTACATCTTTGGAGGTATATTCATATTTGGATTCACTTTTAATATTATCTAAATTATCAATAGAAATACAATCTATATTAATATTACTATGTGTTGAAATACTATCTTTTTTATATCTAATATCATTATTATGATTTATTATAAGTATTTTTTTGTCTAAAGCTTTATATCTATTAATAAGACGGATAATTTCAGTACTTTTACCACTAAACATACAACCCATAATAATATCAATTCTTCCAATGTGTTTCATTGTTTAATTAATTTAATTTTAATAATTTTAAATCAATTTTTTTATTTTGTTATTAATATATGACTAAAAGTATTAAAAGAAATAAAACTTTTAAATCTAAAAAAAATAAAAAAAATAAAAAAGGAGGTTCTACCAATAATCCTCTATTAGTGACTTCAGAAGTAGAGGATGAAATTAAAGAATTATTTACTAAATTAAATTTATCAGAATGCGAGACGGACATGATTATTTTAAATCATGACGATGTTGAGTATTTAAAAAAATATATTCAACAAAAACAACTAAATGCAACACAATTTCAAATTGTGTTATTACAAAAATTAAAACTATTAACAAACCTTAAGAGTGGATGTAAATATGTTTTTAATTTAAATGATATATTACAACATTCTAATCCTAATTTGTTAAATACTGATAATTATTTAAATAATTATACTTTTGGTGAGTCTTATAGGAATAATATAGGTAATCGTAGTCCCAGTCCTAGAGATAGACCCAGTTTTAGTCCTAGTCCTAGTCCTAGAGATAGAGATAGAGGTAGACCCAGTCTTAGTCCTAGTCCTGAACCTAGAGATAGAGGTAGAGGTAGACCTAGTCTTAGTCCTGATCCTAATTATTTGGTTCCCAATCCTTTTAATTAATTATTTAGACACTTACTTTAGATTTTGGAAAATGAACTTTCATGTATTTTTGAAGATTAAAATAAGTTACTTCATCCTCAGTATTAGCGTTAAGTAGTTTTTGAAGTGGTTTATCTGGTAAAATTTTTCGCCTATTAGATTGATCTTGAAGTTTATGTTCTGCAATATATTGTGTTAAGAATTTAGTAACTTCTGTTCTTGCCATTTCAGTTCCTTCTGGTTTTCCAAGAAAATTACATAATTCCAATGAGATAATAGTCGGTTTAGCAAATCCGCTTGGTGGTCGTTTGATTCTATTTGGATCATCTAATTTTTTATTCTTTCGTTTTTTACTACTTTCTTTCATTTGTTTTTGAACAGTCTTATGGAGTTTTTTAAGATCTGATACAACCGTCATTTGCATTGATTTCAGTTCTTGAAGTCTTGCAGCTAAACTAAAAAATTCAGCTTCAATACTATCTGAAGTTATTTCTGTATGTACTGGTTCTACTACTGGTTCCGGTACTGGTTCTACTACTGGTTCTACTACTGGTTCTACTACTGGTTCTACTACTGGTTCTACTACTGGTTCTGGTTCTACAGCATCAGTTTGTTTAGATTTAGATGAAGTTTTTTTTGTTTTTGTTGTTTTTGTTGTTTTTGATGTTTTTGTTGAAGATTTTGATACAGGTTTAGAAGTTTTAGGAGGCATTTTATGGTAATATAGAGACTGTAAACTTTAAGTATTTTAATTTAAATGTTATTTATATATAAAAAAATATTAAATAAATTTGTATAACAGTATATAGCTGTTAATAGTGTATTATCTACATAATTATATGGAACAATTTGTCTTGTTTTAATATAAGCATTATACTTATTATATTCTATTTCATAGTCAGTATATATCTTTTCAATTTCATTTAAAATGAAATCAAAATCTATATCTATATCTTCCATAATAAATATCCATAAGAAAATAAAATAATAAATTTAATATATATTATAAAAATATCCTAGAATTTCAATTGTTTTTTTAGATAAATATAAATCTTCATCTAATGTACTCTCAAAAATATTTGTTAAAATTTTATTACATTTAGTAGAAGGATAGTAATCTATTAATATATTAAATTCTTCTATAGTATTTTTATTCATTTTATCTATATCTTTATGGTAAATAGTATTCCAATTTTTATAGAAATAGGATTTCATCTCATTTATAAAAATCTTTATATCTTCGTCATAATCAATATTAAGTTTTTTTAACTCAATTATATCTTTTTCACTAACAAAACTTTTCATTATAATTTAAATAGTAAATTATAGTAAAATTAAAAATCAATTTTAAAAACTTTTTAAAAAGTTTATATCAAAATAAAATGTTTCTAAATTTTAGGATAAGAACAATGTTGTGCTATACCACACATATTATCTGTATCTGATGAAAAATAAATATATCCATCCATACCCCAACTTGCACCCCAACTGTTTTTAATAATTAAATATTTATCCCCTTCTAATGTAACACCATATCCTACAGCTAATACAGCGTGATCTAGCATTACACTTGAACATTCTGTGCTATTAAATATTCCTGATTTATACATTTGAAAATCCCCCTCGGCATCTAAAGCAACTGATATAGGTCCAATATGTCCTAATGCATTATATAAAGCAGTCATATTTCCAGTAGGTAACATAACAACATTGCTAGCATTGGCGCCACTATTACTAGAGTTATAAATACATTCGCCATTTTCACCTTGGTAAGGATAACTTGTTTCTGTATCTACACCACTATTATTAATTATATATTGAATTGCTTTATCAGGCCATCCACCATCACATCCATCACAATTATAATTTCCTGCACAATCTACTAAATTTTGTTCACTTAATGAAACTAGTTGTGATGTATTTTTAGCCCATTGTCCTTCCAATGTTCCTATAGCACTAAATGCCCAACAACTACCACATTGACCTTGATCTTTTACATTTGTTACCATGCCATTAGCTCTCCAATCAATGCTGTCTGGTATAGAATTATTAGTAATATTATAATTAGAAATAACACTTTTATTAACTTCCATTTTATATCTCAAATATATACTATTAAATTCTTCAATTGAAATATCGGTAAAATTATTCTCTCCCAATTTATAACTAGTTAAATTCATATTACGTTCAATAATATAATCCATATTTTTTTCATACACATGATATCTATACCAATATTCATATTCATTATAATGTTTATTATAATTGCTTATATAATGATTAAAATTATCTAAATGTGTAAAATATGATATATTACTACTTATTGTTATTAAACTAATTAATCCAAATAATCCTAGCATTTTATTATAATTATAATACTATTGTTTAAGTTAATATTTATAATAATGTAATATCTTTAAGCAGTTGGTTAAACATTTGTTCATCGTATAATTCACTTATAGATATTCCATTTAAATGTCTATAAATAGATTGTGAACATAACCATGAAACATCAATAATATCAATTAAATCACATTCATGTACCAATTTATTATGAGGTATAGTATTTGTTACTATTACTTTTGTAAAACAAGATTCTTCTATTTTTTCTAATGCGTTTCGTGAAAATAATCCATGACAACAAAAAAAATATATTTCTGTTGCTCCTTCTTCTTTCAATAATTTAGCAGCAGAACATGCCGTACCAGCAGTATCTATAATATCATCAACCATAATTACAACTTTATCTTTTACATCACCTATTAATTTCATAATATTAATATCATTATCTTTTGATCTATTTTTAAAAATACTAGCAATATCACAACCTAAATATGTAGCTATTCTATAATTATTTTTAGTTGCTCCTTCATCAGGCGCTACAACAATAATATCTTCTAAGTTATATTTCGGTAATATGTATTTCCGAATATATTTTAAGAAATATTGTTCCGAATATAAATTATCAAGAGGACAATTATTTGAAAAAAAACCACTAATTTGACCAGCGTGAAGATCAAAAACTATAATCTTAGTTACATTAAGGGATTCTAAACATTTTGCTATTATAGCAGCGCTTATAGGTGCTCTACTATAATCTTTTCTATCTTGTCTTTGGTATCCAAAATATGGCATTATAACTATAACACTTTTAGCACTTCCTCTTTTTAAAGCATCAATAATAATTAATAATTCCATTATACTATCATTTACAGAAGTATTATTATCTAAATTTCTACAAGTAGGTTGAACTATAACACAATCTTCTTGTCTAATACATTCATTAATAGTAACCTTTATTTCACCATCAGAAAATCGTTTTAATTCCATAGAAGATAATTCACAATTTAAATGATTTGCTATAAGATTCGAAAAATTAGAATTTGTAGAACCAGTAAATAATTTCATTTATATTGTAACTTATAATAATAGTTTAAGTCATTTATAAATTAATTTTTATTTATAAATTATTTTTATTTCATAATATATAATATAATATTCTATAAATATTAGTAAAATAATAATATAAAGATATTTTATATAGAGATAAATATGTCTAACTATAAACTAATTACACTCGATAATTATATTAATAAAAATAATAATAATGTTAAAAAACAATTTTACTATTTAGCAGATATTAAAAAAACAATTAAATATTACAAATTACAATCATTGGTTCCAATAAAACCAAAAAAAAAAGATTATGAAGAAATTCTATTTTACTATTTTGATAATTTAAATAAATATGTACCTCATTTAAAAAAAATAATATTAATTCAAAATACTTTTAAAAATTATTTAAAAAAAAAAAAAATTAAAAAAAAAAGTAAAGGATTATATATAAAGATAAATGTAGTAATCAAGAAGATTTTTATACTTTAGATAATATAAATGATATAGAAGATATATATTTTTTTTCGTATGAAATAGATGGACATATATATTTTTTTGATATTCGTTCATTTAATCAATTAGTTAAAAATGATAGTAAAAATCCATATACACGTGAAGAAATACCAAAATATGCTATTGATTCTTTCTTAAATAGGAAAAAACAATTAAAAGACAATAAAATAATAATAAAAGATTTTGAGAAATCTAAATTATCTAAAGAACAAGAATTTAATGCATATGTTTTAAAAATATTTCAAATAATAGATATGTTAAATGTTACTGCTGGAGGCACCCATACTAAATGGTTTACTGATCTAAATTTATTACAATTAAAAATGTTATATAAAATATTAGAAGATATATGGAATTATAGAGCCGAATTAACGCCCAATAAGAAAAAAGATATAGTACCAAATAAATCTATGTTTTTAATTAATGTTAATGATTTATATAAAATTATGAATAAAAGAAAAATTCAATTAGTTTTATTAGAAGAAATACATAAACTTATTTCATCAGCAGAATCTAATGAAGATAAAATTACTGGCGCTTATTTTGTATTAACAGGTCTAGTTGAAGTTTCCCCACAATGTATGGAAGCTTTACCTTGGTTAATTCAACAATCCTAGATTTCTAAATATATGTTTAAATAAAATAAAATCTTAAATATTCAACAAAATTGATTTAAGATTTTCTCACAAATCATTATTATAAAATAAAAAAACATGAGTCTCGTAAAAGGAAAAAACATTGATACATCTGCTATTACATTTGCTGTTCCAAGAACATTAGATAATGGCGCTAAATTAGTATATTGTAATTATAATCAAGGACGGTTTTCGGTTCAGACGCCTTGGATGACTATGCCATGGAAAATGGGTGCCTTTACTGATGGTGAATATCCTAAATATAGTATTGATTTATCGTTTAAAGGTATGGAAGATGGAAATGAACTACAAGCATTTCATGATAAAATGAAAGAAGTAGAACAAAAAATTATCGATGGTGGTTGTGAAAATAGTGTAGCGTGGTTTAAGAAAAATATTAAATCTCGTGATGGTGTAGTTGAAAAGTTTAATCCAGTTATTAAAGAATCGCGTGATAAGGAAACTGGTGAACCAGATGGTAAATGGCCGCCGTCTATGAAAGTAAAAGTACCAAGACGTGATGGAGTGTGGGAATTTAAAGTTTCTAATAAAGATGGAACACAATATAAGATTAATGATACTGAAAATCCAGACAATTGTGAAGATCTTTTTGTGAAGAATACTAAAGTTCGAGCAATTATTCAATGTGTCGGACTATGGGTTGCCTCAGGAAATTATATGTGTCAATGGAAACTTACAAAGGCTGAAGTAGAAGTTCCTGAAACATTCTCTAATGATGATTTCCTAGATGATAGTGATAATGAAGAAACAGTTGAACATGAATTTGTAGAAGATAGCGGTGATGATGTTGCTGTTACTAATGAAAATGAAAATGTTATTGTTAATGATGAAAAAGATAATGGTGGTTCTGATAATGAACCGGAACCAGAAGAAAAAGTAGTTAAAAAAGTTAAAAGGAAAGTAGTTCGTAAAAAGAACACAAGTGAATAGTTAGTTAGACGTTAGAAGAAGTTAATGTAGTATTAAGATGAAGGGAGTTAGGGTTAATAAAATTCATTAGTTTTTTTATTTCTTTTTTTTCAGGATTCTTACGTATTTGGTTTAAAAAGTCAGGTCGTTTTAATGGTTTTAAATTAGAAATATTGGATTGATTACTAATTGTTTTTGTATATGTATCTAGTATTAAAGCTTTTTGTTGTGATGTTAATTTACATCCTAGATTTTTATTACATGTGTTTAATTCTTCATCTGAAGGAAGACCTTCGTATACAATAACATTTTTATCAGATATTTTAGAATTGTTTATTTGTTGGGTTAAATCATTTAGATGGTTTTTTTGATCATTATTTAATATTCCTCGTGATAAATTGTAGGTTCTTTTAAACAATTGTTGTTCTTCTTCTATTTTATTTATATTAGGAAAAGAAATTTCTTTTTTCTTTTTTAATTTATCTCTTTTTTTAGATAAAATTTTATTTAAACAACATTGAATCGGACATTCTTTTGATTCTGAATCAGAGCATAATTCTTTACTTAAAGTTTTACTTAAAGTTTTACATGTGTCTTTATTTGATTGCGAACTTAAATAGTCATCAGAACACTCTGGTAATATTTTATTAATCGGTTGAGTGATGTTTCTTTTTGTGTTGATACGATTGGTTTTGGGTTTGGTTTTAGTTTTGGGTTTGGGTTTGGTTTTGGTGAAGTTGGTATTGGTGTTGGCGAAGTTGGTGTTGGTTTTGGGTTTGGTTTTAGTTTTGGGTTTGGGTTTGGGTTTGGGTTTGGTGAAGTTGGTATTGGTGTTGGCGAAGTTGGTGTTGGTTTTGAGTTTTGTTTTGGGTTTTGTTTTGGTTTTGGGTTTTGTTTTGGTTATTTGTTGTGATGGTTTTTGTGGTGTTGGTGCTGGTGTTGATTTTGTTGGTGTTGGTGCTGGTGCTGGTGCTGTTGTTGGTGCTGGTGTTGGTGCTGGTGTTAATTTTGGTGCTGGTGTTGGTGCTGGTGTTGATTTTGTTGGTGCTGCTGCTGCTGCTGCTTCTGCTGTTGTTGGTGCTGGTGCTGTTGTTGGTGCTGGTGTTGATGTTGTTGGTGCTGGTGTTGTTGGTTGTGCTGGTGTTGATGTTGATGTTGATGTTGGTGTTGGTGTTGGTTGTGCTGGTGTTGTTGGTGCTGGTGTTGTTGGTGCTGGTGCTGGTGTTGATGTTGATGTTGATGTTGGTGTTGGTGTTGATGTTGGTGTTGATGTTGGTGTTGATGTTGGTGTTGATGTTGGTGTTGGTGTTGGTGTTGATGTTGATGTTGTTGGTGCTGGTTGTGTTGTTGATGTTGTTGTTGGTGCTGGTTGTGTTGTTGATGTTGTTGTTGGTGGCAGTGATGGCAGTGGTACCAGTTGTTGTGCTGCCTTTGCCTCTTGTGCTGCCTTTGCCTCTTGTGCTGCCTTTGCCGCTGCCTCTTGTGCCGCCTTCTTTGTTTCCCAGTTAGGACCTGCTGCTGACGCCTTTGCCACATCCAAGCGAATTTTCTCCATTGCGGCTGCCTTTGCCGCACCCTGGCGTCCTGGTGCTGTGAATACGTTATTTTTTAGCGAGGATACTTTATTAGTAAGTTTTTTATATTTCTCTTTATATTTCTTTTTACTATTTTTATATGATTCTTTTATAGAACGACTACTTCTTTTTAATCTTCCTGCTATACTTGGATCTATTTTAACTTGTTCGTCTCTATGATTAATATATTTATTAATAATTGATACTTCTTTCTGTGTAAAACATTGTTTATCTTTAGAATCTCCAAATTCATATATACTAGAATCTTTTGCTAAATTTCCTTTTTTTTTATCACATTCAATATTAGAAGTATATTTATTTTTATATGCTTCTTTTAATTTTTTCATAGCTTTAGATAAAACTTTAGAACGTTCTTTATTCTCATTTATAACTTTATCTGTATCTATATTCATTTTTAAATTAGAAAAATCAGATAATTCCATTATAACTTTATAAAAATCTTTAATATCATCAAAAAAATCTGATAACCCTGGCAATGGTTCACCACATGAATTTTTTATTAAACATCTTGGATCTTTTTCTTTGTCTGTTCCATCTGTTCCTGTTGTAGAACAAAATCGTTTGTTTTGTTTACATACATTTTTAATAGTGGATAACATAACTTTTTTACGTAATTTTTCTAATCTTAATTTATTTTTATTTATGTTTTTATTTGGATCTTCCCAATTATACTTATTATAAGCACATTCTAATTTAATATCATATAAATCACCTATTTCCATATCTCTATATGTAGAATAAGGTGGATTATAATTTTTATATTTACAATTATCTTTTTGTAAAGGTTTTACACCAGGATTATCACAATTTATACCAATCCATCTTTCATTTACTTCTGATTTTAATGGACTATAACCTATGTCATATTTACAGTTTTTACTTACTTTATATATTTTAGCTCTTCTTGCCTTTTTATTACGAGATCCATACCTATATTCATCCATTATAAATATATTAGAAAAATATATTTTAAGACTAAAATATAATTAATAGTATGAAGTTTCAACAATTATTGCGAATTGATAAGATTTATGATCAACCAATCTATTTATTAAAAAAAAACAAAGAAGATAATAAATTTGTATTTGAAGTTTGTGGGACAACCAAAAATATTTATAAAGTTCAAATATATAAATATAGTAAAATGATATTTTGTAATTGTCCAGATGCCAAAAGTTATGCTAAACAAAATGGTGTTGTTTGTAAACATTGTTGTTTTATTCTACTAAAAGTATTAAAATTAATTAATAGTGATGATTTTTTTAATATATTATTATTCGATGATAAACAATTAGAATTTATAAAAAATGAATTTAATAAACTAGAATTTATTGAAAATGAATATATAAAAATGGATTATGTTAATAAATTTAACGAATTACCAGAAGATAAAATTATTATAAAAAAAGACATGGAATCATTTTGTTTAATTTGTTATGATGATTTAGAAAATATAGAAAATAAAAAATTTAATAATCAATGTAAATATTGTTTAAAAATTTTTCATAATAAATGTATAAATAAATGGTTAAGTCTGGGAAATAATAATTGTCCACATTGTAGAAATATAATGAAAAGTAATAACTATAAATATTTAGAATAAATTTATAATATTATTATTAAATATGTCTAAAAAAATATATAATCAATCAGGTGGATTTCTTGGAGGATTAATAGCTATTCTTCAACTTATTATAAAATTAGTTATGGAAATTTTTCAACATATTATTATTCCTATTCTTAAACCTTTTTTCGGTATATCACCAAAAAAAGATGAAATTGAAGAAAGAATAGACTGGATAGATTTTGAAAATAAATGGAATATAGGCTACTTTTGGATATATGCTAAATGGTGTATAAAAGTCATTATTTATTTAATTCTATTTTGTTTTGGTGGTCCTATAGTAATATTAGCAGGAATAATATATTTATATAGTAAATTAGGATCAAAACTTGCTATACGTTCTAAAAATTTAGAACAACAAAATAGTATAAATATCTAAATATCTTCATATTTAGGAGGAACTTCATCATTTTGAATATCATTATCAACTATAATCAAATTAGAATTATTAACTATTTCGTATTCATTTTCAACACTACATTTATACATACAATATTTTAATCCAATACTTACAAATGTTATTCCTATTAACGCTATAAAAAATAACTCCGCCATTAATTAATAATACTATTATATTTTTAATATAAAATTGATTTAAAAATATATTTTTTATATAAAAAAAAAATGAAACTTAGAAAATTTCAATTGAGTTGTCCTGTATTTTGGGGATACAATAAATATATAGATGTAGAAAAATATAATAATCTAAATGATATACTTATTCATGTCTTAAAAAGTTGTGAAGAATTTTTCCAATCTAATAATTTAATAGATTTAGTAGAATTCTTTAAGTCTATAAAACATTTATATCATATTCATGATAGTAATTTTGAAACAATTCTCAATTCTGATGAAAATGATACAATTTATATTTGTCGCCATGATGGTTGTGAAACAACCATGGATATAACCATAAGAAATAGATAAATTCTAACCAAATACATTTTCATTACAATAAGATATATATAAAAATCCATCTTCATCTTTATGTTCTTCGTATACAGATGAAACCATACTAGAAGTTAATGGTATAATTTTTTCATTTATAAATAGAAATATACTATCACTTTCGACTAATTTAATTCTTTTCCTTATAACAAACATAAATTGTCCAATTGTTAAATCACCTGGAATTAAAAATTTTGTTTTCTCAATCTCAGGAAGATCACATTTTTTTGATTTATAAATTATAATAGGATATCTATTAGGATATTTTAGTTTAATTTTATCAGATTCTTTTTTTCTAGTTTCAAAATCAAATTTTGTTTTAAAAGAATTATTAGACATATAAGTATATTTAAGAAAATTATTTTAAGTTTTAATATTATTATTTAATTATTAATGTCATATTATATAAATGCTAAAAATATAGATAATAATAGTATTATTACATCACAAACACCATTAAATATATTTATAAAAAGAAACCATATTTATGGACTATTTAATGAAAATGATTTTAAAATATTAATTAATAAAAAATTAGAATATAATTTTTTTATTAGTAAAAATAATACTATTTTATTTGAATTTATAATAGATATAAATTCTATATTAGATAAATTATACTCAAGTTATGATAGAATCGGTTATTCAACACAAATTCCATATACACATTTTTTTTATATCAATTTTCCAAACAAAACACTCCTTTATAATATATTTAGTTATGTATTGCCTAATGAAATTATAGATATTATAATTAAACATTTAAAAATAAAAATAAATTATAGATTTACTTTACATTATTTAAATCATATTTATTTAACTCAACCTAAAATTAATATACCATTTATATTTCATTAATTTCATTATTTTAATCATTTGATTCAAAGATTTAATCTATACTTTATTATTTAAAACTATATATATATTTAAATAAAGAGCAAAAGATATCCAAATCATATAGGGTATTAACAAATATGCTGAAAGTTTTGATTTTTTATAAAAATAATAAATAGTTAATCCTGTAAATAATACAGTTAGTATTAAGTCTAATAAAGCCCATCTTATTTTTAGATATGTAAAAAATAAAGGTGACCATATAAGATTACATATCATTTGTAACACAAAAAATAATAATCCTAAATCATTAATATTTATTTTTTTATAAAATCTTACTATAAAAGATAACAATATTAATATATATAATATAGGCCATACTATACCAAAAACATAACTTGGAGGTGTTAATGGAGATTTTTTTATTGAATTATACCATTCTCTATTTTTCATTATAATTATAATTTAAAATAAATTATAATTTAAATATAATCTAAGATTTATTAGTTAAATAATAATATGTCTAACATAAAAAAAGATTTACTTTTATCTTTTCTTTTAAAAAATTATTGTAAAAATAATAACTATGATTTTACTACTTTATACACTAAATTATATAATGAAAATTTAATAAATATATCATACAACGAATTAAAATGTAATAATACTATACCAACATCACTTAATAATATATATTCTTTACAATATAAAGAAATAGAGAAAGTTCAACAGTTTGAACAACAAAAAATGAATAGAATTAATAATTATAACATTATCGATAATATTGGAAATGGTAGTTTTGGTTCTGTATTCAAATGTATAAATAATATAGATCAACAAACATATGCCTTAAAAATTATTAAACTTTCGTCTCAAAAATATGAAACGATTTTAAAAGAAGTACGATTAATGTCATCTTTTGATCATCCAAATATTATTAAATATTATTGTTCATGGATTGATTATAACAAAACAGATTTAATAGAAAATGGTAGTGAATCAGAATCAGAATCATCTATAAATAATAATCAAATATCAATTGATTATTTAGAAAATTACTATTTATATATTCAAATGGAATTATGTAAACAAACATTAAGTAATTATTTAGAAATTATACCATTTAATTATAATTCTAGACTAATTATATTCAAAAATATTGTTAATGGTTTAAACTACTTACACAATAATAATATTATCCATAGAGATCTTAAACCTTCAAATATTTTATTCGATAAAAATAATACTATTAAAATTAGTGATTTCGGTATGTCTATTAAACAATATAAATCTAATAATGATAACTTTATTGGATCTGATTTATTTGGAACATACATTTATAGCGCTCCTGAATCTTTAAAAGATAATTACTATTCAATTTATAGCGATATATATAGTTTAGGTATAATATTATTTGAATTATTAAATTCTTTTACTACAATTATGGAAAAAAATATAGAAATTAATAGATTGAAACAAACAAACACATTTAATCAACTTTTTTTTACATAAATACAATTTAGAATCTGAATTTATATTAAAATTAATAGATATACGCCCTAATCAAAGATTAAACACAAATGAAATATTAACCAGTATAAAAATATTATTTAAAGAAAATTAAATATTTAATTATAACTAATGAAGCTTCCTGAATTATTTGATATTATTTATTGTGACTCAAATATCAAAGAAAAATATAGTAATTTTATAGAAACATTTGATTGTAATAATTTACTAAATACTCCTAAAAATATATCTTCGCAATTTGTTTTAATTATTTCAAATAATATAGTTATGAATAAAACATATAATAAATTAAAATTGGAATTTCATAATATTGATAAAAATAATATAAATAATGACTTAATTTTAAATACACTAAATAAATTACAAACTATAATTAATAACTCATTATCAGATGACGAAAATGAAATCCTTATTGAAGGTCTAGATAGTTATATGGAAGAAGACTATGAGTCTCACAATGACGAAGACGAAGATGACCCTTGGAATGCAGCAGTAGATGCATTGGCAGAAGCTAAAGCTAAAGCTAACACTGATGATAACGATAACAATTCTTTAGAAGTTGAGGATAATATAGTTTTACCAGAAAAAGTTGAAGATAATATAGTTTTACCAGAAAAAGTTGAAGATGATATTAAGACAATATTAAAAAAAACAGAATATCTACAAATACATATATTACAAAAACAATATGAAAATGATAAAAAACTTAAATATTTAGCTACTTTTTTATTAAATAATACATTAAAAATACCAAAGGAATTAGATATAACAAATGAAATATTTGGAAAATATGATGATGGGGTAAATATAGATTCACTTTTTTCTTTATCTGATTATTATAATAATACACATAAAAATTATAATGATTATAATTCTATTTACGATTATCTAGAAAATTATGATATTATTGATCCATATTTATTAAATAATTTAAGTAAAATATTATCTGGGTTTTATCTAAATCATAATGATATTAGATTTCAAATTATATTGAAATTAATAATATTAACAAATATAGGAGATCATGGAAATATTATTAAAAAAATTAGTCATAAACAATTTAGTAAAAATAATTCTATTAATAATTATTTTATTCATGATGAACTTCATACAAATTTTTTTGAAAAATTATTAATAAATAATATTCATATATATTGTGATGTTTGTAATACTAGTATAAGTAGTAATAGTAAAACTACATATTTTCATAATGATTATGGTGGTGATATATGCGAACATTGTTATTCTATAAAACAAGATCAATTTAAATCACGTATTAATCATATTAAAAATAAAATTTTACTCATTGGGAGAATTGAATTATTTAAAAAAGAATTACAAATAACTAAAACATTTTTGAAAAAAAGAAAATTTAAAATTAAAAAAAAGAATTACTATCTTTTATTAGAAAAAATGAATAAAAATTTAATAAATGAACCCACCGATGAACATATATGTAAAATTTGTTATAGTCCATTATGTGATGATATTTATGTTGGAAGTGATTGTGGTCATTGTTTTCACAAAACATGTATTGAACAATGTGATAAATGTCAAATTTGTAGAAAAGAAACCAAATTTATTAAATTATTTTTATAATAGTATAATATAATGACACGTTTAAAATGTAAATCTAATGAAACTATAAGAAAAACTTATACACGAAAAAATGGTACAAAAGTAAAACAAAAATGTATTAGAAAACGTAGTATCAAAAAAATAAAAAAAGTAAAAAAAGTAAATAAAGTAAAAAAATCAATTATTAAAAAATTTAAACCTATAATATTATCTTTAAAAAAAGATGAATTAAAAAAATATGGATATAAAAATATTAAAACACTAGGAGTTAGAAAACGTAGACAATCATTAGCAAAAGCAATAAATAATTATGGAACTAAAAAAGTATTTCGTAAATTGGGTATAGTCAAAACATTACATAAAAATAAAAATGTAGATTTAGCAAAAAAATATTTAAATAATATGGTTTGGTTAAGAAAAAAATTTGATAAAGATTTTAAAGGATCCTATAAAAATAGTGCTTTATTTAAGTCTAAAAAATAATTTATATCATTTTGGGTTCAATTGATTTATTTGTATCAGGATCTATTAATATAGTCCTAGTATAATAATATATGTCTGTATTTACTATTTCGCAAGAAAATATCCAATCATATCTATCTAGACCATATCCTATTATTTTATAAAATAATGACATTGTTGGAATAATTGGGGAATCGTCTGTTAACAAACCTGTTTTACTATCTTTTATCTGTTTACTTTCAACCCATTTTATTAATTTTTGTTTAAATAATACTTTCGGACCACCCTTCATTTTTATTTCTAACAAATATTTTTTAGTACCATCCCATTTAATTTTTTTTTTTTCTTCATCTGTTGCTAAAGACATATATTTTTTTTGGTGTGCCCATTCACACAATCGGTCTACATCTAGTGCAATTTTAGGATAGTTTGGATATTTTACTTTATAATAATAATCGTATTTATCTATTGCCTCTAAAAGACTTTCTTCATCGATATCTCCAAAAATCTCATTCAAATGTTCTCTATCTTTCATTAAATTTTTAGTATTTCCTTTTTCTAGAATTATATATGGTATATGAATCAATACCATTTAAGCAAATTATAATATTTTTATTTAAAAAAATATGTTAAATCAATTTTATTGATGTCTATTACTAACTTATTTAATTAAATTTAAGTATAGTTAGAAACAAATTATCATCATTTTTTTTTAATAAATTAATAACCTCTTCTTTGGATACACTACATTTTTCTACAATAAATTTAACATATTTTCTCCTTTTTCTGATTTGTAACTATCATTTAAAGGTTTTAAGGAATGTAAATTTTTTAGTATTTCATTTTATATAATAATTATGTTTTATAATTAACGGACCCGGTTGGATCATCTGCTAATTTTAATTCTTTAAATGATGTAAAAGAAAAATTTAAAAATAATGTTAATATTACTTGTCCTATTATTATAAATTTTGTTAATGGATCTCTTTTTGCTATAATATCGCCAAAACCTACTAATGTACCCACCATACTAGATAAATATAAATATTCATAAAATTCTCTCTTACCATCTTTTAATCCATCAAATTTTGATACATATTTATTATCATACAAATAATAAATTATAGAAAAAATTAAGATTGAACCTAAATTTATTAACATCCAAAATATTAATGATTTAATAAAAAATAATTTATAATCTGTTGGAAATACATGTGTATTAAAATAATTTGTTCCAAATGTTTGTGTAATCTTTTTATTTTTTATCATTAATATAATACAATATTATTAATGATTAAAAATAACATATCAATATGTTTCTAAATTTTCTTTAATATCAACATCTTGTTTATTCTGATTTAAATTATGTTTATTAGTTTTACTACAATTTTCTACAATATAATATAATATTGTAGAAAATGGCATTACTAACCAAAAAATATTAACCCACATAAATGGTCGCTCAGTTAACCATCTATCAGCTGGGAAACTACTATTGTTATAATTTACATTTGTAGACTCTGTTTCTTGAATAAAATATGAAAACATATATAAATAACTATTCATAAATTGTGTTCCCATAGCAACACTTAAGGTTATTAAATAATTATTATGATATCCTATAATTTTAAATATTATAGCAATCAAACTAAATAAGGCACATTGTGTACAATGACTCCCTTCAATAATACGACTCCAATCATCTGTATGACTCATATATTCTCGATCTGCCCAAGCACCATATTCAGCATAAAATATTTTTGCTAATTTTGGTGGCCAAACATAACTAAAATCATACGAATTCGTCCATACATGTTCATTTGTTATTATTAGATTATTTGCCATAATGGTTACTTCATTGTAATTTGAAATATATGCCACTTCCCATATACCAGTTAATATAGTCATCATAACCCAAAAATATGTAGGTTTATTAATTTGTTTCAATGGAGAACATAGACTTAATAGTGTTATTGATCCAATGAAATATAATAATATTTCTAATATCCCAATAATATACCCTCTCATTTTATTAATTATTAGTTTAATTATGTTTAAATGATTTAATATTTTAAATTTCTGGATTTTTATTAAAAATATTTAACAATTATATTCAAAACTTTTTTTTTTTAAATTTCAAAAACTTTTTTTTTGGATTCCCCCCCCCCTCAAAAAAAAAAATGAATTGGGTCTTTTTTGTAATTTATAAATTTATAAGAGATTTACATAATTATTTTAAGTTTAACACCATAAATATAAGAAATAAAAATGAATAAAAAAGTATAAATTTAATAAAAAAAAGTATAAATTTTATATAACAAATATGGTGTTAAAAATAAAAAAAGTATAAAAAAGTATAAAAAAAGTATAAAAAAAGTATAAAAAAGTATAAAAAAAGTATAAAAAAAGTATAAAAAAGTATATTTAAGAAATTAAAAATATAATATTACCATATATAATGGTCTTATATAATTGTGAATGTTGTAATTTCTCTTCTAAAATTAAAACTCATTATAATAGACACCTTAAAACAAAGAAACATAGTGATAATAGTAATAGTTTTGTTATATCTATGGTGATGAACACAAATGAACACAAAATGAACACAAATGAACACAAAATGAACACAAATGAACACAAAATGAACACAAAAAAATCAGGTAAAATAGAAACTTTTGAATGTGAATTTTGCTTTGAGTTGTTTAATACTAAACCTAGTAAAAGGAGACATGAACTACATTATTGTAAACAAAATAAAAATATCAATAAATTGCTAAATGAGAAAAATAAACAGATTAAAAAGTTGGAAAAAACGGTTGATAAGTTAATTGATAAAGCTGGAAATACAACTATTAATCATATTCAAAGCAATCAATTAAATCAATTAAATCAACAAAATAATATAAAAATAAATAATTATGGAGATGAAGATCTAAGCCATATAACTGATTTCTTTAAAACACAATTAATTAAGGGTCCATATGGAGCAATACCAAAAATGATTAAAGCTATTCATTTTAATAATGACAAACCAGAAAATAAGAATATTAAATATCCTAATGTTAATAAAAATTATGTTAAAATAATGCAAAATAATAAATGGGTAGTAAAAAACAAACAAGAGATTTTAAAAGATATGATAGATAGTAAATATCTAATATTAGATGATCATTATAATTTAATATTAAATGGTGAAAATATTAGTAAAAATGTAAAGAAAAACTATATACATTTTAGTGACAAATATGATGAAGGTAATAATAATTTACTAAATGAATTAATAGATGATTGTGAATTAGTTATTCTTAATAATCGTAATTAATTTATATGAATACTAATATATGAATAATAATTTAATTATATGTGTTTCATTTTGTATAATATTAATAATGATTTTATTTTACTATATTATAGGGTGTGATAATTTATATAATAGTAATGAGTATGATGAAATAACCCCACAAACATTAGTTAATATGTTTTCTTTAAAAAATATAGCAATTGTTAATGCATTATCAGATGATTTTGTATTAAATACATATCCTACAAATATTAATAATTCATACACAAAATCATTTATAGATAAACAAAATATAAAAAAATTTGATAAAATAATTTTATATTGTGCGAATTATACATGTGGAGCAGCTCATAAATATGCTAAAAAATTAATTAGTAAAGGTTACAAAAAACATAATATAATTTTGTATGATGGTGGTATTCATGAATGGGCAAAATATAGTATATTATATCCAAGTAATTTTAATATTTATGATATAAATACACGATTAGTATTAAAAGAAGCTGAATTACGAAAAATAATATCTGATTTTTCACATTTTTCAGAAAATAAAAAACATACGAAGTATGGAAAAAAATATCCAGAATTAATTTTACAAAATTCAGCAAATGATAATTTTTATAAAAATTTAAGAATTCCTAAAAATAATAATTATAATTTTAATTCTAATTTATTACAAAATAAAGTATGTGTCGTTACCGGAGGAACAAGTGGATTAGGATTAACAGCTGTATATGCTATGTTAAATAATGGAGCAAAACATGTAACATTAACATATTTTAATAACGATGAAAGAGCAAAGAAAGTTAATAATGAATTATCAAAACAATTTGATAAAAATAGATTTTATGTATTAAAGGCAGACGCTAGAACAGTAGAAGGAAATTTATTAACTTTTGACGCTAATTTAAGAAAAAATAAATTAAATTTAAATACAGATGGAATTAATTGTGTAGATATAAATGCTGGTATTTTTGGACCAGCAAATTATAATAAAAAACATGTTCATAATATTTCTGAAATTGATTATAAAAAGGTAATAGATATAAATTTAAATGGTTATTTCTTGGCTATTAAATATTTTGTTAGACAAGCGATTGAAAATAATATATCAGATGGATCTATTGTATGTATTAAAAGTATTTATGGAAGCACAGGATCATTATTTTCAAATATAGCATATCAAACTTCTAAACATGGTGTTATGGGATTAGTTAGACAATCAGCTGTAGAATTAGCAAGAACTAATGAAAAATTAAAATTAAAATTTCCGATTAGAGTTAATGCTGTGTCTCCAACATTTACTAATACAGCTTTAACTGAACCTATGTTAAAAACAAATATAATAAATGAAACTTTAAAAAATTCTAATACATTAGGTAATTTAGCAGATAAAAATGATATAGCAAATGCGGTTATATATTTATTATCCGATAATTCTAAATCTATAACAGGTATTGATTTACCTGTAGATTGTGGAGTTTTAGCAGAATCAATTCCTACATATGAAGAAGTATTAATGTTAAATAATGAAGATATAGAAGAATTATCATGTTGTGGTAGCAAATTATAATTAGTTTTTAGTAACATAATTTATAAAAGAATTATTAGCATCTTTAAATCCTTCAGCCAATCTATAATATTCTATTTTTTTATTAAAATTATTTATATTATTTATATTATTTATATTATTCATATTAAAATAATTAGCATTTAATAATCCACTTGTTAAATATTTGATATTAAGCATTATATATCTATATATAATCTTTTTTTTAAATAAAAAAAACTAAGTTAAATTTTAGGATGATTTAATAGTATGATTCATTATATTAGATAGTAATCATATATTTAAGTAAAATTGAATAATATTTTTTACTATAATATGATAGTATATTCAAATAAACTGAATAACATGTCAAATCTTAACTCTGAAAAACTAGCAAATTATATTCAAATTAGATATAAAATTGTATTAGACAAAGAAAAATTAACAACATTACTAAGAAATTATAATTCAGTTTATGAAATATCACATAAAACTTTAATAAATTATATTTTTGAAAGTCTATTTGGATTAACATTAGATTCATTAAATAAATTAGCATTAAATTATAATGGTAGAGAATTAAAATTAGATAATACTATTAATAAACTACAAGATTATATCATTGAACTATCTAATAAAATAGATATGTTAACAAAAGATAATGAAGAATTACGAGATAATTATTGGAGATTAAACCAATCTATTATTAAACAAACTAGAAAATAGCATTCCAGCAATTAGTATAATATATAATAATATAAATGTCATACTATAATAATAAATAAATTTTTGTTCCCATGATTTACTACATTCACATTTATTAATATATAAATCTTGACTAAATTTAAATAATATATAAATATTACAAAGACCTATAATATAGTAAATATTATGTATAAATATCCAAAATGTATTTTTTATATTACAAAATATTAGTATAACCATAAATAGTGTTATTATGGAATAATATTTAATAAAATCTCTATACCATATATCAGAACATTTACAACCCATATATTCTAATTTCATAGTAAAATTAATAATTAATACATTAACTAATATAACTATTAATAAAATCATATTTTTAAACATATATTAAACTAACATAAATTATTTATCATTTTTACATTTTATCATTTTTTCTCGCAAATAAGCTACCAATGATAATCTAGTAAAATCCTTATCTATAGGTTTTATTTTAGTATTACAATGCCATTCATGGACGTCCATAGCAAGAAAATCACCATTTCTTACATCAATAGCAACTTTAAATTGTGGAAATCCTGTACACCCACCTTTATATTTTCCTTGTTCACATACAACAAGATTACCAAACCCTTGTTTTAAATCACCAGAATCTTTATGTAGTGCTGTTCTCCAATTATAATTAATAGTAACAGTACTAAAAGAAGTATCTTTTATAACATATTTAGTTTTATGTGCTTCATTATACTGTAATTTATGATTTTTCGGAATTAATTTTTTAAATTGTTTATCCATAGCTTCAATAAATGGAACTACTTTATCCCATTTTTCAAATTGTTGTGAAGTAAATGCAGTTGTTCTACAAGGATGAGCATTAGCACCTAAATTTCTATCTCGTTTATCATAATATCCAATAATATTACTTTGTGATGTATTTCCAAGACTATTTTTAACTATTTTCCCAGTTATTTTAGACTTATATGCTAATACACGAAACTTACTTCTTCCAATAAGTTGTGAGGCTTCATTCGCATACGAAGGCATTTTGTTTAACTTTATACGACCAGCAGAAGCACCTCTATTATCATGTTTTTTTTTAGCTGCGTCTTTAAGATTATCTAAGGCAATTTCACATAATTTTTTAGATAATACATTCTTTCTAAATTTAAATAATATTTTTTTATTATTATTTTCATCTAAATAATAACAATCACAATCATAATCTACAATTTTATCATAATGTTTTTCATCAAAATAATCACCTTCTTTATTTTTCATATATTTTTCACTTAATAATCTTTTGGCAATTATTTCAACTACTTTATTCTTCGAAGACTTTTTTTTTTTTAATTTATTCGTTTTTGTTTTTTTCTTTTTTTATTGTCCCATTAATAATCTTAAATATTTTTTTATTTCTAAAAATCGATTATCACCATAATTAAATATAAAATTAAATCAAATAGAAAAAAATTAATATTATAAATTATTCATCACTATATAAAACTGATATAACGGAAATTTGATTATCACCATATTCAAATCGTTTTCCAATAATTTTACATTGGATAGCTTCTCCTATTTTTAAATTTGAAAAAATTTCATTATCAATATGATGTTGTCTAGCTAATAAAATATTTAAAGGTGATTCTTTATCAACTGAATCTGCTAAAATACCCATTTTATTTATATTTTTAACTTGTACATCAATAATAGCACCTTCTAATGGATTACAAACCTCAACTGAAAATACAATATTATATAATATATTACCATTAAAATGACTAGCTAATACATTTCCTATACTTCTTTTAATAATTTTAATACAATTAGGTTTTATGTAACCGTATTTAAGACATTTTCCTTCAAACTTTTCTTTTAATTGTTTTAAAATATAATCATTAATTTGATTATTAATATATTTAGGTTCTATAGATAAAGATTTATTAATAGTCGTTTTGATAAAAAGGTCATCCATATATTATTTATTATTTATTTTTTTTTTAAATAATAATCAATTTTAAAATAATTTTAAATTTAATTTAATTTTTTTTATTTAACTCGTATTCTATTGTTTCTTCTGGTCCATATAAATATCTGTATTTTGTATCTTTTAAATCAAGATCATTTAGTATTTGCTCTAATTCTAAACATAAAGTGCTTTTATTTGGAATATTATTATTATTTGAATATATAGTCTTTGCTTTTAATTGTTCAATATATTCTATAATTTTAGATTTTTTCATTCCATCATTATTACAAATACTTCCAGTTTTAATTTGTGAACCCTTAGTGTTTGAACCTTGGTTGGTTTTATCACGTATTTTAAAAACTAAAATATTTTGAGGCATTTTTAATTCATAATAACCTATAATATTTGCTGGAATACGTTTTTTAGATTTTTTAAATGAGTTTTTAATTTGTTTTATATCATTTAAATTACCTTTTTTAAATTGTTGTTCTTTTATATTACATTTCATATAACGTATTTTTTTATTATCAGCAATTTTATATCCCCATATTTTATCATTTTTAAGTGATTCACATATTAAATCTTTTTTACAATATAATATATTATATAGAGAATCTTTATATTTTTGTAGATTAGGTGAAAGATCATTATTTATTGATTGAATAATTAAATATTGAATAATTAATTCTATTTCTTTTAAATAATATTCATCAGTTTTTTTAATTTTTTTAATTTTTTTAAGAATACTGTCTTTTTCTTTTATAATATCTTCAAACGAAATGGTAGATGTTTTACTTTGTATTGGATTATTACCTAGTTTTTCCAATTCTGATAATGTATTATTTCTAGATATATTAAAACTATTATATTTTTTAGTATTAGTATTATTTTTTCTAATATTATTAAAAGATATAAATTTACTACTATTATTTTTAATAAATATATAATAACCATTTTTATGTATTATTTTTCCTTTACTACCATTTTTAGATAAAATTTGTCCAGTATAATTTAATAATTTATTTAAAGCAAAAAATATTAATAATGGATCAATATCTAAAATTTTAATAAAATCATCTAATGTATAATAATAATTTTCTTTATATAATTTTATTATTTCATTCATAACATCATTTATATTATCTTCTATAATTTTTTTATTAATTGTATCTTTATTTATAGTTTTATCAATAGTTGATGGATTACATTCATAATCACATTTTTTATAATTACATTTTTTAGAAAAATCAACATCATATTCTTTTCCAAAATAATTACCATGTTTATTTAAAAGACAATCAACTGCACTCGTTTTTAATAAATACTCAATTTCAGCCATTTTTTTAGATTTATTCTCAGCATTTCTATATGTTTCTAAATCTATAGTTTCAATATATTTATTTCTAGTTTTTTTTTCTTTTACAGCAGCATATAAATATATTGTTACATTTCTATCTTTAGAATCTAAATCTATATGAGAACAATTACGAATACCTCTCCCTATAACTTGTTCTAATCTATTTAAATGAAACCATGGTTCTAAAATGTGAACATGTCTAATATAAGAGAAATCTAAACCTTCTGCTGCTGTTTGTGTTCCTAATATTATCTTTATTTTATCACCTTTTTTATTTGAATCTTGTATTTTTAAATATTCGGCATAGGCATTACTAGATAAATCTGAATTACCAGATATAATAATATAATTACCTAATTTAGTGCCTTTATTATTTGTAAGAGGATTTCCATATTTTGTATAACCTAATTTTTCTAATGCTAATGCTATAGGTATAATACCAGAATTTAGATATTGTGAATAAACAAAATGAATACCATCATTTTTATCTATATTTTTAACAAGTTCAGCAATTTTAGTAGAATAATTACTTAATTCACCTAATTTAAAAAAATCTTTATAATCATCGTCAATAATATTATATTTAATATCCTTACCATTTTTAGTAGTTTCAATTATATTATTAAATCCTTTATCACTTATAAAATTTTCTAATTTAGTAGTTCTAGTCTCACGCATTTCTTTATTTGATGGGAATACTATATTTGAACACATAATACCAGGTTGATTAAAAGAACCCGTTTCATTAGATGTTTCCATATGTTCATATAATTCTAATTGTCTACCCTTCATAACACATGGAACTATTTTTAATTCTTTTATTTTATTATCTTCATCTATCATTTGTCCATTTTTATCTCTACTAGGCATATTTTTAGAGTCTATTAATAATTTTGAATTAGGATATAATCTTTTTGGAAATCTATAAGGATCTTCACCTCTCATATAAGAAATATAACCATGTATTTTACGAATAAAATCATCTCTCATACTTGGTATCATAGTCCCATTAATATCCATATATTTTTTAACATTAATAATAGATCTATTATCATTACGTAACATTAAATTAATTAAGAAAAATATTTCTTCTGATGTATCAAACATAGGTGTTGCAGATAATAATAATAATTTCATATTAATAGCATTTTGAACTACTTTTTCTAATAATGGAGGTAATACTTTTAAATCTGTTGTTTTTTTTATATTATGAACTTCATCTATTATCATTACAGTATTAGAAAATCTCTTTTTTAATTCTTTATTAAAATAATAAATATAATCAGATTCATTATATTTTTCTTTAATTTGTTGTTGTATATTTTCTATTAAATTAGCAAATTTCTGATATCCATAAAATTCATATCTTCCTTTAATAATTTTACTTATCTTAGATTTAATTTTTTCTTGAATTTGTTGTTGCTCTTCTTCTGTTTTTGAATTAAATATATCTAAATCTATTTTTATTTCATCTAAATATTTTGAACCAGTACATTGATAATAAGGTGTTTGTTTTATAACTTTTTGAATATTAAATATATTTTTTACAAAATTTGCCTCAATACTTGGATTTAATAATATAATTACTTTTTTATTTAAGTTTTTCAGTTCTTCACTATATTGTTCTGCTATAGATATACTAGAACATGTTTTACCAACACCAGTTCCATGAAATAATAACATACTATTATAAGGTGTATTAGGTGATAAAAAAGATTTTAAAAATTTCTGATTCTCAGTTAATTTAAAAGCAATGGTTTTTTTTTCTTCTTCAGTTTTATTATACATAGGATCACATAATTTTTTAGAAAATAATTCTGTTTCTATATCATTTAACTTTTTTCTTTCAGGAATTTCATTTATATTAAATTCCTTTTTAGAAAAAATTTTAGTATTAAATAGAGGATCTTCATAATCAGGATAACCTTTAAATTTATCACTAAAATTAGATTTATAAGATTCTTTAAGAATTAGATCCATAATTATTAATAAAGCTTCATAACGTAATTTTAGTTCTGATTTATCTATTATATTATCTTTATTTAATTTTTTTAAAATTTTATTAGATTCTTTTATAAGTGACTTAGTTGTTTTAAACTTAGATTGACTATATTCATTTATAAAACCTTCTAATAATTTATTTGTACTTTTCCTAGCAATACTATTTTCATTACGTTTTTCTTGTTTTTTTGTTTTTACTTTTAATTTTTTTTTTCTAGTTTTAGAAGAATCCATTAATATAATTATATATTTTAATTTGATAAAATTTTATGAAGTTTTTCTAATACATTTTTTTTTTCAATACTATAACTTCTAATTACATTCATACATTCATCAAATGTAAACCAATTAATATTACTTATTTCTGATACTTGACTAAAATTATTTTTATCAATTTTTAAATTATTTATATTATTTTTAGCGTTAGCAACATAATATTTATGTTTGTATCTTATATTATTTGATCCTGAAAATAATTCATCAATAGGTTCTATTTGATATACCAAATTATATTGTGTTTTTTTTAATCCAGTTTCTTCTTCAAATTCTCTTATAGCACAATCTAAATTTGATTCTTTTAAATTACGTCTACCTTTAGGTATACCCCATTCAGGCGTATACCATAATATTTTATTATTATAATGAATAGTATTCAATGAAATTAAATTATTTTTAATATAAATACCCTTTTTAAGTAAATTAAATTTTTTTTTCGAAGTATCATATTCATTATGATAGTTATTATTGTCTTTCTTCATCCATAATTTATTCCATAAATAATCAAAGTTATAATTTATTAATAATAATCTTTCATTTTCTGTCATAATTTCAAATAACCTAATTATATATTTAATATTTTCTAAATTATATTTACCTCTCATAAATTCAACAAATCCTAATGTGTCTTTTCTTTGTACTAATAAATATTTTATATTATTATTATCTTTTCTAAATAATATAATTCCAGAACTTATGATTGGCGCTAAACATTTTCTATAAACATGTCCATATTTACCACAATTACCACAATATAATGTATTTTTATTCATTCTAATAATAATTAATTAAATATGTTTTAAGTTATTTTAAAATATTTGGTAAAATTTCAAATATTAAATTATATATATATATATATATGGATCCAACAGTATGGGGACCTAAGTTATGGTTTGTTATTCATACAATTGCATTAAATTTTCCAGAAAATCCTACATTTGAACAAAAAAAATCTTACGAAAGTTTTTTTGAAAACTTAAAATATATAATACCTTGTGATAAATGTCGATTACATTATACACAAAGACAACAAGTTAATCCAGTATCAAAATATTTGACTGATCCTAACGCATTATTTATGTATACAATTGATTTACATAATGAAGTAAATAAATCTTTAGGAAAACGAATATATAGTTATGAAGAAGTATCTAATTTATATAAACATCATTATAATAATCCATATAAATTTAATAATATAAAAGAAAAAATATTTAATACTAAAAATTTAGTAATAGTAATAGTAATAATAATATTAATTTTACTTGCTAGACATTATAAAAAAAAATATTTATTTAGAATAATAAAAACTTAAATATTTTACTTGATTTAATATAATAAAGATTTTTCAACTAAATATTTATAATTTTAAAAAACTTTTATATATTTATATGTTAGATGTTTATATTATTATAATATTTATAGTATTAATTATAGTATATCAATATAGATATTTGTTAATTAAATGTAATTTTATAAATTTATGTAAATATATATGGTTTATATTACCAATTATAACTATATATTTAGATAAAAATACAATATCTAAAATAATATATAATACTAATAATTATAATAATGAAAATAAATCAAAACGAATTTTAAATCAAACGACAAAAAAAGTAGTAGCAGCAAATCAAAAATGGAATTGTAATATATGTAATAATATATTAGATGCTAGTTATGAGGTTGATCATATAAATCCATTATATAAGGGGGGGACAAATGAAATTACAAATTTACAAGCTTTATGTAGAAATTGTCATGGAAAGAAAACAATTTATGATAAATTAAATATTTAATATATTTAATGAACCTAATTTTAATAATTATAATAATTTTAATAATTTTAATTTCATTTATGTTATATTTTTATTATAAAAATAAATATAGCACATATTTATATTTAGAAAGACAAGATTCAAATAAACCTAATAAAATATTAGATGAAGATATTATTAAACCTGCAGATGGTTATAATTATAGTATAGGATTTTTCATATATTTAAATGATTATTCTGAAAATTTTAAATATTGGCGCCATATTTTACATAAGGGAAATGAATTAAAAAGTACAGATATATTAGATTATACTGATTGGGATCAATTAACACAAGATATTTCATATCAAAGTCCAGGAATTTGGATGAATCCAAAATCAACAACACTAAGATTCAGTTTTACAACCGAAACAAATAAACATAATTGTAATTTACACGATACAAAAATAGAGTGTAATAATCATTTAAATTGTAAATGGAATGGGAATTGTATTTTAAAAGATCAACACGCTACATATATGGATGATCCTATACCTATAAGTAATATAGAAATGGTATATGATGTTGAATATTTAGATATAGAAATTCCATATAAGAAAATGACACATATATCATTTGTCTTAGAAAATAAAATTTTGAATTTATATTTTAATGGAAAATTAAAAAAAATTCATAAATTTAGAGGTGATCCTATAATAAATAATTATAATATGTTTTTTAATCAACAAAATAGTTATAATGGTTCATTATTTAATTTTAACTATATTCCATATGAAATTGATAATAAACAAGTTGAAGAAATGTCTAAAGATATTCCTAATATATCATATATTCCAAAAAAAACTAGATTTTATAATTTTTTAAAACGTTTAAAATTTAAAGAAGCAATACAAAGTTTTTTTATTTAATAATTATAAATGGAAAATAATTATATTATATTAATTACATTATTTATTATTACATTTTCTATTTTATGTTATATTTATTTTACTGATTTTGGTCATACAAATTTATATGATAATTATGATTTATTTTATGGTGATAAAGCTTTATATATTGGTTCTGAAAATATGCCTATGTCAGAAGAAAGTTTAAAATATTCATTTTCAATATGGATAAGAACTAATAATTTATATTCAAATTATACTTGGAATAATAATTCTAATATTCCTAAAACTATTATAAATAATAGTGGGAGTCCTAATATACTTTATTTATTAAAAGATAATATAATTAGAATTCAAATTTCTTATTATGGTTCTCAAAATACAATTGAATTTTATAATATAGATTTAGATAATTTTGAATCACAAAAATGGATACATTTAGTTATTACTGTAAATAATAAACATGTAAATGTGTTTAAAAATGGAATATTAGTATCTTCAAAAAAATTACTTAATCCAAATTTAAAAAATTATAAACCAATGTCTATTGGTGAAAAATATAATAATTTTAATGGTTATATAGGTCGTATTGATTACTATAATTATGATTTATCAAAAGATAGAATTAATAAATTATATCATAAATATTTAAATTATCATCCAAATACATTAATGTCATATGAAAATTATGAATATTTGAAAAAAGATAAAGAAGAAAATAAAATAAATTTAGATAAATATAAAAATATTTTCGTATAAATTTATTTTATATATATATTATAAATGACTTATAAAAATAATATTAATTCACAATTAAATAAATTAATTAGTTCAAAAAATAATAGAAAAAATACCTATTATAATAAAAGTTCTAGTAGTAATGTTTTTGTAATAATAGGTATTATTTTATTATTAGTTGTAATATGTGTTTTGGGATATTTTTTGTATAATTATTTTAGTAAGGTTAGAAAACAAATGTCTAAATCAAAATTACTTGTTCCATATATTAGAGATGCTACTATATATAAAAGATTTACTAATAGTTCTATTCCACAATCTATTTCAGGAAATGAGTATAATATAAACATGTGGTTATATGTGAATACATATTCTTATAGATTAAATGAAGATAAATGTATATTATTTAAAGGCGATATTGCTAATTCAATCATTAATGATATAGATGATGTAGTGAATGAAAATGCTAATCCAAGTATTTGGTTAAAAAAAGGTGAAAATACATTAGTAGTTAAAGTTGGATTAGATACATTATTAGATAATAATGGTGGTTCTAAAACAGATACATGCGAATTTAAAAATTTGCCATTACAAAAATGGGTAAATGTAAATGTATCGATGCGTAATAATGTACTTGATATTTTTATTGATGGAAGTTTAGTAAAGAGTTGTATATTAAAAGGATCACCTACTATAAATTCTGGGGATATACATTTATGTAAACAAGGTTCTGAAGGTTATGGATTTAGTGGATATATATCAAGATTAGAATACACAAATAAAGCACTAGATTATGATAAAATAATAGATAATTATAAAAAGGGTCCGGTTGTAAATATAGATAATGGATTTTTTAATTTAAATTTATAGAATTAATATATTTATTTATATTATAATATGAATCAAATGAATATAAATAATCCAATAATATTACAAATAATATCTATAATAGTTATATTATTAATTATTGTTGTTATAATGTTTGGAATAAGTAAATTAACAGAATATATGTTTTATAGTAAAAATAATAGTCCTTGGATTTTAGAAGGTAGTGTTAATGGTAAAAATAGTAAACAAATTATTCAAGATCCAAAAAATGAAAATTCTATAACATTATATAGATCTGATAATCAAGAAGGAGGCGCTGTTTTTTCATATAGTTTTTGGTTTGTTATTGAAAATATGCAATATAAATACGGTGAATGGAAACATATGTTCCATAAAGGTAATAAATCATCAAATCCTAATAGAGCACCTGGTGTTTGGATACATCCTGATAAAAATATAATACGAATTTATATGAATACATATAAAAAAATATATGAATATTTAGATATAGATAATATTCCTATAAAAAAATGGGTTCATTGTGTAATAGTTCTTAATGGTATATATTTAGATGTATATATAAATGGACATCTTAAATCTAGAAAAAAATTAGATGGTATGCCTAAACAAAATTTTGGTGATTTATGGTTAAGTTTGTATGGTGGATTTGATGGATATATATCTAATATGAGATATTTTAGAAAAGCATTAAAATATTATGAAATAGAAGATATAACTAAAAATGGACCATCAAATCAAGAATGTTTAGATTCAGGAAATTTACCACCTTATTTACATGACAACTGGTGGTATGATTTTTAATTTATTATTTATATGATGAATATCTTTTGATAATAATTGAATATTTTCTTGTGTATTTTCTTCTAATATATTTATTTTTGAATCAAATAACTCAAGTTTATTTGTTATTTTATCTAATTTATCATTTAATTCAATAAAATCTAAATTATTATAAAGATTAATACTTGAATATGGATCATTATTTTGTAAAGGTTCCAACAATGACTTATTATAAATTACATTTTGTTTTCCTTTACATGTATCAAAAATATTACCCATTATATTATATATTTATTATATATTTATTATTATATATATTAATAAATTTAATTAAACTTTATAATTAATATTTAAAAGAAAAATATATATTATTATTAATTATGACTGTTGGATCATTATATCAAATTAATAATTTAAACAAAAATATAACCAATAATTTTTTAGAATCAAATCCACAAATATCATTTTATAAAATAGTTTATAGAAAACATAGTAGATTTGCTATGGAAAATATACAATTTGATAATTTATCAAGACACACATTAGATTATGATGATAATGTTATTATAAAATGTGATATTCCAAGAAATGGAGATTTACTAAAATCACTCTATTTTACATTTGAATTACCCAATATTTATTCAGGAAAGAAAACTACAAATAATATTAATAGTAATTATGAATTTAAATGGATAAAAAATATTGGAATAAATATTTTTAATCATATCAAATTAAAATTTAATGAACAAGAAATTGATAAATTATACACTGATTATTTAAATATTTGGAAAGAATTAAATTTAGAAGGAGCTGAAAAAGATATGTTTAACGAAAATATAGGACATATACCTGAATTATATGATCCTAAAAATAGTCCAGGACAAAATGGAAATTATCCTCATATAACTAATAATGATCAGTATGATAAATATATAGGTAAAAATATAGAATTAAATGGTAATAAAATAGTATTTAATAATTCTAATATTATGGAAAATACAACAGATAATTATAGTGATTCTATATTTCCATCTATATTAGGTAGAAAAATTAAAGTTCCCTTATCATTTTATTTTTGTAATAATTCAGGATTAGCAATTCCTTTAATAGCTTTACAATATACGACAATCAGTTTAGAATTTGAAATGAAAAAATTTCAAGATTTATATACAATTATAGATACTAAATATACCGAATCTTCAAAATCATTTAATAAAAGAATAAAACCTGGAAGTGACGATCATCATCAAATAAATAATTTTACAAATAATTTTAATTATAATATAAAACCTAATGTAGAAGGTGAATATATATTTTTAGATACAGATGAAAGGAATAGATTTTCTAAATATGATCATGAATATTTAATAGAACAAACAAAAATAACAAATAAAGATGGATTAGAAATAAAAAATAATAAACAAGAAACAAATACTAAAATTATTGGATTTAATCCGATAAAATATTTAATATGGGTTGTTAAAAGAGATGATTTTAAACATATTAATGAATGGAGTAATTATACAAATTGGATTAATCCAGATATTCCACCATATTCAAATGAATATATATATTCTGAACAGTTTTACAATTTAAAATCTACAAAACATGTTTTCTATAATCCAAATATAGCAACTCATAAAAATCTATATAATATAGCAAATTTAAAAAAAAATATTTTAACAAATGTTAAATTAGAGTTTGATGGAAATATCCGTATAGATAAAGATGGAGATTATTTTAGTAAACAACAAATATATCAACATTTTAAAAAAAATACAAATGGTATATATGTATATTCATTTTCATTAAATCCTTTAGAATTTCAACCATCTGGGTCTTGTAATTTTACAAATATTCACACAGCTAAAATGTATTTTAAAAAGGATTTACACACTGATAATTTTAATGAACATAATTATAAAGCATACATCTATTTAATAAGTTATAATATACTTGTTATAAAAAGTGGTCAAGGAGGTTTAAAATTTGTTAATTAATATATTGTTTAATATTAATGTATAAAACTAAAAAAAAAATTAGTTTAAAAAAAAAAAAAAAAAAAAAAAAAAAAAAAAATATTAAAAAAAAAAAAAAAAAAAAAAAAAATAAAAATATTAAAAAATAAAATATTAAAAAATAAAATATTAAAAAATAAAATATTAAAAAATAAAA